TTGTCCGATTACATTCAAGACTTAGCTGACGAATTATCTGATGTTGCAGCTCGAATTGAACTTGGCGATTTTGGTCTTGATGAGAGTTTAAAAAAAAACCTAACTGAAGCGTTAGAAGACCAGTATGAAGACTTATATGATCAAATTTATTGTAATTTGACTATGAGTGGTAGCCCTACAATAAGTAGTGTTATTAAGGGTGTTTATCCCCCAGATAGAATTGGTGTTGACTACACTTCAAAACCAGGCAAATATGGAATCGTTGTAACAGCTGATAAACCTGAAAAGCTTGACAAAGCGAGAAAAGTTGCTGAGCTATTTTCCTACAATCTAGAAAAAGCTGGTAGATCAGGTGAACTTGAAACAAAACATTCTTCTTTTAGTAAAACTGTAAGAACAAAAGACGGTGAAGAAGAAGTTAAAAGATATCAGTTCACGATATTTGTCCCAGAAGACGCTAAGGTAATCAAGTTCGATAAGCCGATTAAAGAAGACTTAGAAGGTGAAAAAGAAGAATTAGAAGCCATACCGGACACACCAACCACACCTGATGAATTCGGTGCAGCTAGTTTGATAAACGCTCTGATTCAAGACGAATGGCAAGCAATTCAAGGATATAATGACGCGATCGCAACTTTAAGTACAACCGATATCGATACTGACATCATAAACATATTTAAGGATATCGCGAACGAAGAAAATATTCATATAGGTCAATTACAAAAAGCTTTAGAGATGGTTTCGCCAAATGTTTCTTCTATTAGCGAAGGTGAACAAGAAGGTGCCGAGCAACTAGAAGAACCAGATACAGATATGTGAGGATAAGCTATGTTAACTTATAGTGAGAGATTTAATATCTCAATGACTGTAATTGGTTATATCGCTTTTATAGCTTCGTTGATAATATTAGCTTTTGTATTAGCTAATATTGTAATTCTCATTATTAAAGCGGTTATAAGTAACATAAAAGACTATCAAGACGAGAAATTATCAGAAGAACTAAATCATATAGATGATGATTATTTATTAGAAAAAGAAATAATCGTTATTGATGATAAGCTAATAGAGTTAACCCCTGTTGATATAATCTTAAAAGAACTTGATAGAGTAAATATATGGTAAGTAAATTAGGGCGTTGAGATATACGCCCTTTTCTTTTAGTACTAATTATTATATAGATTTTATTATTATAAGATTAGCGCTAAATTTGTATGTAATAAATTAATGAGGATTAATAATGAGTAATTGTGATAATATGTTTACTAATTACAATTATATTAATGATAATGTAATCCCCAATAATAACCCTAAAAAAACATGTTCATGTAGCTATAAAGAACCATTCGCTAATTATAACGCTAAAGGTGATATAATTGGATATTATTGGTATTATGGTAATACAGTAACGTTAGATTTTAACATAACAGGTGAAGTTGTTATTGAGGATGGATCGATTGTTTATAAGGTATCTGGTGATAAGCCAGATGAGTCGACTATTGGCGTTATCGATCAAAAAGCCTATAATATAATTGACTTAAAAGCTTGGTCATGTGTTGCTATTGAAGAAGTAGATAACAGCACTGTCTATACTTGGGTTGAGATCCCATTTGATAGTAGCGCTGTTGGTAAATCTGTTTATATATCAGCCAAGGATTATTTAAGTGATAAGAAAATAAAAGTACAGCTTTATGATTTTCAACACCAACCAATTCGAGATGATGATGGTAAATTTATTGAGAGCACAGAGAAAATATTTAATGGTGCTGTAAATATTTACTTTAACATAGACGCTGATTTATCAAATAAGCTACATAGAGGGACTTATTATTGTGAAGTCTTAGTTTTTGATAAGAATGATAATTATATCCAGACGATTTTCAATCAAAACGATCTCGTATTCGATATAAGATAAGAGGGATAAAAAATGCCAACAATTAAATTAAACGCACATTTAAGTGCAATATTAAAAAGCGCCCCTTATGTAACTGACGCACCAAAAGATAATCTCATTTATGGTAGACAAAATGGTGAATGGGTCGAAGTTCAAGACGAGATAAAAACAGCTAATAGTGAGACAGTCAGATTAGATTTTAGTGAAGACGCTGAGTTATCAGCTCATGTCTTAAAGACACCAGGTAGTCTTATTATTGAGCAGTCAGATAGCACCGAGCAAACACGTTTTGATGGGTCAGAAGAAGTGGTGTTCAAGTTACCGTTAGCTTCTGTTGATAAAGCCGGTGAAGTTAAAAAAGCCGCACCTGTTAGAGACAGTAAAGCGATAACATTAGAGACATTAGTCAAGGATTATAATAAGTTACTTCAAGCGTTGCGTGACGCTGGTATAATAGATGTTGAAGCTGTTCATTATAATTGGGTAACATATGATGGTGAACATCTCGTTGCGTATGGTGATGACGCTTCAAACTTAATAGTATATTAAATAGAGGAATAAAAATACATGAGTGAATTAATTACAACATTACATCCACAAGATGATAATTCAGTTAATCTGTACCCTAATGTAAAATTAGAAAATATTATTGATGGTACAGCTGAGGATGCTGGTAAGTTTGTAAAAGTTAACGAAGAAGGTAAATTTATAGTTGATACTGTCAATATACCTGAGCCACAACAAGTTAATAACAGCACAGTCACAATCAAACAAGGCGGTGTCGATAAAGGTTCGTTCACATTGAACCAAGCTGAAGACGCTACTATTGAGCTTGACGCTGGTGGTGGCTCGAATATGTACGCTACAAGTTCGGCGATATCGAAAGGTGTACCAGCCCATAAAGAAGCAGCTGCTCCGATTCAAGTCGGTGATACTATTAGTCAGCTTTATTTCAATACGCAGCCGGATATTGGTGATTATTTAGCTGATGTTGTTGATTGGGGTAATGGTAATAAAATAATAAATATGGATGGTACATTAATATATCCATTACTTACCGGTGTGGGCGATGAGAATGTAGCCGGATTTAGAGAGTTAAAGACGAATGATTGTATATCTGGTCTTAAAATAAAAGCGGATTATGAACCTGGTGACGGTAAAGTCGATCCTGAGTTGAATAACTGGTTAGCTAATGCTTTAGTTTTTAATACTTCTGTAGATTTATTCACGGCAAGTCGTCTTAATGGTGATCGCAATCTTAGTGTGAGTTTAATAGCAGCTAAGTCTGGCGCTGAGTATACATTAGATATACAGAATGAAGAGATACAGAATGCAGGTGGTTCTTCAACTTCGACAACTCGAATATATTCATCTAAAAATGGGTTTACAAGTACATCCAGTTGGGATTCATCTAAGCATGCATATGAACTAGCGGGTAATAAAGAACTATTTATTACCGAGATAAATGAAACTGAAAGCGCTAACTGGAATGGTGTATTCTTTGGTGCTGTAAGTAATTTAGGTGAAATAATATTATCAGTGATTAAGATTGCTGATTCTTCCTATACGCCTGGTGGCATGTATATGCTTACGTCGAATGGTCTCTCTGTCATCTCTTCAAACTATGCCCTGCTCAACAGCTTATACTATGTTAGCGCACCATTTCCTGGACCTGATAGTAGTGTAATTAAAAGTGGTTGGCACGTAACTGCGGATCAGGTTGTAACTTTAAGTGGACCTAAAAAAGTAACGTCGGTAAATAGCGCTGTTTCTAAAATAGCTTCAAGCGAGGTTAATTGGGTGTCTGTACCAGAAGTATTTGGTAGTATATATCAGGATGATATTTTAGGAACAGATGAAGTTAAAATCAATGATATTTTAGTCGATACTATTGGTACATTAGGTAAGGTTAAAGAATTCTCAGAAGAGTCATTTAAAAATCAACATCCAGCGAATCCATTTGCTGTTGGTGATGAGATACCTGCAAATAGTTACATTTATATCGATACGTCAATAACACCTGATTTATCGAAAATTGATTGGAGCGGATTCGTTTCATATGGTGGCAGTGGACTTTCTCCGCTAGTGCCATTGGGATATTTCCAACTCTGGAATTTTACGCAATCTATGGCTGTGATTGCGTTTGGTATTAAATTAAATAAGCCTATATACATATTGATGATAGGTGAAGATATATTATATTTTCAAGTTGATCCATCAGATGTCGATAAATTAGCAGGCATTTCTTTAACTGAAGATCTTGGTGGGGATATGAATACATGGATCTTTCATTCAGAACAAGTCACGCATGAGGGTTCTATATTCAAAGTACCCCTTGGTAACTCTGAAGCTGTTACTTTAACGGATATCAGTGATCAGGATGTTTGGGGCGCTTTCATTTCAAAAGACGGCAGATGGGTAGAAGATACACCGATTTCAAGAACTAATGTAAGATGTGAAACTTTGAGAAGATTACCAACAAATTACGAGAATCTTGATGGTATACCAATTCTTAAATTAGATTATATAATAGGCGAGACTGAGGGTTATGAATTTATACCTGGAAATTACGAAAATAAATATATTCAAGATCCTACTGGTATTATTTACTTCTGCGATGGGCAAAAATTATATCAATTAACAGGTAGTGGATTCACAGTTAGAGTTACCGGGCAGAATGGTCTACGGACTTTTAATACATCTGCAAGCGATAACAGCTACTCAACAGATATCGGCTTAGAGACTACTAACTTAGGTCAGTATTCACAAACAGAGGGTGATCAAGTATTTGGTAGGCGTTCAGGTAAATATGGCTGGATAAATCTTCCAAGTCAATCTAGTGGTGTTACTGATGTGACTGGATCTGGCGCGGTTACAGTAACTCAAAATGGTGATGGTAGAGAGGTAAGCTTAAAAGAGCAGTTTAATGATTATTTTACTTCAAATGATTGCCAAGTCTATACAAAAAGATCAAGTGGTCAATTTGGGTGGACATCAATGGGTCAAGGATCAGTACCTAATGACTCAATATTAGAAGGAACAGGTATAAAAATAGACGCACCATATGCCTATAGCCATAGAATAAGTTTATCACAGGATGTCCAAGATTCACTTGCAAAAGCGAATTCAGCCCTTCAAGAAAGCGCTTTAAGTGGATACGCAACAACAAGTCAAGTCGACGCAAAATATACGAAACCAGCAGCAGGCATCCCAGAAACTGATTTATCAGTGGATATTCAGAGTGCTTTAACTAAAGCTAATTCTTCAATTAGTGGTGTTAAAGTTAATGGTACACAAGTAACTGTTACTGATGGTGTCGCCGATATTGGTACTGTTATTACAGCACATCAAAGCCTTGATGGCAAGCAAGATAAACTTAATGATGCGCAACTTACGGCGGTCAATTCTGGTATCACATCAGGCAAAGTTTCAACTTACGATGGTTACGCAACTTCAATCCAAACATTAACAACAAACTTAAGTAGTTCTGACGCTAAGATTACTCAAAATACAGCAGATATCACTGAATTAAAGACAAAGACAGTTAAAAAAGCTGATATGAAAGGCTTAGAGTTGCCTGATTTACCATCAGCTGATGGTAATTACGCTTTAACTTGTACTATAACAGGTGGCGTGCCGACATTTGCTTGGACAATTGCGGGTTAACCAATACTTAAAATAAATAATTTACTTAAAGCACGTACTTAATTGTATGTGCTTTTCTTTTTCTAAATCCTGTATTATATAACGATAACTAATAAATAAGGATATAATTAAATGAATTCGCCTATTGATATAGTTGTTACATGGGTAGATAATACTTTACCTGAATGGCAACAAGAATATTTATATTGGAAAAAAATTGAGATTGAGAGAGGCACGCAAAAACCAAGCCATGGTGACGCTTTTTCTGAGACCCGCTATCGTAGTTGGAATGTTTTTAAGTATTGGTTTAGGGGTGTTGCTGAAAATTGCCCCTGGGTGAATAAAGTTTTTCTTATTGTAGAGAATAAGAAACACGTACCTGATTGGCTTGATCAAAACTGTGAAAAACTAAGAATAGTAGAACACAAAGAATTTATTCCAGAAGGATTATTACCTCTATTTAATGGCCCAGTTATTGATTTATGGTATAGTAGGATACCCGATTTATCTGATAATTTCATTATTTGTGATGATGATTTTTATTTTATGAATCCTGTCCCTGATAATTTTTTCTTCGATAATGATATACCAAAGGGACCTATTTACAAAGAAACATTCAAACAAAATCCTGACTTGACTTTTATACCAAAAATAAACTTTTTCTTAACTACCTGGATGAGAACACGCTATAACTCAGCTGAATGTGCGTGCAGATATTCTGGGGTTAAGGGCTATATGTTAACTTATTCGCATCTACCTGAAGCGCGTAAGAAAAGCTTTGAACAAAAATGGATGGTTGATATGTATGATGAATTATATGAAAAATCAGCCATAAGTCATTTTAGACATGATGATAATATACTTGGTAATGTGTTTTTAGATTTACCTAAGTTATTGGGCTTGACACAAAATAACCCCGATTTTATGACTAACTCTAAATACTTACCTTTAATACCTAGCAAATCAGCTGATATAGTTAACGCGATACTATCAAAAAATATATGCTAGTATGTCTTAACGATACAGCAGCAGAACATCCAGAACTACTTAATTTATTAGTTATAAAAATGTTTGAAGAAAAATTTCCAAATAAATGTTATTTTGAGAGGTAATAAGTGCAAGCTTTAATATTAGCGGCTGGTAAAGGATCTAGACTTGGTTCTTTAACAGAAAATAAACCAAAATGTATGATTGATGTCGCGGGTAAATCCATTATTGATAGAACCGTCGAGAGTCTTATAAGTAATAATATTAATCATATTATTATCGTTATCGGTTACCTTGGAAATATTCTTAGCGAATACTTGACAAATAAGTATCCAGCTGTTGATTTTGTCTTTATTGATGAGTCTAAGCTTATATCAGAACAACATAATAATATTTATTCTTTTCTTGTAGCTAAAGACGAATTAGTCAAGGATGATACTCTTGTTATCGAGTCAGATATTTTATTCAAGTCTGAACTTATAGCAGGTTTAGTTGATAACATTATTCCAAACCAAGCTGTTATCTCATACTTTGAAGATTATATGAATGGTAGTTGTGTCGCTTTGGATGAAAATAATCATATAACAACGCTTGTAAATCTCAGTAAATATGAGAAAACAAACCTATATAAAACAGTAAATATTTACAAATTCAGCAAAGACTTTTTAGCTGATACCTATATACCTTACTGTGAGACCTATATGAATACTTTTGGTCTTGATTGTTACTATGAAGAACCTTTGGATATACTAGTTAAAAACAGTAATTTGATTGGTTATGTAATTAACAGTAAGGATTGGTTTGAAGTAGACACTCAAGAAGATCTTGATATAGCTAATATTTTATTCGCTAACCCAGAAGACAAATATACCAAACTAGTAAGCTGGTATGGTGGCTATCATAAAATTCCAAACTTAGTTGATTGCTGCTATCTGACAAATCCGTTCTTTAACTTAGAATCAATACTATACAGATTGGACATATCGAAGCTTATTAGAGATTATCCAGCTGGTAGTAATCGTTCTATAACACATTTAAGTAGATTCTATAATATACCTGAGACATACTTAGCTGTAGGTAATGGCGCTACTGAGTTAATTAAAGCTTTAGGTAAATATTTTGGTGATAAGTCAGCTGAGATCAATAGTCCTACTTTTAATGAGTATTATCGCTTCTTTAATATCGATAATAATTGCGAACAAGAAGTTAAAATAATAGTCAATCCAAATAATCCAACTGGGTGGATAAGTAAAGAAGAAGTATTCACCAGTCTTGATAATAGTAAGAAAAATAATCAATTTATAATAGTCGATGAATCCTTTATGGATTTTGTTCCAAAAGATAAGCGCTTTTCTTTAATGGATAAGAATATACTTAATACTTATCCAAATTTAATTGTACTTAAATCATTAGGTAAAAGTTTTGGCTTGAATGGATTAAGAATCGGTTTAATCGCTACCAGTAATGTCCAGTTAATAGAATCTATTAAGAATATCTTACCTAGCTGGAATATCAATAGCGCAACTGAAGAGATCTTGGCGAGACTTTATTTAGAAAAAGATAATTATGAGTGTAGCTTAGAGTTGGTTGCAAATGAAGCTCAACGAATAGTAGATACGCTTACAAATAGTGATGAGTTTGGTTTCGATAAGGTTAATTGGAACGGGACTAACTTCATTACAGCTCGCTTAAAGGCTATATCAGCACATAAGTTTTGTGTAGACATGTTAGATAAGTACATGATTATTTTCAAGGATTTAGAAAATAAGTTAGGTAAGGGTTGGATTCGTATTTCTATAAATACTAAAGCTGATAATGATTATGTGCTAAATTCGATTAGAGATTATATACAGTCAAATAATCAATGCTAAATTATATGTATAACTAGTAAGGAAAATACTGATGTTTAATATAAGTAATAACGGAATTATAACAGTAAGTCGTGGTGATAATTTTACAGTACCACTTTTCATTAATCAAGGTACTGAGCTTAATCCTATACGATTCACGATTGGTGAGAACTGTGAGGTCTATTTAGGTATAATGGAACCAAATCAGAAATTCGAAGACGCGTTGATTAAAAAGCGTTACACTACGAAAAGTCTAAACAAGAATGGTGACATAGTAGTAAGTATAAAACACCAAGATACTGCTTGTTTAGTTCCTGGTAAATACTTCTATGAATTTAAACTTAGAGCTTTAAATCCAGATACAAACGAGTATGAAATTAATACTATAATACCTAAAAAAGAATTCAATATAATTTAATATGAGTTTAATAGATAATGATTTTTACCTATATGAGGTTGCTGAAGAAGAACTACCTAATCAAGTAGATGATAAGTATGAGGACGATGAAGATGATTCGTTCTCTGCTTCCTATTCTTACAAGGACAGTTCTGAAGACAGCTGGGATGAAGAAGGCTGTGAAGAAGGCTACTTTTTATATGGTAAATTAAACAAAGAAGTTGAAAAACTTACTTACACAGGTACTTCTACTGAGACAGCTGATACTGTTGTCGATGACTTCACTTCGACGATAGCGGTCAATGTAAAACAGTCACCTAAAGACCTTAGTAGGGCTTATATCGATAAAAAAACAAATGAGATTGTTTTCATAGCTCGCGACGGTTCTGAGATAAGTAGAACACAATTATCGCCTTTTGTTCAAGAACAAAGTGATTTAGGTGAGACAGATCCGAGTTCAGAGACATTTGTAAAAGGTAAGAAAACAAGTAACTTAGAGAATGATGGTCCACCAGGTCAAGATCCAAGCTTACCACCAGATAGATACGTAACAGAATCGCAAATAGCGGGAATATCAAGTGATAAGACGTTCGTTTTTACTCAGCGAGCTTCTTCTAAGACTTGGGTAATAGCACATGATCTAGACAAGTATCCAAGTACAGTTATCGTCGATAGCGCTAATAATAACGTTTATGGCGGTCAAGTACATTATATAGATAGAAACAATTTAGAAATATCATTTAGTTCCGCATTTAGCGGGATCGCGTATTTAAATTAACACAAGGAAAATATAAAGTATGAAATTTGTAAGTAATATTGATTTACAAAAGAATGAATTACAGAATGCTGTAATACAAAATTTACCTTCAGATCCAAGTACTGATGTAAGTAAAGAAGGTCAAGTTTACTATAATACAACTGACCAGAAATTAAAACAATTTAACGGTACGGAATGGATAGTAGTTGGTAAGGATTTTACAGTAACAGATGGGAATGGCTTAACTAGTACAGCTACTGGGGATACAAGTACTCAAATATCATTAGGTACACCGTCAAGTATCACTAATACATCTGATAACTCAACCACTGAATCATCCCATACCCACAAAATAGAGTTTACACCAGTAACAAGCCCGATAGCTTCTGGTACAAGTACTTCGTTTATCGATACTGTAAGCCAAAGTGCAAATGGTAGGATTTCGGCAACAAAGAAAAATTTACCTGAAGCTTCTACAGCTACAAAAGGTATTGTTCAGTTAGCGTCTGACACTGAAGCAACAACAGGTACTGACACGACAAAAGCTGTAACACCAGCGCAATTAAAGTCCGCTAAGGAATCAGCGATTAGTCAAGCTAAAGTAACTATTACTGTTGATAATGGCTTATCAGGTGGTGGTACAGGCAACGCTATAACAATTAGCGGTGTTGACGCGTCAGCTACTGCAAAAGGTGTTGTTCAATTAGCTGAGGATACAGATACTATAAGTACAACAAAAGTTGTAACAGCAGCCCAATTAGAGGCAGCTAAACAAGCAGCTATCAAAGCAGCTAAAGTTACAGTAACAGCTGGTAATGGTTTAGCTGGTGGCGGTACAGGTAATGCAATCACATTAACCTTAGCTACACCTAATACTGTAAGCACTTCATCGAAAAACGAAGTAACGGCGTCAGGACACACCCACGCTTTGACATTACCAGCAGCAAGCGAGACTGTTGCAGGTGTTGTAAAACGTGCAAACAACTCAGATATCACAGCCGGTACTGACACAGAAAAATTTGTTACCCCAGCTCAATTAAAGACTGTTGCAGACGGTAAAGTCACAGCTAATCAAGCTATAACAGGTGCTACACATACTAAAATCACCTATGATAGTAAAGGATTAGTTACTGGTGGTTCAGATTTAACTGCAGCTGATATCCCCAATTTAAGCGCTACTTACACACCATTAGCTAATACCAATAAAGATGTAGTTACAGCTGTTGCGATACCAGCAGCAGGTGGTACAGCAGAGAAACCATCAGATACTGTCAAGATAAATGTAACTACAACAAATATTAATTCTGGCGAATCAACAACAGTAGGCACAAACATTGCGTTAGCTAATGAAAATAATGCAGGTTTAATGTCTTATAGTGATAAGCGTAATATTTCAAGCTTACAACAAAGAGTTGGCCAATTAGAAAACAGTAACATTAGATTACAATACACAGCTAAACCTAATCCAACAAAAGATGAAATTGCCGCATTCGTTGTTGCTGCGGGTTATAATGATCAAAAAGGTATTACAGTTGTTGTTCAAGAAACTGGACATAACTGGCATTTTTACAATAATACAGGTTGGCAAGATGGTGGTGTCGTAGGTGTAAGTGAATTTACTAATGACACAGCTGGTATTATTAAAGGTGTTGCTCAAGAAGGTAAGATCTACGCTGAAGGTGGTGGTGTTGGTTCTGTTTACGGTTGGGATAACTTAAAGACATTAGTAAACAGCAAATTAACTGCTAATACGAACATTGCCGCAGCTACAGACTTTAGTTTAGTTAAGTATGATGCTAAAGGATTAGTAACAACAGGTAAAGCACCAGCTACTTTAACAGTTAATGGCACAGCTTATGATCCAAAAGGTAATAACGTAAGTGTAACCACATTACAGAAAAAAGTTCAAGCAATTACTGGTGATGGGGTTCAAGCAACATTTACTGTCGCTCACACATTTGGCTTAGATGTTACATGCCAAGTGTTCTTAAAAGGACAAGATGGTAGTAACACTGTTTATGAGCTTGTTATGGTTGATATGTTATTATCAAATAACAGCGTTAAGATCGCCTTTGCACAAGCACCAGCGAGAGGCCAAGAATTCAAGGTAGTAATAACAGGTTAATTTTAAAAAATACCGACATGAAGTCCCTGTATATATATATGCGTAAAATATATACGGGGATTAATTTTATCTATTTAATATAATGAAAAATTTTGGTAAAACAACTGATATTAGAGACATTATAACAGTAGGGTATGAAGCAGATAATGCAGTATTATACTCTACATCTCAGTCTCTAACTAATGACCAAAAAATCCAAGCTAGAGCAAATATCGGTGCTGGTACAAGTAACTTTGACGGTGATTATAAGAGTTTAGCTAACAAGCCTACTATACCCACAAAGACAAGTCAGCTTGAGAATAACAGTAACTTCGCAACAACATCACAAGTTGAAGCAAAGTATGCAAAACCAACAGGTGGTATACCAAAGACTGATCTAGCTACAGCTGTTCAAAATAGTTTAACCGCAGCTGATAACGCAGTAAAATATACAAGCCAATCGCTTACTGACGCACAAAAAGAACAAGCGAGAAAGAACATTGGCGCGGGTACTAGTAGCTTCAGTGGTAATTATAAAGACTTAGCAGATAAGCCAGATATTCCACCTGAGGTTTCTATAGTCCAATCTATTGGTGAATCAACATCAGCAGTAATGAGCCAAAAAGCGACGACTGACGCCGTTAATGGTAGACTAAGTAAAACAGATAATGTAAATATAGAAGTCTTAGGCACGAAAAAAGCTACAACAACATTGGGCGGCAATCAGTTATATGCACCAAGTGGGGTTATTTTTGGTGGTACAGACGCAGCTGCAGGCTTAGTAACTAGGGGCATTTGTGGTGTAACTACGCCATCAGATGGCGGCGCCTGTTCAAAAGAAAACCTTTACATAAACTATGATGGTAATAATGATTTTAATGCAGGTCGTCAAGTTGTCCTCAGCGCAGGTACAGTAGGTAACCATTTAGGTTCAAATATGTACCAATATACGGTGCCGAGAGGTGAGATTGTTAAGAACTGGGTTGAAGCAAAAGGTTATGCAACAACAAGCCAAGTTGATGCAAAACAAGACGCAATCACGGCTTCTAACAAGTTGAGTGCTTCATTGGTTTCTGGACTTGCAACTGTTGCGATTTCTGGTTCGTATGATGACTTAGCGAATACGCAGAGCGTAGTGACCACCGACACAGTGCAAACTATTACTTCTAAAAAGACTTTCAATGGGGAAGTCAAGTTTGGCAATACGGAAAACTTTCAAGGCTATTATATAAAGCGAATGATTGGCAGTCTTGGTGCAGGAACTGCATACGCAAACCTAGATTCTTCATATAAAGATGGTACTTGGCATAGAATGTGGAGATTGCGTTTTCCAAAGGATTCGAGTTTTTGGGGTAAGATTAAAATCACTCTTTATGGCGGTTATTCGAGTTTTAATGCAAGCGGTGTGATGTCTAAATCTATCACTTGCAATTTCAACACAAGCAGCATATATAACAATGTAGGTTGTTATGACGGGCTTGGAGTTAATGTTGAGCAAGATTTCCGTATAAGCGAGGCGATTTGGAATGCTGCTGCGGGTGCTTGGGAAGTTCTTATTTGGCAAAAGAACCTTAGCGGTAACAACTCGCCTACGATTATGCTTGAATGTTGGACAACGAACATCCTGAATTATATCAATGCTTTCAACGGTATTGCGGCGCAAACAGTAGAATTAACACGATCAACATCTTATTCGGCGCAGAGAGCAAGTTCAACAGGTGGCACGAAAACTGTCACGTGGGCAACACTTCCAATTTATGAGAACCCACTCGGCGAAGAAATCGCTACCGTCGCAATGCTTGAAGATCCAAACACACATTATACCAATTATTTGCAAATTAAGGGAAATAATACTGAAGCGGTTAAATTTACACAAAACGCAGATAAAACTCTAAACTTCAAACCCGGTGCTAATGTTTCTATTTCAGCGGCTTCAGGTGAAATTACAATTAGTTCTACTGATACCAATACAGCTACTGCAGCAGATAATATTTTAGATGGTTCAAATAACGGAACACAAATTACATATGCTCCATATACTTCTCAACAATCGAAGTTATCGTTTGATACATCTACTACAAATCCAACAAGAACGGATAGATTAAACTTAAATGGTTATCTATATGCTACAAAGTTATATAGCGGTGGAAAAGAGGTATTCACAAGCCATCAAAGCATTAAAAAATTAAATACTAATAATACGTTGCCATATGACGTCGATTCAAATGAATCAATTACAGGCGAAGGTACAATAAATCTTCATAAAATTGCGAAAACTGGCTTATATGACGATTTACGTAATAAACCATCTAATGCAACTCAATCTATTGCGGGTTTGATGAGTGCCGCGGATAAGGAAAAGCTAGATGGTATTGCAACAGGTGCGAATGCATATGTATTGCCATCAGCAAATCCAGATAGATTGGGTGGAATAAAAATAAGTTTCTCAAACGGCGTATTAAGGATCACTACCTAACAGGAGCACCATAATGTCATTAAACTTCGGTACAAGCACGGTTAATGCCGTCAAATATAAGGAAAACGATGTAGAACATGATGTAAAACAAATTGTGTTCAATGGTTCAAGTGCTTGGGCAAAACCTTATACACTTTCTATTTCAAAAGGAACTGGTGTTGCTTCAGTTACGGTTTCAAGAACATCGACTCTTGAGCCGACTGCGAGTACAGGCTCGATTTCGGCAGGCGATACTATTTTCTACGGAGATAAATTATCAGTTTCTGCAACAGCAAGTACAGGTTATTTGCTTAATAGCTATACGACATCATATACTGTTTCTGGTAATACCCCTGTAATTGTTACCGCAACAGCGTTGACTAAAATAACATTAACGAAGAATACACATGTTAAAACCATTAGTCTTAGATATATAGATGGTTATACTGAGACAAGCAAGACTGTTACTGCCGCGGGTACATATTACGCTAAAAATGGTTCTGATTATTCTTGGTCAGCAACTGCCGATGACTATTGCTATATGACAAACGATAGCGCTGGAGGCGGTATACTATCAGGTGATATCACGATTTCACCCAAAGCAGACTATGGTTATTACACTGTAAGTTTGAGTGCAATTACGAATGCAACTGCATATGTTAATACATCTGCTTCTAATTATGCTAGTAGTGTTACTGCTCAATATGGCTCTACGATTTATGTACAAGTTAAGCCAAACAATTGTTATATTTACACGATTAATAATACAAATTATACTCCATCTTCGCCATATACAACAAGTTATGTACTGAACTCAACAAACTTTAATTTGAGTTCAACAACACCAGCGGCATCTCCAACAGCGAGCAATATACCTACTGCAAAAAAGAGTATCGGTGGAGCTGCAAGCGCAGCTTATTACAAAGTAACATTAACTGTTACAAACGGTACGGTTAAACGCGGAGCTACTACAACAATTCAATATGGCAGTGCGATATCATATAGAGCTAAAGGTAATAGTAAATATTACTATGTTAATAAAACAACTGGCGGTTATGGTGATACAGGTTATACAACAACTTATACCCCAACCTCAAGTGTTCTTCCTGCAGATGGCGGCGCCACCTCGGCTACTGCAGTTGCATTCACTTATAATGTTGGTTCGTGTACAGCATACAAAACATATACTATTAAGACGACAAGAAAATCGTGTGAAGGGTATACATTTGTTAAATCGACGCATGCTTTGGGTGAGGGATCATACACATCAAAATCAGATTCTGGTTACACATATACTGTGTATGAAACAGACAGTTTTCATTCTTATGCATATGCATCGAATGCTATGGGCAAATATAAGCTTACGGCACATAGCTGTACAAACAATGGTGTGACAGTATTGCCTTCACGCTATCAATATCTAACTGTTTCTGGCTCTGGTAGCAATACTTCTTGGACTACTACAACTTCATCTACAGCATCTACGGGAATAAAACATAGAGTAGATTTCGGAGTATCAGATGCACCTGAAACTGTAACTGGTAATGTTGTCATATCATATACAGCAGCTAAATTAGCATATACATATTATCCATACAAATCAAATATCTATTCAAGTAGAATTAACTCAGGAACGACGATTTTTTTTGTCTATGTTGAGAGTAATATGTATACAGTTCCTCCGAGATTAGCTTATTATCCTGCATCAGCAATAAGGATAAACGGTTGTATTTGTTTACACGAAGATGGAAACAACTATGAATTCGCAAACCTCCCATTGACGACAACAAAAGAAGTCACTTTAAAACATGCTGGAATTACTGGTAAAGCATCGATGGGCAACCAAGGTCCTGTAAGGGGAAACTCTGGTGCTGAACAAGAACAATATTTAAGTGTTTCAAATAAAGCTGGCCTATATAAGTTCTATGTTAGAATTTGGGGAATTTCAATCCCATCGTAAGGAGATATATTATGAAAGAAGAGCTTAACTATTTGCAAACAATCGGAGTGACAAAAAGAGAAGAAGTCACTGATGAAACTTTTATGTTATGTAAAACAAAATTCGATTTTATGACAGATTTACAAAATATAACCGAGGGCGAAAGTCCATCTGTATTTGTTATTCCAAAAACAACAACAGAATTTGAATATGCTCAGGATGACCAAATTGACAATGCAATAGCATTAACATCTGAAGAGTATTTTGACTTTATTTTCGGTCGATTTGCTTTTCTTGATGGGTTAAATGGTATCACTGAAGTCTTGTAAAAAATTTCTAACAAAATCTAAATGTAAAGTATTAAATTTTCTTATAACTAGCATTAATCCTAGCTAAATTACATGTAAAATAAATTAAGACAAAAGGATCAGACATGGATAAAAAAGAAAAAGACGAATTATATGATCTATTAGGCGAGGACGCAGTCGAAGGCGAATTAGCTGACGAGAAACCCGAGCAAAAAAGTATCCAAGTAGTGGATGATACCGCACCAAAATCAATAACTGATATTAACTTATCAGACGTTAAGGTAAAAATAGATACAAGCAAGTCAGCGGGTGAGCAAACAGAAGAAGTTATTGACTTTGTTGCCACTGTTACTGCAGCTCAAGACAAAGAGACAGTTGAGAAGATTTCTCAAGCCAAAAAAGAAGAAATCGTCAAAAAAGCTGAAGTAAAAGCAAAAGAAGCGACTGTTAAATCTACTGAAGCTGATACAGAAGTTCAAAAAGCAAAACGTGAAAAATTCGAATTGCTTTATGAGACTTTTGGTGTTACAAAACATATACCTGATTGGCTTCTCAAGGTATTAATGTGCATATTTGCACCTTTTTATATCCTATTTGTTATTATAATAGGTATACCAACAGGTTTTATTCGTTTCTTAATTGATTGTATCGACGGTATTTTAATTAGATATGATAGCACAGAAGAAAAACGCAGACCAAAAATCAAGGTCACTGTTTGGGTTATATTATCGCTTATTATTGTTGCGGCAGTTTGCTTAACGACACTTGCTTGTTTACATATAATTTAATTTGAGAGGCAAAATCATAAATGAATAGTTATTTGTATAAAAGATTAAATGAAGTTGATTTAAAATTAACTAAGTTAAGAGAGTTAAAGTCTCTCAAAGATAGATTAGTAGCAAAATTAGCAACCGTAACATCAGAATTCGATGAGGCTAAGAAATCACTTGATGTTCAAGACACTGAAGAACTGATAGCTTTAGTCAATGAAGTTGACAAAGACTACTTTGTTTCTTTTAATATTGATAATTTCACATTAACACTTCAAGAAAAAGAACATAAGAACGAGGCGGTGGAAGAAGTCGCTGAATGTGCTGAATGTGAAATAGCTCAAGAACAAGTAGAAGAAAAACAAGAGGAAAAAGTTGAAGAGCCAAGAGTCGAATCAGAGCAACCTAGAGTTGAACCAGAACAACAAGAAGTGGTTAAACAAGTTGAGCAAGCAGCAGCTGAGTCGAAAGAAGAAGTGGAAAAAGAAGTTGAGCCCCCAATGAGTGATCAACATTTGTCTTTATCCAGCTTATTTAAATCTAACTCTGTAACAGAATAATAAATAATGTTAACATTAATAAGAGGACTATACATGGAAAATAGTTTTGCAATGCTTTTAAGTAAAGCGTTTGGATTTATAACAAATATGTGGGCTGAATATAGTTACTGGCTTATAGCAGTAGTTGGATTAGTATTCTTACTTATGATTCCAATTAACGCACTTGTCAAATTAATATTTAAAAAGGCTTGTAAGGGTGAAGTAAAACAACCCGTAGAACGTATAAGAAAAATGGTATCAAGTGTGCTTGTTTATTTTGTCTCACTTGGTGTTCTTTATTTATATCAATACGTAAGACCAATGATTGGAATGGGTGCTTCTGATTACGCAATTAGCGGTATAATCGGTGATGTGTTTTATGTCGGCGTGCTTGCGATGATTGCTTGGTCAGTCTTTAAGTTTGTTGTACAAGTTGGATTGAAACCAATATGCCTCCAAATTGTAAAAGCAGCTAAGGGATTATCCAATTCAAGTGCTTTCAAGGCTGAACTCAAGAAAGCTGGTGTTGACCCTAAAGTCGGTGCTTCTGTAATTGAAAGTTTGAATGTTTTCTTAGCGGATCAAATTAAAGAATCAGATCAGACATTATCAGATTACGTTAAAGCACATGAGGGTGATATTCGTAATGAATTATATGATCTCCTAACTGAGTGCGGTAAAATTGAATCAGGTGAAATGTATAATACCTTAAATTCAATTTTAGAAATAGTTAAAGGTAAATATGTATCTGAGAAATAATTTAAAAAACATCTTAAAATAAAACTGTATGACATAGGAGAGGTATAGAAATTACTTCTCCTATTTTCATATCTAATGAGGTAATTGAAGTGAATTACTTATATGGTAAATTAAATAAAGAACTCGAATATGTAAAATACAGCGGCGAAGACACTGATACTGTAAATATTACTGTCGATAATACTGATAATATAATCAAAGCTGATATTGTTCGTACACCTAAGACATTAACTATACATAATAATATCTATGATTCTTACGATTCATTTAATGGTGCGTATGATACATTAATCGAGTTACCAAATTATGAGATAGAACAAGAAGACTCCCCAGAAGGAAGCTTGCTTATTTATGACTTCAAGTTAAACGGCGAAGTAATATCAAAAATACGCATTCCCTATGATAAAGATATATTTAATATCGAATTAGATGTTTGCGTAGAAGATGATAATCCACTTGAGGGGTTACATGTCGGTGATCCTTATTTGAAAATAACAGTTGAAGATGGGCATGGTTCTTCTACTTATAAATACATATCTCTAGCTAGCTTAGTTTATAAAGCTGGGGATAGTATCAAAATTGAAAATAATATAATATCTGTTGATTTAGATAATGGTAAATTATCAGATAAACTAAATAGTATAGAACAAAATATAGCTCAAACACAGAGCGAGTTAAACGCCCATACTGATGATAAAACCAATCCACATCAAGTAACGCAGCAACAGGTTGGTATTTATACATATAAAAACATTGAAGCTAGTTTTGAAGAAAAACAAGGAAATGAAAGCTACCCATGCGCTGCTGATATTGAGTTAGAAGCTATCAAAGATGATACTCAGATTCCAAATATTTACTTCAGTAAAGAGCAAGTAGATTCTGGTAATTATGCACCTTATTGCGAGACATATTTCAGACCAAGTAACGTCGGTGAAATAATAAACCCAATTAGTGTTGGTGATAATTTAGGTGGTGCTGGTTTCTTTGTAACTGATGAGCAGCCAGATTTTTCTTTGCTTGATTGGTCTACAGCGCAATATTGGGAGAATTTAGGCTTTACTGACTCAGCTGTAATAGAAAGCACATATAAGAGCCCAAAATATATAACTTTAATATCATCTAATTCAGATCCATCTATGACTGTAAAGGAAAATACTATTAGAGTATGTTATTTTGAGCAAGAATTCAGAGCGCAATCAGGTGAAGATCAATGGTACTTTCCAGCTGAGACATATGCAGTTATAATGCCAGGATTTTATCAGTACATATTATACGCTTCTAAAGAAAGTTGGGATCCGTATGGTAATAGGAATGCTGGTGGATATAAAGGTATAGGATGGGGTGGACCATTTTATGACGCAACAAATAAAAAATTTGTAGTTTTTGGGGAAGATACCTCGAGTGTTACCTATATCTTATACGAAACGATTAACTATGTAGACAGCCAACAAGATATCTGGGGTAAGTGGATAACAAAAGATAAACATTATGTTCAAACACAAAACGAGATAAACCTCAAAGAAAATGAATCTACTTCTATTATTTATTTATACTTACCATCAAATGATGAGGGTATATTAAAGCTAGTACATGAGTTAGAGACACTCGACTGGGATAATCCAGATAAATCTGGTACGAACCCTTACTTAGGTGATTATAAAATAATTAATTTCTTCACAGTTTCAGATAGTATTGGTACAAGTAGACCTTACTGTGTGTATCAATTTAAAATTGAGTATGAAGATCATAGCCAATATCAAATAGCGTACGCAATTGGGTTTGAAAATACAGATTCATTTAATTGGGTCAGCTGGGGAGGAACACCAAGTAGTGCTTTAGACTTTGATTCAATTGTAACAATATCGAATATACAAAATCAAGAAATTTGGGGCCCATATATATCAAACTGCAATCGAAGTATAAAAAGATTAGCAGAGAATGATATTATAGATAAATTTATATTTGATGTATCATGGGAGTGGAATTTTTATTATAATGTGTTCGATAGACTCAACTGGAATAGCCCAGATGAGACTATTACAGAGAGTGATTATCTAATTAAGAAAATACATATATTTAAATATGGGGATAAATACGCAAGTATTTGTAAACAAATAGGTGTAAGCTCAAGCGAGGTAAGAAGGTATTTTATACAATTGTATGCATATTGGGGTGAATATACAGCTTATCTTAATAATAATAAATATTCACAACATTGGGATGATTTCGAGTATACACCCGACTCCCCGGTGGCAATAACGGAAATTAAACACCAAGAGATCTGGGGTTCAGCAATAGGTAAAAAAGATGAAATAAAGGAAGCTGGTTACTATTTAAAAGCTTACAGCAAAGAAGCTGGTAAAATAACTATACCAGCAATAACATTACAATAATAGAGGTAAATGATATATGATTGGTAGAACAAATGCAGGAAAAGGTGCTGATAATCAAATTATTGTTAAAAATGTTTCTGATATAGATAAGCTATTAGTAAAAGATAATGTTGGTAAAGTATTTAAATATGTAGGTGAAACTTTTTACCCACAAGGACAAGCAACACCAATCGTTGCGAGTCAGCCATTCGAAAAATTATTTGTAGATACTCGTAGAGAGCCGACAGTTGATGAGGTCTACAGTTGGTGTGATGGTGGTGGATCTAGCGGTGAGCCTGTACTTTTTGGTGTGATTTCAGTGAGTGAACTTGAAAGTGGATCATCAGCAAATACTTATCTCGAGTTTTCCTGCGCGGCTTCTAATGATCAACCGGTTAACGCTTCTATGATTTTAGATCTCGCTACATTCAAGGGTGTCTATTTCATGACATCAGATAGTAAATTTCCTGATGATCCTAATACTCTGGAACAGTTGAACGCTTTCGGAATTACGAAGCTCGGATGGCAAATTGATGGTGTTTATACAAAAGTGAGCTTTGGCTTAAAAGCTGATGATCCTGCATATTTTGTTGCTATAAATAGTTATTATGATAGATGGAAAGATTATTTTTCTACAACACCATTTCCTGATCCTTGGGTTAATAACCAGTTGTATGAGATAGTTGAAGATGATAATATAAAAGCTAAACCAATATATATCTTAGAGAGTCTGGATGCAGATATTTCAGCTGATAATGTTTTACTCGGATATCAAGGATATAACGATAAGGGTGAATTAATAACTGGTGCAGCTTATAATGATCTTTCAGCTTATTTTTTACTTAAACCCAATGATGATAGTTTTTTTTCACGTATCCGTATAGATACAAACAGAATAAAAGCTGATCCTAAGTTTGCTAAAATTGGGGATTTAAGGTTAGGGGATTATGCTTTGTCTGATTTAGATGCTGGCTATGATATTATTGTAGCTAAAGATGTAACATCTATAGCGTCTAATTGCTTTAAGGATTCTGCTTGCATTATTAATTGGGAAGATTCCGATAAAAATTTGAGTTTATCTTCTGAAGCTTTTTCTAATTATCGTTTTCCTAGTGGTCAGTTATTTTATATGCCAGAGCGAATAACTTCTATAGGTGCTGATTGCTTTAAAGACAACTATAACGCATCATATAGTTCTGCTATCTGTATATCTAATCTTAGTAAGTGGCTTAATATTCAGTTTGAGAATGAATATTCTAACCCGATGTACGGTGGTATATTTGACTTATATCTAGCGTCAGAACCGCTTGCAGATATAGCAAATAATCCAGATGCGTACGTATCGGAAACATCCATACCAAAATTAACTATATTAGATTTATCAAACACTAACTTGACAACTATAAATAAATGGGTAATGACTGGTTGTCGAAGTTTAACTGAGATTAAATTACCTACATCTATAACTTCAATTGGTGATGGTGCTTTTAAGAGTTGTCGATATGTGAGTACTTTCGATTTTTCTGGGCTCAATTTACAATCTATAGGAAAAGAAGCCTTCTTCATGTTTGGATCTGAAGTAGGTAACCGTATATTTGATTTTAGGAATTCTAGCTTTACTACAGTTGAAGAAAAAACATTTGGTTATGATCAGGGTTATACTGTAAGTAGTTTTACTTTTTACTCTCCTTCAACCTTAGTAGAAATAAAAGATAATAACTTCCAATATATAAATGGAGGTGATTTTTATTTATCTGGTCAAGATGTTGTTAAGATTGGTACCGGTTTATGGGAGAACTCAAATAACTATAAAATATATGTACCCTATACTTTAATTGATAGGTATCGAAGTGATGTATCTTGGTTAGATTTTGCTGATAATATTTATGGTTATGCCCCAGCAAATACATTTGAAGTAGGAACAACTTTACCAACTGAATCATCAGTAGATAGTTATACATTAAAATGGTATACTGAAAATACATTAGCAAATCAGATAACTACTGTAACTGATCCAAGTGCTGTATTATATTGTAGTATAAGTAAATATAAGAAATATTATACATTAAATATTATATCTGCTAATTGTTCACCATATCTAACTGATGGAGTTACAAATTATCATCTAGGTGATAAAATACCTTCAGAGAGAGAACTTACGTTAGTAATCAATCCAATATCTCAAAATTACGTTCCTTATATTTGTTATGTAAATCAAGAAAATTATTTAGGATCAACTAAAATTACTGTAATTTCAGATATAGAATTGTTTATATCATGCACAGATGGTTTAGACTTACCAATCTCAACTAATATTTCAAATATGAGTTGGGATAATATTAGACAGGTATGTTTAAGTAACCTAGCATCTAGCTTTTGGAAAGTAGGGGATGTAAAAACAATTACATCAAAGAGTGGTAATACTTACAATATTAGATTATGTGATTTACAAGATGGTCGATATGAGTATGCAGATGGTAGTGGTAAATCTAAAGCAGTATTCGAGTTTGTAGATTTATACAAATTGAATGGTAGTTATATAGATACTAAAATAAATAATTTTATGAATTATGATGGTTGGCAAAAGTGTACGCTAAGATCTACCGTTATTCCAAATATAATTGATGATCTCCCAGATGATTTAGTTTCTGCTATATCAGAAGTTAAAGTATTATGTAGTATAGGTGGTGGTAATAATCAACAAGTTAATTCCAGCAATGATAAACTATTTTTACCAGCTGAAATAGAATTGTTTAGCAAAAAACATTACTCAATAGGTCTTCCTGAGAGCCCACTTGGGCAATTTGATTATTACAAAGCAAATAACACTGATGAAGCTCGTATTAAATCAGATAGAAGCTACTGGGAACGCTCACCTGCAAGCAAAAGTAATTATTACTTTTGTATGATTTATAGCACTGGTTCTTATGGTGAGCTTAATGCCGATACTACTAATGGTGTTGCACTTATATTTGCAATCTAATTAATCTAGATATATTTATACAAAAATATCAGCTAAATTTTATGTACACTTAAATAGGAGAAAAATAAATGATAAGTATAGAGCAAGAAATAGCTAACAGACAAATGTTGATTAAATCTAAAGCAGATAAACAATCAAAAGCAATCGAACTTAGACAAGAAGCTGCTAGATTAAGTCAAGAAGCTGACGCTATTGAAGAAGAAGTTAAATTTATCGATGAAGCAAAACTTGAAAAAGAAATCAAATTACTTCAAGACAAACTAGCTGAAATTGAAAAAATGCTTACAGAACAGCCGCTTGAAGAAGTAAAAGAACAAGCAGTAGAAGAAAAAGTTGCTGAAGAAGAACCTGAAGTAGTTGTCGAAGAAGAACAAGCTGTTGAAGAAAAGGAAGTCGAACCCGACGCACAAGAATTCATTCAAGAACAGCTGAAAAGATTCTACGCAGCAAAAGCGGAAAAAGAAAAATCTGAAGCAGAAAAAAGAATACAAGAAGCTGAGAAAAAAGTTGAGGAAAATAGCAAGGAGGATTCCATGAAATTTTCATTGAAAAATTTGTTCAAGAAACATGAGCAGAAAGTTGAACTCGAAGCAGAAGTTGTTGAAAAACCTGAAGTCAAAGTCATAAGCGGCTCCGATGTAAAAGTTGATCAAGATCCAGTTCAAGGTTCTCTACATGGCAAAGCAGCAATTGATCCAATGTTCTTGGATAGAGATAGCTTACTGTAAGTTAAAAACAGTATAATACAAAGCAGAGCTCTACGGATTTTAAATATTCGTAGAGCTTTTGGTGGTTAATTATGGATAAATTAAGTAAAACAGGTAAAATTATACTTACTGTATTAATGATAATTCTATTCCCATTAGGTATAGTCTACTGCATAGGTATAAATTTATTTGCTGGTAAAAAATTTGCTGCTTTTCTAGGTGGTGTATTACTGTTTGGAGTTGGTATGCTACTTGCGATTTATTTAGTAAGACCTGAATATTATGTAATCGCTTGGGAATATGTCAAGGGTTGGTTTATAAAATGAGCTATTATGATTTCGATTACAATACATCAGCTGTATCAGGGGATGAAATATTCGATTTAACAACTTTAGGTGGTTTTTCTGGTACTGCAATTGTAATGACTAATCCCAAATATGCGAGAGAAGCTAAAGGTATGATCGGTTCTCTCGTAAAAATGTCTCCGAATCAATATTTTGATATCGCAGCAAAAATATTCAGAACAAGTTCTCAAGCTCAGAAAGATCATGTACTTAAAGATGATTCAGAAGAAATTGAAGAACTTAAAAAAGTTATACTAGAAAAGAAAAAACGATTCCCACTTACCTTTATTAACTTAAAGGATAAAACACAAGAAGGTCGTCACCGTATGGCTGTTGCTGGTGAATTATTTGGATGGGATCACAAATTTCCAGTTCTAATTGTTCAGGATCCAAATAATATGAAAATAAAGCAGGGTAAATTCTTCGAAAGCTTTTTGCGAGAAGGAATAAATGAATCCTGTATAATTAAGGGAATAATATTTAATACAGATGATAAAATTGAAGATACCCCTGATTTTAAATCATTTTCAGATAAATCAGGTGTTTATAGATTAAAAAATAATTTTTATTTAGCTTTTGTAAAAATATATCCAGGTACAAATTCAACAGTATATCATTCAGACTTATTACGTGAATTAACAAATAATAATATTGATTATTTACAAACATATTATTTCGCGGTATCTGTAATTAATGGTGAATTAGATACATATGATATTGAAACAAATATACCAGATAAATTTTACAAAACAATTTTAAATGCAGCTCAAGATTTTTATTTTTGAGCTTAATGAGTTCGGAGTAGATAATGTCTAACCAAAATAGTAAAAGAAGACCTTTCAAGTGGTATACAGACGGGGATAAAGTCATCAAAGTATTTGAAGGTGACTCAATCCCTGTTTCCTTTTATCCAGGACGAAAGAAAAAGCAAAGCTCAGAGAGCTTACAGCAAACAACCATCTCCGAACAACAATCACAAAGTAATATAAATAATCAAGAAATAAACTTGCAAGCTTTCCCTGAATTATCGCACTTAAGCGAATCAGAAAAGAAACTGTTTTTAGATATAATCAAAGAATATCAATCAAACGGGCAATCAAAAACTTTTGACGATTTACGCTATCAAGACTATGCTGAAATCCCTGTTGATATTGATACATTCGTTGATGATGATAGGTACCTTGGTTACGCTTGGAAGGATAGTGAAGGTAAATCGAAACTATACCCTTACTGGCGAAAACGCTTGCGAGAATTATTTCCAGACAACATAACAACAAGTGTTAATAACGCGATATTCAGTGGTGCTCGTGGTTTAGGAAAAAGTGAAATTGCGATACTTACTGCCGCTTACTTGATGTATCGTGTGTTATGTCTTAAAAATCCAATTGAATATTTTCACTTAAAACCAACAGAAAAACTTTGCTTTGCTTTTATGAACATAAAGATTAGCTTGGCTGAAGAAATTGGTAATAGTAAATTTCAAAACACAGTGAAAATGTCACCTTGGTTTATGAGTCATGGCACGCTTGTTGGACGTACAAACAAATTGTGGGTACCTCCAGATTGTATCCAAATTATTATTGGATCTCAATCGTCAGATGTCATCGGCTTACCTATTTATTTTTGTTTCTTCGACGAAATATCTTTCATACAAAATCAAGATATTGACAAACAGAAACAAAAAGCTATTGATATGATCGACACCGCAATAGGTGGTATGAAGACACGTTTCTTATTTAACGGTAAAGTTAATGGTTTACTTGCCTTAGCGTCTTCAAAGCGTTCAGAAAAATCGTTCCTCGAAGTTCACATGAAAAAGAAACTCGAAAGCGAACGAGAAAATGTATTAATAGTTGATGAACCAGTTTGGAATATTAAACCCCCTGAGACTTATTCGGGTAAGCGTTTCAAAGTAGCTTTAGGTAATAAATTCTTACCTTCTAAAGTCATTGATGATGAAGCGGATGTTAAAGAATTCATATATAAAGGTTATACGATTTTATCTGTACCTATTGAATTCAAAGCTAACTTTAAAGAGGATATTGATAGAGCACTTTGCGATTTTGCTGGTATCTCGTCTAGCGAATTATCAAAATATATTTCAGGTGAAGCTGTTTCAGAGATAATTGACAAATCATTAGTAAACCCATTTAAGAAAGACATTATTGAAGTTGGTGATGGTGCTGATGATACTGCACAATATTATGATTATTTTGATTTAGAAAAAGTCCCACAGAGTATGATGTCGAAACCTTTATTCGTACATCTGGATATGTCAGTATCAGGGGACATGACAGGTATTGCCGGTGTTTGGATAAAAAGAAAGCAAACCTCAACAGATCAATTAAATCAGGATAAGGATTTATACTTTCAACTAGCCTTTAATGTGAGTGTAAAAGCACCAAAAGGTAGACAAGTTAGCTTCGAAAAGAATCGACAATTTATTTACTGGCTAAAAGAAAAAGGTTTTAGAATTAAAGGTATAACAACCGATACTTTCCAGTCTTATGATACTGGACAGGCTTTAAAAGCACGTAAGTTCAATTACGATATTTTATCAGTAGATAGAGTTGATTCAGATCATATATGTAAACCTTATCAATACTTTAAGTCAACAATATATGAAAAACGCTTAAAAATATATGATTCTCAAACACTTATTGAAGAAATAGTTAACCTTGAGAGAAACATAAACAGCGGTAAAATCGACCACCCAGCTGATTTCCGAAAAGACGTTTGCGACGCAACATGTGGAGCTATATACAACGCAAGTAAACACGCTGAAGAATTCGCTTATGACTTTGGCGAAGATATGACTACAGCGATAGATGTTAGTTCAGATACCTCGCAAGCTTCCGTTAGAGAGCAAGTGTCGATTGAGCTTGAGGATTTAATGAAAGGTTTATTTAATCCTATAAAGCAAGCACCACAACAACCAGCAAATCAAAACAATAATAGACAACAAATAGCGGCTCAAAACACTCAGCCTAAATCACCTTTTTTGGATTTTGGAATGGGTCCCGCTGAAGAATACAAACCAGCTTATTTATCTGATGGGATAATAGTTTGGTAATTAGGAGAATTTTAGATGCCTGATGAAGTTAAAGGACAAGAACAAAGCGTTTTTGTCGATGATGAAACTATATATAATAAGAAGACTAAGACTGTACCTAAAAAGCCTCAAAGTATCGGTATTGATTTAAATGATACTGTTTTTAATAATATAATAAGTGAAGGTACAAGTAGCCACAATCTCGATTTATCAGCTCTTGAATCTTTCACTCAAGTATCACAAAGTCGAGATCAGATATATTCTTTACTTGATACTATGGGTGAGGATGTCACAGTTGCGGCTGTACTTGAAACTTATGCTGAGGACGCTACTGAATATAATGATCAAGGTCAAATAGTATGGGCTGAAGCTAATGATGCTAATATCGCGAAGTTTGTCTCATTCTTACTTGATAGTATGAATGTAGATAAGAATATCTACAAATGGGTATATAGTCTATGTAAGTATGGCGATATATATTGGCGATTATACAGAGACTCAGATTATGATGATGATATATTAGCTTCAGAATTAAAAGATAAACCAAAGTCTCTTGATCGTACATTAATCGAAGACCTTGATGCGAAAGATAAGAAAGACGCAGCTGATAAAGCGCAACTTAAAGAAGATGTTAATATAAAGTATTATAGCAAAAATGATAAATATGTCCATTATATTGAAATGGTACCTAATCCAGCTGAAATATTCGAATTAACAAAATTTGGTAAGACTTACGCATACATCAAAGCTGAAGTAAGAACACCTACTCAGAAGTTAGCTGATAATACAGCGATGAGTGGATATCTTTTAAATCAATATAGATTTAATCGCGGTGATGTCGATTTACATGGCCCAACAGATTATGTACACGCTTGTCTAGAAGATAATACAAGTCGTACACCTGAAGAAGTTACGATTTTCCAAGAAACTATCACAGATACTGGCGAATCATCAGAAAAAAGTAATACGTATACTGTAAGACGTGGTCAATCTCTACTTTATAATCAATTCAAGATTTGGCGAGAATTATCACTATTAGAGAATTCAGTTTTGTTAAATAGATTAACAAAATCATCTATTGTTAGAGTAGTTAATGTCGAAGTTGGTGATATGCCAAAAGCGAATATTGGCCCTCATCTACAAAAAATTAAATCATTGTTAGAGCAAAAGTCAGCTATAGATACTGGTAAGTCGATGTCTGAGTACACGAATCCAGGCCCTGTTGAAAATAACGTTTACGTACCGACACATGATGGTAAAGGTGCTATAACTACAACGCAGGTAGGTGGCGATGTCAATGTTGGTGATTTAGTTGACCTAGATTACTTTCAAGACAAATTCTTCGGTGGCTTACGTGTACCTAAACAATATTTCGGTATTACCGATGATAATGCAGGTTTTAGTGGCGGTCAATCATTAGCAATTATCTCATCTAGATATGCTAAGATGGTTAAACGTATTCAAAACACTATCTTACAAGGTTTGACAGATGTCATTAATCTGATGTTGCTTGATAAAGGTTTGAATAGTTATGTAAACAAGTTCACGCTACATATGCAACCACCGACAACGCAAGAAGAAATCGATCGTAGAGATAACATAAGTAGTAAAATTGGTATCACATCAGATATCATGAATATGTTAACTGATATAGAGGATCCAGCGACTCGCTTGAAAATTCTTAAAATATTACTCTCAAATGTTATTACAGATCCGGAACTTATAGAGGTGATTCAAGCCGAAATTGATAAGCTTGAGACATCGGATGAAGAAGAACCAGTAAAAGAAACTGAGACAGATGATTTAGATCTTGATTTTGGATCTTCAGGATCTACTTCAAGCAGTAATGAACCTCTTGATTTAGAAGCTGAACTCGGGATTGGTGGTGAGAGTGAATCAAGCTCAGAAGAAACTACAGCACCAGAAGTAGAAGAAACAGAAGAAACACCAGAAGAAAATAACTTACCTTCACCAGCGGATTTAGGTCAAGATTTTTCAGATAACACACAATTTTAAAAAATAACTTAGCCAATTATATTGGAAAGGGGCAAAAATGATAACTAGATCAGATTGTTATTTATTATTATCAGATTTACAAGATAGCGGTATTGATACAACAAAAGCTATAAATGATTTAAGCACTAATAAAGATATACCTATTTCTGTTATTAAATTTATTAATGACAATAGGCAATTAGATTTATCGCAATTCTATGAAAATCTAAGAAAAAATTACAACAATAAAAAATCTCAACTTTATATTAACATAGTCAAAGAAACTCAAGATCCAGATAAGTTACTTGTAACTTTATCAGCACTATTAACTCAGATACTTTTATATAGTAACAAAGTTGATGATAAACAACTTTTTTTAAAACATTCGAGAGCTGATGAAATTAGTAAAGTTCTTACAAAGTATTTTATAGATTATGATTTAACAACATGTGTAAAACTTTTGAGACTCATAAAAGCTGACTTAAAAACTTTAGAATCAATAAAGTAAAACAAAAAACTGTTAATATCATATAAATATATCTAGATAAACTTGTATATAAATATATTATTATTTTAAGCTTTAAAAGCTTATAGCTTATATATTATAACTAGCTTATCTAGATAAGCTATAACTTATATATATTATTATATAGTATCACACCAAAAAATCAACTAGTTTACAGACTTTTTTGATAAAAAATAGTATAATAACGCTAAATTTATTAGTACAACCTTTAAAATAAGTAGAAGACGTAAATAATCATGATTAAGAAATTGCAAGAAAGCGATATACTACAATTTAAGGATATTAGTCCAGAAGAGAAAGAGCGAAGAGGTATCCTTGGTGTACTTTACGGACCTATGGCTGATATTGTTAAATCAACAAGAAATGGTCGTAAGTATTCAGAACAACTTTGGGAAAAAGTATTCGAAGATGATATAGTCAAAGAAATGCTTAAGAATGGCGGTATACCTGGTGAATTAGATCACCCAGCTGACCGCACCGAGACATGTTCTGAGAAAATAGCGATAATGATGCCAGAGGCACCGAAAAAAGACGATCAAGGTCATTTAGTAGGTCGCTTTGATATTATTGATACCCCATGTGGTAAAATAGCTTACGCTTTAGCAAAATATGGTTTTCAATTTGGAATAAGTTCACGTGGTGAAGGTGATGTTGAAGAAGATTTTGATGGTAATGAATCAGTAGATCCAGATACTTATAACTTCCAAGCATTCGATTTAGTCTTGCTTCCAGCTGTTAAAGATGCTAGATTGAAGATGGTTGAATCTTTAGACAAAAATAAAGTTCAACTTAAAAAAGCTTTAAACGAAGCTTTAGAGAATGCGTCAACTAGTGATAAAAAAATCATGACAGAAGCGTTAGATAATTTAAAAATTGATTATAAGCCAGAAATGGTAGATAATAAAATAAACGAGTCCTTAGAGCCTGAACAATCAGAAGAAGCCAGTGATACAGGATCTAATGAAATAGTAAAAGACTTACAGGAAGCGTTAAGATCAAAGAAAGCACTTGAGGATAAGGTAGCCGAACTTCAAGAAAAACTTTCAGTTTGTTATACAAAGGAATTAAAATATCAAGAAGACCTCGGTAAATACAAACAATCAGTAATTACTTTAAGCGAAAGTGCAAAAACAGCAAAAGCTTTAAAATCTCAAGTAACAAGTTTACAAGAACAATTAAAGCAGAAAGATATCCTTTTAGATAATCAATCTAAACAGATTTCAAGTCTTAAAGAGCAACGAATTACAAGCGTCAATGAAGGTAAAGTGCTTAACGAATCACTTAAGACCAGAGACACCAAAATAAAATCACTCACAGAGCAAATTAATACTATGAGAAGTGATTTGAAAAAACAACAAGTCGAAGCTCAAAAAGAACAAGATAAGTTAAGAGAGAGTTTAGAGGATCTCAAGAAAGATTCTTCAATTAAGAAGAACGAATACAATCAAAAGATTGCAAAAAGTAATTCTTTAGTCGAGAAATATCGCAATATAGCAAAACAAGCTGTAGATAAATATATTTCATCAAAAGCTACAATGTTAGGTATTTCGTCAAACGATATAAAGAGAAAGTTATCCGAAAACTATTCATTTGAAGACATCGATAGAATTTGCGAAGACTTGCAAGAATATAGATTAAATATTAACAAGCTTCCGTTTAATTTTGACACAAATACTTCTTCAGTTAAAATGAAAGTAAAGGAATCAAAAGAACCCATTAAGCCAATAAGTGGGTATGATGATGAGGTCGATGAAGACTTAATTAGATTGGCAAATTTAAATTAATAGTATAAAGGAAATAGAAAAAAATGGCAAATTTATGTGAAGCCTATAAATCCAGACTCGCAATTGCAGAAAGATTTTATTCGCAAAAGCATGCTGGTGAAAAACTTAGTGAGAGCAAAAAGTTAGTTACAGCAAAAGTGTTGGAAAACACGAACAAATTCCTCAACGAAGCTTTCGAAAACAGCGTTGGAACACAAAGAAGTGACCTTGGTTTATTCAAGAAATTCGCTTTGAATCTTACCACAGTAGCTCTTCCAAACCTTATCGCACACGATTTAGTAATTGTTCATCCTATGTCCAGTATGTCTGGTTATGTGAACTATGTACAATACACTCGTGGTTCTAACAAGGGTGCTTATGTACAAGGCGACGTGATCAACGATCCATTCAGACTTGGTTCTTTCAAAGAAGGTAAGGATGGTAAGCTTGATACCAATTACACCGCTGCAAAAGTTTGTGAAGCACTTGGTAAGTTGGAGAGCAATGGAGCTGCTTTCAATGGTACACTTCGTTGGACCCCAGTTATTCGCGGTACTGTTGAAATAGTAGCGGGTGCTCAAAAATTCCATGATTATACAGAAGTTGATGATCCTTCCGCACCTTCAGGAAAGAGACGTGTTCCTACAAATCTCGACGTAGATGGTTCTGGTACATTGAGTGATGGTGCTGGTAAGACTGGAAAAATTGATTATGCAACAGGTAAAGTAACGTTCGCAGCTAGCCAAATCACTGATGAAAACGCTGATATGTTTGTAAACTATGTTTATGATAACGTAGTGATCCCACAAAACGATCTTCCAATCATCAATGCAGAAATCAAAGCAATCCCACTTATCGCAAAAGCAAGACGTATTGCAATCTATTACAGCCAAATCGCAGCGTTCCAAGCAAAGACCGACTACGGTATGGATTTAGGTGCTCAACTTGCAGAAAAAGCAGTTGGTGAACTTTCGTACGAAATCGATACAGAAATCACATCAATGTTAGTTGATAATGCAAGTGAAAGTTCTCTATTATCTTTCAACAAAGCACTTCCAATGGGTGTCAGCAAAGCAGAACATTACGAAGGATTTGCAGAAGTTGTTGAAATTGGTAAACAATTGATTTATGACAATACCAAGAGATTTGCACCAACTTATATGTTAGTTGCTTCTGATATTCTTCCAATATTATCATTCATCAAGGGATTCAGCGCAGCTTCTACAAGCAGTGTAAACGGTCCTTATTTCGCAGGTACGTTGAATGGCTTGAAAGTGTTCGTAACGCCAAACGTTAAACCTGGTACATTCGTGCTTGGTGTTAATGGTGATGACATGATGAGCTCTGCAGCTGTTTATGCACCTTATATGGCAATCGTTCCAACTCAATTGCTTGGATATGCTGATGGTGGTATGAGCCAAGGTTGGAGCACTATGTACGACCTTAAGATGTTGAACGCTGGTTTACTTGTCAAAGGTACTGTCAAGAACGATCCTGCGACTGCAAACGCACAAGTTATCAACACCAAAGCTCAAGGCTAATAGCAATAACAACTAAATAATTAGGTAAAAGGCTTGGATTAATTTCCAAGCCTTTACTTTTAGTTGATTAATACTTAAGTATAATGTATAATATATTATATACTAATATAAGTACAGGTAATTAATGAGATTTGAGCAAATAATAAAAAAAGTAGATGAAAAAGAACTTAAAAAACTCTATTTAGAAGATCTACTCAGTTTAGACAAAATATCAGATAAACTTAATATCTGTCAAACTACCTTAAAACAACTATTAGTATACTATAAACTAGAGCGAGATAACTCGAAGGTAAAATCTCAAGCTCAATTAACAAAAGAAACAAAATTCAAACAAAATCAACAAAAAATAACTAGAGATATACTTTATGATTGGTACGTTACTAAAGACAACTCATATAAAGACGCACCAAACTATTTTAATATAAGTCAATATCAATTCGACAAACTTTGTAAAGAATATAATATTAAAAAAGACAAATCTTTAGTAAATAAGAAAAAACTAGAGAATAAATATCAAGAATTTGGTAGTAAAGAAAACTACAATAAATCTATAATCGACAAAAGAAAGAAAACACAAATTAGTAAGTATGGCTCAGAAGAGTCTTACAATAGATATCTAAGCGAAAAATGTCGTAAGACATGGGCTAATAAAACTGGTAAAGAAATTCGCGAACATTCTGAGACAGTTAGTCGCGCAAAGCGTTCTCTACCAGAATCAGCTGTGAATGAGGCAAAAATAAAGCGAGTAAAAACGCTTAAATTAAAATATGGCGTTAATAATTCATTTGCTTTAGCTACCTATACTTCTAACAGTAACCCAAATAAACTTTTTGAACAGAAATTAATTAACAATAATATAGATTACGAAAAAGAATTTATCATTAAAGGCAGTAATAAATTTTATAGATATGATTTTAAAATTGATAATATACTGATTGAAATTAATCCTTGGCCTTTTCATAATACAACATTTAATCCAATACCAAACAGTCAACCTATAGATAAAAATTATCATTATAGCAAGACATTTTTAGGTCAACAAGCTGGTTACCGAGTTATTAATATTTTTGATTGGGATGATCAAGATAAAATTATTTCTTTGTTGTCTAGTAAGACAAATATTGGTGCCCGTAAATGTGAATTAAAAGAAGTACCAATTGATGTTTGTGATTTATTTTTAAATCAAAACCATTTGCAGAACACATGCAGAAAACAACTTGTAAGACTTGGTCTTTATTATCAAGGTGAGCTAGTACAAGTAATGACTTTTGGTAAACCTAGATATAATAAAAATTACGAATGGGAACTATTAAGGCTTTGTACTAAATCTAACTACAATATAAACGGTGGGGCTGAAAAGTTATTTGATTATTTTCTGAATACTTACAAGCCTGATTCGATTATAAGCTACTGTGATATAAGCAAATTTACTGGTAATGTTTACAGTAAACTGGGCTTTAAGCTAAAAGCAACAAGCAAGCCTAGTCGTCATTGGTATAATATCAAAACAAAACAACATATAACAGACAATTTTCTTAGACAAAAAGGTTTTGATAAACTGTTTAATGCTAATTATGGTAAAGGTACCGATAATGATGAATTGATGAGAGAGCACAACTTCGTAGAGATATATGATTGTGGTCAATCGACATATATTTACGAAAAATAAATCCTGTATAGCTTACATATAGAGGTATGTAAATGTTAGATGAATTTTTAAATAAAGAATATACAAAAGAGCAGCGAGAGAAGTATCCTAATATAATTCTTTTCTTTGACTATATAAAAACTCTTCAAAACGAAGTAAGTAAAGATTTTATCTGCGAAGATAGAGATGATACAAATTTAGAAATGCTTGAAAATTATCTGACTTATTGTAATAATTTTCATATAATCAATTATATTAAACAAGTACATCTAGGTACATCTCAAATACCGCTACCATGTGAAGTTACTTATCCAAAGAAAGATGAAGATAAAGAAATACTAAAATCTAGAGCTAATACAAATAGACAATTACGTGAGCTTACTTCTTCTTGTTTCACTTGGCCAGATTGCACAACTTGTGATAAGCACGATGAATGTTACGAGAACGCAGATGAATATCGAATTTTAAGTGTTGACTTACCAAATAACATAGATTTAGGTAAAACACATTGATAAAAAGTATCATTCTTCACGCTAAATTTATCGATACATTACATAGTAGGATACTGCTTACCTGTAGTGTAGATCGATACCTGGCTGAGTGCCTCCATCAACCAGGTATCAAATTTTTCAAGGGGAACTAAATGAATATTCAAGCTTATAGAGACGAAATATTATTAAAATTAACTGGATATGTACTTGAATCTGAAATTGTCGGTACTGATACTGCTGGTAATAAAGACTATAGTACCCTTGACCGAATAATAAACTCAGCTTTTAGAGAAATTCGCAGGTACTATTGTAGTACAAGATTAGCAACAATACCTTTTTCTTCTTGTATCGATTTATCTGAAGTTGGTGTTAGTTCTGTTTCAGCCGTATACAGATCTAAGGGGTATATGTCAAATAATCCACAAGCTACAACAATGCAAGCAGATCCAGTTTATATGGCTCAGTGGCAGATACTTGGGGGTAATGGTAACCTAGATAACCTAAATGGCTGGGTACTTAATTACGGCGCTTGGAACACGATGTTACAAATGCGTAATACTGTTTCAACAGACCTAACATTTAGGTTTGATGAATACACTAAAAAATTATATATAAACATAGCTATGGATCGACCAAGCTATATTACAATAGAGTATGTACCTGAATGTACAAGCGTAGAAGAAATTGTTTCTGATTATTGGGTTGACATGTTAATGAGAATGTCAGTTGCAATAGCTAAACAAGTTGTCGGCAGAATTCGTACGAGATTTACACAATCGAATGCGTTATGGACAATGGATGGTGAAGCGCTACTTGCAGAAGGTAACGAAGAAATGAATAATTTGAGAGAATACTTAGCAGCTAATACGCAGCTGATGTATCCTGTTGATTAATAAATTTAAATATATACATTATAGGAGAAAATAATATAATGAGTGAATTATATAATATATCTAACGCTTTTAAAGAATTAGATTTACTTACCGAAGATACTTTTAAGGCAGATGATGCTGGTATCGATAAATTGAGAGACTTTATGGATGGTGATCAAGTCGATGAAATCACTATAATCGACCCAGAAGCAGAGACATTCGATGATGTTAAAGAATCATATATCGGTAAAGTTATTCTTAACTGCGGTGTTTGTCAATCTAAGTTCTATAAAGACAAAGAAGATATAGTTATTGATGAAGAAACTCAACTAGCTAACGTTGGCGAAGAGTGTCCTTATTGCACATCAGCTGATGGATTTGAAATTGTAGGTCAAGTTGCTGAATACTGCCCAGATTGCGCGGAAGGTGAACATGATGACCACATGGACGATGATGAAGACGATGATGAAGACGCTGAAGTAGAAGTTGATGTCAGCGAAGAAGAAGACTTGCAAGAAGACTTAGGATCTGATCTCGCAAAATACCAAAAATGGGTAGATTACGATATGAAGAAATATGGTAAAGTATCCGACAAGACCAAGCAAGACCTCGATAAAGCTAATTTGACCATCGTTAAGGACAAGTATGGTGCGTACCAAGTTGTATCGAAAGAAATCGATGGCAAAGCACTTAAAGAATCTAAAGACTTGACGAAATTTGATGGTACAATCGCGAAATTACTTGCAGATAATATGTCTAAATTATCCAATGTTACAAGCGTAAGTGAATTGAAATCTAAGATCGTTGATTTACTTGATTCATCTGATATTAAAGATAAGAAAGCTGTTGCGGATTTTAAGGCTAGAATGGACAAAATCAAAAATACTACCAGCTTACTTAGTACAATAGCCACATATATTACAGGTATGAAATCGCAACCAGAAGACAGCAAAAAAGCAGTCAAAGAATCTGTCGAATCAGTCGAAGTAAAAACCGATACTGATAAAATTTGCGTAGACACCGAAGGCGATAGTACGAAAGTTGAAGTTAAACCTCGCGATGATTTTGAAGCCGAAGCAGAGATGATCACACCAGTTGATGATGAAGTTAAAGATGAAATCGAAGCTGAACAAGTTTCAGATGAAGAAGTTTCGGACGAAGAAGTTGAGGATGAAGATAACTTCGAGGATGTTGATTTTGATGAATTCGACGAAGAAAGCTTTGATGAGCTTGGTGAAAAATACCTCAAGAAAGTTTATGAAAATGTCAAATCATATAAGACCTCAAGTGGTTCTATGAAAAATGACAAGCTTAAACTTGAAGGCGTAATCACGTTTAATTCTGGTAAACAAGCAAAGACTACATTCTTATTTGAAGGTGCTTCGATACTTAAGAATGGTACGTTGAAACTCATTGGTGAAAATAAAAATTTCTCTGATAAGAAAAACGCTTTTGGATTAAGAGGTAGGGTTAGCGGTAATAAGTTAATGGTCGAGTCTTTCAATTATAATTATATCGGGAAAGATGCGGCAACAGGTCAATCAAAGAAGCTTTACGGCACAATTCGCAAAACAAAATAATGTATAATATCATATAATACTTGAGAAGGAGATTGAGATTAGAAATGTTATCTAGATTAAATGAAGATTCGAGATCACAACTAATCTCAAAAGGCCGCTCAGCTGAGAAGGAAAGGGGCGACGGTAAAACTCGTTATGAAAAGCGAGTTAAATCTAGAGTCGCTTCTTCTACCCGCCAGTATAATCAAATCAATATGAATCAGTTATTTAAAGATAATATTTTAACTGTAAGTATTGAAGTAAAAGGTGAAACTGATAATTATACTGTAACGATGAGTTTCGGTGGATTTCTTGATGAGATTCATGATCAACTAAAAAAATTAAATTTAAACGAAATTAACTTAAGAATAATAACAAGAGCATTAGTTAACGCGTTTAACGGTGAGAATGTTTATATAAAATGTACTTGCCCTGACTGGAAATATCGTATGAATTATTGGGCTACTAAAAGCCAATTAATTATAAACGAACCAGAAAATAGACCTTCTAGAATTACTAACCCAAGTAATAAATTAGGTCCAGGATGTAAACATGTAATGCTAGTCCTTTCAAACCATAGCTGGTTATTGAAGGTTGCGAGCGTAATTACAAACTATATTAATTACATGAAGAAACATTATGAAAAGCAGTACGCTAATATTATTTATCCAGCTTTATATGAGAAAGAATACGAAGAACCTGTACAACTTGATATTTTCGATGATGATCAACTAGATACAGAAAAGGATACCTTAGATAAATCTAATATAGAAGCACAAAAGAAAGGTCAATTTAAACCAGGTAATAAATATAGATATACAAAACAACCTGATACAAATCAATCAAGTATAGATGAGATTGAATCAGAAATTGAAGAACCACCAATTGAAGGTTAATATAGATGAGTGATCAAAACAGCTACGGCATTCTTTTAACCCCGGATATCAAGCTTCAAAGGCAGTATTTCAATGAGATGGTAAGATTATTAGGTATAAATGTTATTTTTAGGGCCCCTAAAAGTAATAAATCTTATTCAACTTACACTGAAATACAATCAACCTATGAAGACCCGATAATAGTGGGGTGCATATTTGAAGAACATCCAAGCCAACAAACAATGAAAAAAACAGGGTGGGTGTCTGAATTACAAGAAAATGCTTCAATTATACATGTTCCATATGATTTACAAGGTTTACAACAAGGGGCCCTTTTTATTGTACCAAGTGGATTAGATAACGCTAAAGGTAGAGTTTTTCGCGTTACTAAGCTTTCAAATATAATGGTTTATCCGGCAAGTATAACATGTGAGATAGCACCTGAGTATGCGGATAATTACCAGAAAGGACAATCGAATTTTAAACATTCAAGCTTTAATTTACTAGCAGAAGAGGATGATGGGCGATGAGTCAATTGCTACTTGAAAAAACATTTCTAGACAATAACACTATAAATAGTGATGGAGTCAAGAAAATATTAAAAACAGTTGATCGCAACATCACCGACGATACTGTTATCACTGAAGAAAATTTTCAAGAACTTTATAAACGTGCGAATGACGCTAAAAAGATACATATACTGAAAGAACTTATAGAAAATAATCCAAACTTTAGACGTTTAGAGCCAGCTGAATCTGCTATCATGAATAGTTTAATCAGCTATGGTTTTGATGAAATAGGTAATAAATTAATAACATTTCTAGAAAAAGCACGTAATATCCCGCTTGATGATGTATATGTTAGTACCATAAACAATCTGGTTAATAATGATACTATTAATGTTAATACAGATTGGCTTTATGATAGACAAGTATATGATGGTAAACCATCAGATATTGATTACAAGATAAAGACTCTAGCTTACCTAAGTAATAAAAACAATTTAAAAAAGTTTGGTGCTGAAAATAATCCTGACTTAGCTATTGATAATATAAAGACAAAAACGGTGCAAGAAATAAAGCAAATATTGTCTGATGTTACGCGTGAGGATAGATCAAAAGAAGAAAAACCAATTGCTGAAACTGGTTATGATATTGTGCGAAATAAATTAAATATCCAAAGACCTATAAAACTGAAAAAAGAAGATATAACAGACTATATTGTAAATATATCAACACCAGAACAAGCTAAAGCTTTTATAGAAAAAAACAAGAACATGATCAAGCAAGTACTAAACGATAAGTTAGTAGTTGATGACCAGTTAAAGAAAATACTCGAAAAAAATTACAAATCAAGCGAAGATATTGATGAAAATATTGAGGATATATTCAATATAAAACTTGTTGAGTATGTCGATAAACAACTAGATACAATAAAATAAAATCCAGTAATTGATGAATTTAATTATAGATGATATAAAAAGTAAAAATTTTGATTCTTTTGTTGAATGGCTGATAGAACAGATACAGCAACATTTTATAGGATCTATTAATCCTCAACGATTGATTGTTTTTGATAATTATTTTAAAAACTTCGATTGGGGATTCACAGATAAAAAGACTCATTTTATATCAACAAGACAATTACTTATATCAGCTATTTATAATCTAAGATATAGAAAAACAATGAATAGCTATACGATCGAGATAAATCCAAACGCAGTTATACCTAGTACGAGCGCTAAATTTATCGATATAGCGAAGCTGGTAAATTATGGTAATGTAGAATTACCAGCCTATCCAATATTTACAGACACTTTTGATTATATAGCAGATAATTTTGGATTTTTCTTTGATGAATATTCAAGAACAGGGGATTGATAAATGTCTGTAGGACTTTATGATAAAGCTTTATTAGATAAAATAAAAGGTTGGGTAAAGGATGATTCGATGAGAATTACATCCCCAAATGAGACAAGACGTTTATTTGAATACAAAGCAGACATTGAGAATGACGCCCCGATAAAGTTACCATTAATAACTTTGCGTAGAGCGTCGCAGATAGAGATACTTAATACAAATAAAAAACCATTAACATATGATGGATTAACTATTAAATACAAAGAAGAAAACAATACACCAACTCGTGGTTTAATACTAAACGCAATACCTATTGATTTAAATTATCAGATAGATATTTACACAAGGTATTTTAACGAAGGTGATGAATATGTACGAAATTTTGTGTTTAATCTAATAAATTACCCGACACTAAACGTTGAATTACCTTATAATAATTGTAAGTCAATAAAAGAAGCTCATATAAGACTTTTATCAACAATTGAAGATAATTCAGATATACCTGAGCGTATATTTGCAGGTGAGTTTACTAGATTTACATTACAAATACACGTAGATGATGCTTATTTATACGATTGCAGGGCAAAAGATCATGTATGTATAGATGAGATACAATTTCAATACGATTAATTTATATATAGACATATAATAAGGAGAATTTTAAATGCCTAGTATTAATATATATGAAAGGGATCTAACAAGTCCTTATTCAGTTGATACTACACCAAATATTGTGTATATACCTGGTTACGCAAATATAGGCCCAATAGATACACCTGTATTGTGTAATACGTTATCTGAATTTTATTCTATATTTGGCAGTAAACCTTACAAATTTAAGAAAGCGCAAGGCTATCCAGAAGTTAAAGAAGGTAGTAGTCCTAATGAAAAAACATATAAGTTCTCAACTGCAGCTGTATCGGCAAGTTCACTATGTCAGGTTGGGGATAGTGAGGGCTCATTTATCATCGCAGCTGAATTATTAAGCAAAAATTTACCGATACTTTTTGAGAGAGTCACATCAGGTAAAGTCGCACGAGCTAGTTATAAAGATAGTAACTGGGGTACATTTACAGCAAAAGACATCTACAGTGGTCGCGTTGGTACTTTGATTTCAGTTATGATTAAATCAGTTAATACTGATGAAAAACATTATCAACTTACTATTAAATTAGCAGCTTCTAATGAGCTGGGTGTTTCTGAGAAAGTTGAATCTTTTGATTTTGTATTAGACGAGACAAAAGCTAATTCATCAAAAATATATTATAAATATATCGCTTCAGATATTATTGACATCGAATGGAAGGTCGAGAGTACACCGTCAGGTTTTGAATCTGTAAAGACTTTAAGTTTACCATCAGATGTTAATTATGAAACCACTGATGAATTTAAGGTTACTGATATCTATAAAGCTTTCATGAATAGCTGTGAAGTTGAAAATAGTAAGCTTTATAATTTGATGGATAAGGGTGAATATCAAATTAAATTCTTAACTTTAGGTGCTTACCCAAGTTTTGAATTTGGTTTAGATAAAACAGGGACCGGAAGCATTGAAACGTATAATGTATTTGATAATTTAATTGAGACAGCAGCTAAACGTGGTGATTGTATAGCACTTGTAGATCATACAAATAACTCTACCAGAACATTACAAACAACAGCTGGGTCTGTTTATTCTAGCTTATCAGCGTATGTTAAAAACAGCTTGACAATAACTAGAAAAGGCGGGGATAGCGAGGATGGTTATACTTACGGTGCTATGTTTACACCATACGCAACATACAGACTTAGCACTCAAAATAATGCGCAATATATATTACCAGCTTCTTTCGGATATTTAAGTGCATTCGCAGCTTCAACACAAACCAATCCAAATTGGTATGCAGTTGCTGGTGTTTCGAGAGGCGTTCCAAGTGGATTAATTGGGCTGTCCCAAAACATTACAAATGCTATTGCTGACTTATATCAACCAAGAAACAATGTTGCTATTAACTGTATAACAAATATTAAACCATATGGATACACGATATGGGGTAATAGAACCCTTAAGAATAATAGTGCTGATGGTGATTTGAAAGCGTTATCATTCCTTAACATTCGTGTATTGACATGTGATTTAAAGAAGACATTATATCAAGCATGTAAACGTTACACATTTGAAAACAATACTGATATAATGTGGTTGAACTTCAAGTCACAAATTGAGCCAGCATTAGCAAAAATGTTATCAGGTAATGGTATTGCAAGTTATCAAATAATTAAAGTAGCAACAACAAAGAAAGCTACAATTGAAGCTATTATAAGATTAGTTCCTATTGAACCTGTAGAGGATTGGTTTATAACAATTGAACTTACAGACGGTGTAGAAGCTAATATTCAATAAAGTGAGGAAAATAAAATATGCCGCAAGATAATACATATGGAACTTATCATTTAGCTGATAACCCTGCTTTATATGATCCAATGAGAAACAACACCTTTGAGTTTGTTGTCACTGGATTAGATAAATTATTACGAGTAGGTGCTGATGGTTCTGAAGAAAACGCTTATATTACAAACGCACAGGAAGTTTTAAGATTATCAGTCGATAGTGCTTCGATACCAATGTTTACGCAAGAAGTAATTCCGGTTAAGCGTGGTAACTCGACAATCAAGTTTGCTGGTACGCCTTCATTTGCTTCTGGTTCACTTGTTGTCAATGACTGGATCGGCGCAGATAGTAAGTCAGCTTTAATGGCATGGCAGAACCTATCATATAATGTAAAAACAGATAGAGTAGGTAACGCAGCGGATTATAAGAAAGATTGCTGGTTAATTGAATACACGCCAGATTATACAAAACAAGTAAGACAATGGCAGCTTAAAGGTTGCTTTATATCAGGACTATCTGAAGATGCGTATTCGATGAGCAGCGATGGTAAGAAAACTATCAGTGCAACTATCGAATATGATAGAGCTATAATGAGTTTACCAGATTAATTCCTGTATATATAGTATATAAAAATAAATCTGGATATAAAAATTTTAATATTATAAAATAAAGCTGCTATATCCAAGAAGTATAGCAGCTTTATTTATTTAATCGGAGGCTTGAATGGATAATAATTGGACAATTGCTGAATCATATACCTTACCATCAAAAGGTAGAGTATATAAGCAACAAGTAAATCCTGATATCAAAATAGCATCAATGACAACAGAACATGAGATGCGTAGATTAGCTCATACTGATACACCTTATAAAGCCATGGCAGACATCATAGATGATTGTTTAGTTGTTAAGCCAGGTATTTCAGCTTATGACATGTGTATTGGTGATTATCAATTCTTACTTCATAAACTTCGTATAGTTACGTATGGTTCAAAATATCCAATAACTACCGTATGCCCATACTGTAACACAATTAATACGAATGAAATTGACCTAGAAAGTCTTGAAGTATTCGAATATGATGATTCTATAAAAGATTTAATGTCTGTTACACTTCCAAGAACTAAAAAAGTTGTTGACTTAAGAATGCAGACACCTAGATTGTTAGAATCAGTTGAGCTGAAGAAAAAAGAATTTATAAAGAAAAATCCAAATAGTGCTGATCAATCACTTGTATTTTTACTTGAATCATTAATAGATAAAGTTGATAATCAAGTATTAGACGCAGTTCAATTATCATCTTTTATTAGAAAATTACCGATGGCGGATACAAACGCTATCATGCAAACAGCAGAAAAGCTTAACTCAAAGGTTGGGATTAACACGATCCTGGAAAACGAATGCTCGGTTTGTGGTGTAGATTACAAAAGCAACTTTCCCATCACATCTGAATTTTTTAGACCCACAGTTTTGTAAAGATGGCAAAACACCTTATGGTCCATACCGATATAAAGAAATAGCGAAAGAACGCTACATGATATCCAAACATTTGAATACATCATATGTGGACTTAGGTAAAATAACCCCAGTTGAGAGAAAATATTTGCTTGAATTCTTAATGCAAGATGCTGAGGAAGAAAACAAATTACGTAATGACGCAATTAACAAAGCAAAGCAACAATATAATAATTAATTAGAGGAAGATATATGGCTAAAGTTTCAATGCTAGACGACATCGAAGGTAAAGGTAAGTCAGATTCTTCCTCTACGCTTCGCTATAAATTAGAACAAGAAGAAAAAATTCGTAAACATTATCTAGAAAAGTTTAATGGTGACGAAATCAAAGCTAAAAAAGCTACTATGGAAGCTTTAGCCAAGATTGAAGAACAAGAAAACAAGAAAAGTCTAGATAAGCGTAAAAAATATTGGGAAGAAGAAGCTAAATACGCTACTAAAGCTTCAGATAAAATCAAAGCGAGTGCAGCGCAATTCGGAATAGATTTTGCGAAGAATTTAGGTAAAGCAGCTTCTAATGCTGTAAAAAACGCCACGTCAGCAGCTTTGACAAGTGTTGAAAAATATATTGGTATTTATGATCAATACATGTCTGGTATTGAAGCTAGAATTCAAGGTTCTGGTAAAACTTTTCAAGGAATGGTTTCAACCATCAGCGGTGCTATTGGCAGCAGTCAATATGTATCCCAGGTAAAAGTTCTTGAAAAATTAAATTCTTTAGTCGAACAAGGTATTGTATACAATGTAGAGCAGAGAGCATTTTTAGGAACAATATCTGAAAAAATTGCTAAAACATTTGATGTAGCTAACGGTACGCTACTTCAATTAATTCGTATACAACAAGCTGACAGCACAGCAGCTCGCTTAGGTATGGAAGCGTATTTGACGCAATTCTTTAATGCACAGTTTAAAGACACGTCTTATATGAATAAAGCTTCTAGCATATCAAGCAATTTACTTGGTATTTCTTCTCAACTTGGAAGAAACAGATCAGTTGAACTTGAATATGTAGCTCAAAAATGGTTAGGTTCTATGAGTTCGGTTGGTGTATCGGACAGTACGATACAATCATTAGCTCAAGGATTAAATTATTTAGGTACAGGTGATATATCAGGTTTATCGTCAAATCAATCGCTACAAAGATTATTGGTAGCTGCTTCAAGCAGAGCTGGTCTTGATTTTGGTAGCTTACTTACAGGTGGTGTCGACGCTACTACAGCTAATAAGTTATTCAGCAGTATTATCAGATTAGGTCAGGACATAGCTCGAACAGATAATATGGTTGTTAAGTCACAATATGCTAACTTATTTGGTATGACAATATCTGACTTAACATCATTGTTGAACTTATCATCAAAAGATCTTGTCAGTATTTCAAATAATATGTTATCATATGCTGGTGCTATAAGCGAGGTAGATAACCAACTCACTAAAGTCCCAAGCAGAATGCATTTATCTGAGCGTATCAATACAATGTTTGAAAACATGATGACCACAACTGGTATGAGTATCGCTAATAATGCTGTTTCTTATACAACTTGGATCATAACTGATTTAATTGAAAAAGCTACCGGCGGTATTAATATACCTACAATATCAGTTATGGGTAACGCAGTAGATTTAAACGCTACTGTTACTCAGTTAATGAAACTTGGTATTATTGGCGCTAATGTTTTAGGTAATATCGGTACAATTGTTAATGGTTTGTCTGGTAGAAATAATTTATCATTATCCAATTGGGGTGCTGAAGATATATTAAAGCGCGGACAAGGTTTTACAGGTATTACGATAGGTTCGACGCAAACAACAAGTGAAACAACTTACATTGGGTCGACATCATCTTCAGATATATATCAAAGTTCACTAGCTTCTGCTGAGGAATCAGCTAATGTTGATGTCACAGGTTCTGCTAAGGAAGCTAAAGAGCAACAAGCAGAACTATTAGCAAAAGTATCAGCTCTATTAGAATTATTTAGCGTGACATTTAGAGCAGGTGATTCATTGCGTGTTTATGTGGATCGCATGCCACCTGTTACTTTATCCACGATTGGTGGTTAATTCATATGCAACAATTTTATACAAACACAATTGAATCTAAATTCATAAAACAACTTATAGCTACCACAAATTTACCTACTGTAGATACTCTATATAAAGGTAAATTATTAGTCCCAGGTTGTTATTATGTTACTGATAATTATCTGGTCAGAGCTAAAAGTGACTCAAAAGATACTGTGTTTGAGTATGATCCAGAGAAATTCAATCAACAGTTAGATATTATTCACCCATATAATTTTGGTCAAAATTATCCTGGTTTTACATCAACTTATAGATCAATTAATGATGGATACGATAGTAAGACACATTATTACCTTGGTGAGTACTTGAGATGTATTAGAGATTTACATAATATAGATTTAATGCCCTTCTATAATTGCTATACCAATGATTATGTCACAGATATATTTATAGGTACAGCTACAGCATCAGATACTGAAACTGCGAGTGATAAATTAGTTATTAAGCAATCAAATCCTAATGTTTATGGTAAAAAAGTTATAGCTGTACCAGTTAAATTCGGAACTACTTACAGTATATTTATTGATTGCGGTACTCAAGTTCAAGTAATAACTGGTTTATATGGTAATAAAGGGTTAATAAAACTTACTGATAAAAAAATCACAAGTAACCCTGATAGTTCCAGCGATAATGAAGACAGTGGTGCAGTATATTCTTACACATCATTCAGGGATGGTTTCACATACACTACCCCATATCCTGATTCAACTACTTATCCATATACTCGATTTCTTAAATTGTTTATACAACTACCCCTTAATGTAGACTCATCTGTAGTAGTCCTCGAAGGTGATTATACACTTAAAACTAAACCCCTATCTGTCCATGCAAGCGTGCCTGATTCTATTTTTCTCAAAACACGTTCTGTGAATTCGCTCATAAGCGAATTATCATTAACGCAGATATCTAGTTCACGTTCTTATGCTTTCAGTAATAGATTAATTGAATATTTAGTTTACAATGTAATTACTCAAGATGAAACCATAAATAAAAACATCGAGCGTATACAAACATACGCTTCGTCTATAACGAACGCGCAATTAAACTTTACACCTGCTTTTGACATGAAAGACTCTACAAAGGATGTCTGGGATGATAAATTACGAGAATATTTATATAATTTAACCTTAGCAAGTAATTATATAACAAACAAATTTGATATAACAGGTTATGTTGATAAAGACGTTGAGCAGGTAATAACGAGAGGTCAAAAAGTATAATGGCGAATGAATTTGATTTGATCACAAATTATCTATATATGTATCACACGGATACTTTCGTTGTTTTACCAACATATCCAGAGAGTATCGCTGATAGTTTAAGTTCTACATTTCAATCAACACCTATATTAGCGAGATCCGCACCAATATTTTCTTACAGTTATAGTGGTCCTAGATCAATGCAAATAACTTTAAGTTTACATCGAGATCTAATGAATCAAGTTAATTACGGTGTTAGTAATATTAATCTCAACGAAGCCGACCTCGGTGATGATTATGTAGATGTGATAATAAAACAGCTACAAGCAATAGCTTTACCAGCTTACGCTACAGCAAATAAAATGGTAAACCCACCAATGATTGCATTACGTTTTGGTAATGAAATATATATCAAAGGTGTAGTCAATGGGGGTATAACCGTAACATATAATATGCCACTTCTCGTAGATGATAAATACGCAAAAGTAGATATTAGCTTTACTGTTACCGAGGTTGATCCATACGACGCACAATCAGTTATGGTTCAAGGAAGTTTTAGAGGTCTAAATAAAACCTTAGAGCGTAGATTATTTAAAAGGTAAATTATGGACATTTTAACTAATAAATCATATAGATCGTACGATTATTTTTGTAGATATTCAAGTTTTCCTTATTATTTCAATACTGAGGATAATAAATATGTTTATGGTACAACATCGCAATTAAAAGAAACTACCCCATATATAATTCACATTGTGAAAAGGGGTGAAACGTTAGATAGCTTAGCGTTAGACGCTTATAATAATCCGACATATTTTTTCTTGATTGCAGATTTTAACAGAATTCAAGATCCTTTCAAACCTTTAGAGGTAGGTTCTGAAATAAAAATCCCAACATTCAGTTCAGTCAGTTATGAGGCGTAACAATGGCAACTAATACATCACTTTTATCTACAACATCTAGAGTAGAGACACCATTTATTGGATTACGTATTGGTGAATCTACTTTTGGTATCTATGATAAGAATGTAATTAATTCAAAAAATAGTAATATAAGCGCTAGGGTTAAATACCCTAATTATATGACTGCATTGACGGTTGAAAAAATTAATGGTGCTGTAAATAATTATACTATTAATTTAAAATACGCTATTCGAGCTGGTGATGATCCTAACTTCATTGATAAGGTATTAAGTTCAATATCAGATAACTGGCGTATAAGTATAAGTTACGGAGATATGTCAGCTCCATCATTTATATTTAGAGAAGAATCTGCTTTAATAAATAATATTCGCAGATCTGTAGATATAAATTCTTCAGTGATAACTTACACTATAACAGCTGTAAGTGAATCAGTATTAGCTAAAGCTGGTAACTTTACATTTCAACGTGCTATAGCTAAGCCAAGTGATAAAATAAAAGAAATCCTGTATAATAAAGCGTATGGACTTCAAGATATTTTCTATGGCATGAGAGATCTAGAAACAGTTTTAACTAAGGGTCTTATTGCAGGTGATGATGCTGTAGTAACGATTGAAGAAAAGCGAAATATAGACCTGTTTTCTTATCTCAATTATCTAGTCAGCTGTATGAGCCCTATTTCATCTAGTGTTGGTTACTCTGGTAGATATTCACTTGTTGTTTATGATGATTTGACCAGTGAGTTCGGTGGCCCATATTTTAAAGTTACACGGTTAGCTGCAAATATTCAAGACACTTCTGTGTATAATATGTATGAGATTGATATCGGTTATCCTGGTAATACGCTTGTAACAAATTTACAAATAGAGGATAATGAAGCTTATTCATTATATCAAAAATATTCAGAAAAAATACAGCAACCTGAATATATTTATCGTATAGATAATGAAGGTAATACAGTTGTTGAATATTCACCAGCTTTAACACGTTCAACTAATTTACTTAAGACAACACAAGCAGATAAAGTCTGGTGGGATACGATGTTGCAATATTCTATCAGCGCGTCAATAACAGTAAAAGGTTTATTGCGTCCAGCTTTATTGATGCAATATATAAAGTTAAATGTATTATTTTATGGTCAAAAACATAATACAAGTGGTATATACGCAATAACAAAGCAAGTAGATCAAGTAGATATAAATGGTTATCGCACAACATTATCTTTACTTAGAATTCCAGAATCGCAGACAGGTAATCCAATTTTATGATAACAAAAGGAATTATTGAAGAAATATTATCACCATATTCAGCTAAGGTACGTTTACCGATATTTGATTCTATAAAAGACGCGCAAAACAGTGTAAGTACAGATAATCTACGTATAGCTTCTATATGTAGTTTACCTAACTGTACCAACTTATTGGGTGTTGGTGATATTGTTTTTGTAGGCTTTGAGGATGATGATTTAGGTAAGCCAATTATATTGGGAAATCTTGTTCGAGAGCAATCATCATCAGCTAACCCAGACATTTCAGGTTATTCAATCAAAATTGATAAATCTGTAAAGATTCCAAGCACTATAGTGGTTGATAACACCAATTCAATAGACTTGAGTCAATTATATGGGCTAAAATGTAATGTACAGACAGCTATAGACGCCTTGAGTGACCAAATTCAAAAAATAAAGGATCAAATAAATAAAAAATGAAATCAATAGCTTTTCCAATAATGTTAGGTAACTCAAGTACTAATATAATTAAGGATCATGATGCTACATCATCTAACCTTAAACTTTTATTATTATCTGATAAAACAAGCTTATTTGGGGATCCTTATTTTGGTACTAATATAAAAAAACTTATACATGATCAAAATAATATCGTATTACGAGATCTCGTTATCGATGACATATATACTGCTATAACCACGTTCATGCCACAGATCATTGTGAAACGAGGTGATATAAAAGTTACTTCAGATCGAAGTAATGTATATGTAAATATAAAGTGTTTAAATCTAATCGATTATACAACTGATCTATATAACATAAATCTAACAAGTGATGAGGAAATTTAATATAAATGGCTAATACAGATTACGAACAAATGGCGAGAGATTTAATAAGTAATATCTCATACACCAACAAAGATTTTAGAACTATATATCCTGAGCTTATTGATCTTGTTAAAAAACTTACAAATAAATGGGATCCTGAAATTACAAACGAATCAGATCCTGGTTTAATATTACTTAAACTCAACGCTATTATAGCGGATAAAAATAATTACAATATAGATAAGAACATACTCGAAGCGTTTCCTTTGTCTGTAACACAGTATGGAAATGCTCGTAAAATATATGACATACTCGGATATAAGATGAAGTGGTATAGATCTGCTACTACTACTTTGAGTATGGTTGATAATTCTGGTAAAGTAGCAAGCGCTTCTTCATTTTCAACAGGTGATAGATCCGGTAAAAATATATTTGATATTTTCACCATGTTTTCCAATGACGCAGGCGATGTTATATACACTTTGACTAGAAATGTTAGTAAAAGTGAACTATCTACTAAAGGACAAGCTATAACCGACATACCTGTTATAGAAGGTGCTAATTATGAGTATGAAATAAACGGCGAGACATTAATAACATTAAATAACCTCGACGCTGATTTACGATTATATTTCAGAGAACCTTATGTAGCTGAGAATGGTATTTTTATTAAACGAGACGGTGATAGTTGGGATAATGCTTGGATTAAGGTTGATAACTTAGCTTCAGAGATTTTAGACCAAACTATATTCGAATTCGGCGTTTTACCCAACTCTGATACTTGTTATGTACAATTCCCACAGGATATAGGAAATCTAATTGGAAGTGGATTAAGAATCAGATATGTTATCAGTTCAGGTGTTAAGGGTAACGTAAGCGCTAAAGAAATAAATACTTGTACAGTTGACATTATAGCAAAAAACAGTGATGATACTGAAACAAATCTTAATGATTCAATCATAATTCAAAATCCAAACTCAGCTACAAGTGGCAAAGACCCTGAGACTCTTGATGAGGCTTATAAGAATTATAAAAAAACTATTGGTACATTCAATACACTTGTTACATGTAGAGATTATGAGAATAACATCTATAACGCAAAGAATGGTACTAATAATTATGTTTCAAATATAGTCGTCTCAGATAGAACAAATGACTTACAAAGCGTTTACACAACTATAGATGATGAGAATATCAGTAAGAAAAAATTTATAACTGCTACCTATAATGATTCAGGCACAGGCCTTCAAACTTTCACAGCATATGATCTAGCTTTAGCACCACTTAGTCCAGTTACAAATATAAGTTCTATAGCTGATTTTAACGATACATTCACATTAAAACGTGCTTCAAGAAATCTTATCGTTGAAAAATTAGAATCAAGCGAAAATCTTAGTTGCATGCAACATGATTATATTGATAATACGAATAATCCAGTTGTTATATTCAAGAATAAATTTGTTGTAAACGCTAAGATACTTACTTATTACAAATTATCAAACGAAGAAATAAAAGACCTTAAAAATAAAATTCAACAAGCATTAATGTTGAAATATAACTCGAGACAAGTAGAATTTGGTGAGAGTATTGATTATGATACACTTGTTAAAACTATTGAAAATTCTGATTCGAGAATAAGAACAGCAATTGTTGATATACCTTCATATACAACATATATTGGTAAATATATTGATCCACAAAACCCTAATGCAGCCAGTAATCTGAAACTCAGTGAAAACAATACTATTACTACCGATATTAAAACAAATATGGTTATGAGAGGTAATACTCAATTAATTGATTTTAATGATAATTTTGAATGGCAAATAGGACAAACCAATAGTGTTCAATATTCAAATATACAGAAAATAACAAGTGAAGTTACTATATCTACAGCTGATTTAACAACTGGCTATACGTTAAAAGAAAATGAAAATATTCAAGCACTATCACCAAGTTATGTGGCAATCCAAACAGTTAAAGACTTTGTTACTTGTACCATATCTAATACTATAGATTCTGGTGATGTTACTTTTGCTGATGGTGTTGTTTACCCATTTGTTAATTCAGGTCAATGGAATATTAAAGTTGTATTCAGATACACCAAAGATGGCAAGCAAGTAACAACACAGCCACCAAGCAATGCTAAATATTTTAGAATAAATGGTACTGACGGTATTACATTAAGGGGCACAGCAGAGCAGCAAATTGACCTGGGATCAAACAAGCGATTTGAATCATTGCGCGAAAACATAACAAATATAGATTCAACTAATAATTGTTACTGGATCTTAAATAATTCTGATAATATTTTATTTGCTGCGAATGTACATGAAAAAGTTTTGGATACAAATGAGTATTTTATCTACACGGACGCAATTAAAAGCGGTATAGTTATATTAGGATCAGGAACAAAATTAACCCGTGCTCTCAAGAATAATCAAGAAATTAAAGTAAATAAAAATATCAGTGCTGAGAAAATTGCAGAGAATGGAATTTCAGGTATACCTGATAACGCTTTTTATCACTTTGCAAATGATGATAATGTTGTTTTACATGAGATGATTATATACACATTTGGCAAAGGAACAACTGTCAAAGCAAAAGTAACAAATGATGTGAATAACAACCTTCAAAAATGCGAAGACCTGAAATATCAAAACCCCAATGAAACCGAACAAGAACTTAAGGGTATAGAGTGGCAAATACGTTCTAGATTGAACTTAAATGCAACGCCTTCGAATCCACAAGTATTGGTCGATAATCAAATAATTAGAATAGGTACTGAAGCAATCACTAATAAATCTATTTTATTTAGTCAAAATGTACAATTAGCAGGTGGTGCTGACCTTGATATGAGCGTACTTGACTTAGAGGGTAATGTCGGGTATACTTTGAACGCATTAGCTTTTATACCAAGCACAATTGACTCATTTACTCTACCTTATATTAAAGACAATGCAAAAGTTGCGAAATATGATTATCCAATAACATTATTGCATGGCAGTGAAAATCCTACAAAATCAGGCAGCAGAGCAATAATTAAATTATCAGTTAATGATATTGCTTCGAATGCTGATAAAGTAACTGTTTCAATACCTAATGGGATTAATGGGTCAGTAGTTAATTTTAATTCTAGCTCAACTTTAGATACAGCAGCTAGTAGCACTACAAATAAAAGCGTTACTATAACAACTGTTGGGGCAAATTATATACAGCTAAAAGCTCCGGATTCAGGTAATACCAATTTAACTCAATTTACAGTAACTTGTTCTGGTAAAGCAAAAGTGACAGTGGATAATATACTTTATGTGTTTGCTGATAATGTCAACTTAGATGATGATAGTGTGCGTAAAAATATAGCAGTAAAGTTAGAGGGACATAAAATTGACGCTAAACCTGCTACTTTTGATTACACATATATCGTACCAGACGAAGTGCGTGTTGATGATCCACTTAAGCCTGATTCTTTTTGGTCAAGTAATCATTACTGTAATAGATTCACAATTGCTCAGTTAGATTTGGCTGGGTCGAATATTATGATACTATAATGAGGCGTAAATGTTTAGATTACAGAATAATGTACCATCAACTTATTTAGAGCAATCGCGAGATTTTCAATTATTTTGTAGATTATACGATTGTATAAATAATGGGGTACAATTTGATATATCCACAATAACAGATATATTAGACCCAAATAAAGTCAATGACCGAGTAGTTAAACTTTTAGCTACTCGAATTGGTTTTATCACTAACATCGATATTGATAATACTGTATTGAGATATATATTAAGTGCGTACCCTTATATTATTAGGAATAAAGGTACTAAAAAAAGTATTGAAGCAGCAGTTAACGCGATTTTACATGCAGAACATTCTATAGACCCAGCTATCGTCGAAATTGACAACAAGCCAAAATCTGCTGCTGATTCATCTTATGAAATACGTATATATACACCAGTACGTCTCAGCAGCAAAACGCGGAAAGCTTTAGATGAGTTATTAAAATATATACTTCCAGCAGGGTATATTTATGATATATATCCATATATTTTATTAGATAAATCGAGAAATATAGAACAAAAGTTTAAAGCAGATACTGATAAGCTTATAGCAGTTGTTGGGCCACTTTCAACTACTTCGAGTATACGTGGTGTAAGTGATAGTTGGATTGTAGATCCTAACTCTAATATCAAGAGTAGATTGCTTAACAATTTTGATACTATGGAAGTTGTCAGTGGTAGTCAATATGAAGCAGCTAAGGCTTGGGAAAATGAAAATGGTGGGGAGAGTGCAATAAAAATTTACCCTACAGTTGAACCATAATCCAACCAAAATTCATAACATCTATAACAGGAATAAATATGGATAATACAATAAGTAATTTTTTATATTCAGGTAACGCTACATTGAAGTTTTGTCGCAATGGTGTTGTTTATAAAACAGTGACTAACCATAATACAGCAGAAGACATCTTCATAACCTATATACTTCGAGCAATTACAGGCGATCGAGATGCTGTAGATCAAATGCCAAAGTTTTTATCGCTATCTGGCAATAAAGACGGTAAAGACACAGATTTACTGCTGTATAAAATCCCAATAAGTAGAGCTTATATTGATGATGGGCCTATAGCTAGATTTGTTGGTTATATACCCTATGGTGCTTTTGCAGATGCAAATGGAAATCAACAATATTCTACTAATATAAATAAATTAAAAATATATAATAGCGCAGCCAGTGTACCAGCCAATCAACTTTTAGCAACAGTTAAGTTTCCTGAAATAAATACTACACTAACTGAAGGCACGACAGTTATTGTTGAATGGACAGTATCAATAACAGACGTCGCAAGCACTATTGATAAATCACCTACAACACCAAGCGAAACTACTAAATCAACACCAGTAAGTAATAGAACATTACTTAAAAAAGTAAGTAAATAATAGGATAAAGATATGTACCTAGAATCAGATAAAATACAAATATTTCCTACATCAAATAGAGACTCAGCTTACCAAGCTCAAGCTAGATTAATGACTGAATCTAATATTATCAATATTGTTAATAGACTTGTCGACAAAGATAGCTTCATTATTAATTACAAGGGCACCAGTATCGATTTTAATATTCATGGATATTGGATACATGTACCTGATATCGTCCCAGTAACTCTATCTATTCAACAAGAGTTTCCTAACGCTACATCTATCTACGCAAAAATAACAATCAATACAACCCAATCTGGGACCCAGCCTGAATTTAAGACAATTAATGGTACTGATACGGAAGCGGCAGGTGGAGGACAAATATATACTGGGGTTGAATTTGTAACTACAAAATCATCGAGTGGTGATACTGGTACCCCTTATTACCTACATTTGCTTGAGAAAGTAAATGGTACATGGCAAGTACCTGAAGACAGCTGGGTAAAGTTCACCACAAGCGCAACTACTAGATCAATAACAATAGATGATGGTGATTTAGATTCATAACCTGTATATACAATTAACGAAATATTGCCTCGCTGGCAGTAACTAAGCTTTATTACTAAGTTTTTTACTTGCAACCGAGGCCTCATATTATACTGCACTAGTACATAGAGAATAAAATCTATGTACTTATTTTTTACTAATTTTTGAAAAACATTAAGTTCTTAATACTATAAATGTATGATATTATATATATAATAATATCTAAACGAAGGTATATGTAATGAAAAAAGAAAAACTTGATGTACTTGTTTGTCCAACATGTGGTTGCGAATACTTACCCGCTGAGATCTACCTGCCAAACAGCTTCTTCGGCAAGCCGACTAATATCGAAAAGACACGCGAAGGTAAAGTAGAAACATTCGAGGGTATGACAATGAATCCAAACGAATCTTATATTTGTGATCATTGTGGGACTCATTTCAATGTAAAAGCTAACATAACATTTAAAGCAACCGTAGACGCAGCAAAAGACTTTACAACAGACTATGTATCGCCGCTAAAAGAAAAGAAAATTAGCCTTTTTGAAGACTTCGAATAATGACGATTGAGATTGAAGAAAAGCAAACTAAACATGTACCAGGGATAACATCCCTTTTCATAACATTTCCTTATGATACGAATTTAATCGAAATAGTCAAATCCTTTGGTACAGCTGTTTATGATAAGAAAAACCATACTTGGGAACTACCATCCGTCTACTTATCTGCTTTTCTTGATAAAGCTTGTCATATTGGCGATATAAATTTAAAGCTATTGCGAGATAAACCAGATACCAATAAAATCTATACTTTATCTGACTACAAAATCAAACCTTTAGATCACCAGGTAGAAGCTATTCAATATGGCTTGAATCACGATAAGTTTTTACTTCTTGACGCACCTGGACTTGGTAAAACAGCGTCAATTATACACATAGCTGAAGAACTTTATAAACAACATAAAATAGAACATTGCTTAGTCATTTGTGGTCTTAATACCTTGAAAATGAACTGGGTAAAAGAAATAAAAAAACACAGCGATTTATCATATAGGGTATTAGGTCAAAAAATATCGAAAAAAGGTAAATTTTCTATTGGCTCTGTTGCGGAGCGCTTAGCGCAATTAAGCGAGAATATCAGCGAGTTTTTTGTTATAACAAATATTGAGACGCTTAGAGATAAAAAGATTGCTTCAGCTATTAATAAGAATAAACCAAACGTATTTGACATGATTGTACTAGATGAAGCACATGTCTGTAAGAATCCATCCAGCCAACAGGGTAATAATTTACTTAAGCTGAAAAAAGCAAAACATCAGATAGCCGCTACGGGTACTGTTCTACTTAATGATCCTATTGACTGTCTAGTACCGTTACGTTGGATTGGTGCTGAGAATTCTTGTAAATCAGTCTTTGAGCACTTCTACTATCAATACGGTGGTGATTACGGTAATCAAATTGTTAGCTTTAAGAACTTAGATATACTTAAAGACCAGCTCAGCAAATACTCGATACGACGAGATAAGTCTTTACTTAATTTACCACCTAAAACTATTATACCTGAGTATGTTGAGATGGATGATACACAAGCGAAATTCTATTCTGATATCTCTCATAAAATAGTAGAAGAAGTAGATAAAGTTGAGATTTCAACTGTAAGCTTGTTAGCTATGGTTACTAGGTTACGACAGGCTACCGCCGCACCATCTATTCTTACTACATCTCAGATAAATTCAGCGAAAATACAACGCGCAGTTGATTTAGCGCGTCAGATCGTATCAGGTAATGAAAAGGTTGTTATATTTTCAACATTTAAAGAACCAATACGGATATTATCTGAAGAACTTGAGGACTTGAATCCACTGATTGTTACTGGCGATACAAAATGTGATCCAATAGTAGTATCAGAACAATTTCAAACTGATCCAAGCCGAAAAGTGTTTTTAGGTACATGGCAAAAAGCAGGTACAGGTATTGACTTATACGCAGCTTCGTATCTTATTTTTATTGACACGCCATGGACTGAGGGTGTATTCACGCAATGTTCAGATCGTATTTATCGAATAGGTACATCTAAAAATGTATTTATCTACAATCTCATAACAAAAGACACTATTGATGAACGCGTTTGGGATATTGTTCAGACAAAAGGTGCGATAAGCGATTATGTTGTTGACGATAAATTAACAGAATCCGGCTATAAAATATTACAAAATTATATTCAAGATTTAAAATCCAGTTGATTTTTTCTCTATAATTTCATATAATATATATGAGGTTAGAGATATGAAAACTGAAACTATTCAACAAAGAATCGAAAGCACAGAAAAGCAAATTGAAAAGAAGCAAAAATCAATACAGAGATATCAAGCTTTTATCGATAAAGTTAATAAGCAGCTTTTGGATAAAAATTTGACTATAGCTGATTGTCGAAATTTGCTTCACACTGTTTCTGATTATAAAGAATATAAGTTTTACTTTGACGCACTTGATATTGAATATCGCGAAGACGATATCAGACGTCTTAAAAAAGAAATAGCGAATCTCGAAGCGAAGCTTGATGAACTTAGAGCCAAGGACGCTGAGGCACAGGTTATCGAAAATATCTATCAATCTGACGTACCTGATGTTTTGCACGAACTTGAATATGAGCTTATTAATCGCTGGGACGAATATGATAAAGAATATCGCGATAGTGATGTAAAGAAACCGCGTACTTACATTTATTATACTGATGAAGAAATTCATAAGCAAAATGTTGAGGCTGCGAAAGTTCTTGTGCTTGACTTATATAACAGAGTTTACAGTATTACTGGACCGGTTACAAATTGGTCAAATATAACACTTCAACAAAGTGTTCAAGGACCTGTACTTAACGGCATAGTTCAAGGTGAGTTAGGTAAAGTAAGAATTGAATCAATATTGGCAGGTGGCTATAATATACAAAAATTACATATTAGAGTTTTAGTTAAAAGTATATGAAGAAAAGTAAGGGGGGTATTTATATACCTTCCTTTTTTCATATCTAGTTGATTTATTTATTATTAGAGTCTATAATATATTGTGATAAAAGAATTAGTCTAAAAAGTTTCGAAAAACACTTGATTTTTTCAAACTTAGCTAATATAATATTAATATAAATATAAACTGTGAGGTAATGGATGATTTCAGATTTAAAGCGTTCATATGAAGAAACAGCTGAGATTATTACGAATTGGCGAAAAGCTAATAAGAATGACTTAGCAAACAAATACATTGAAAACGAATCTGATCCAATATTGAGTCAAGCGTACTTGAGCGCACTTATTTGTCGATATTGGGGTCTGATAAGTAAATATTATAATACTTGTTACAAATCAGTATCTATTGATGACTGTTATGATTGGCTTATCAACTCAATAACATACGCGTTAAAGCACAGAAAATGGCTAGATCCACAAAGCAAAATGTATGGTGACCCAGCTGGTCCAGATAAGATCATAAATAGATGTATGTTGTCATCTAAGCGAATATTTTTTCAAGCTTCTAACTATATGAAGCGCACACTTAACTTTAAGACAACAAGCGTCGACGCTTTGATTGATGATGTTGGTGATTTTATTCGAGATGAGTATGATCATTTCTGTGATGTAGAGGATTCATCAAATCTACTTGTAAACCAAGCGGTAAACCGTAACAATTATTTCTTAGCGTTACTTATAGATGTGATAGCGCACTTTGATACATTCGAATCTAAAACTGTTGACAATACAACATTTGCTGACTTTTCTATGAGAAAACTTGTAAAATGTTTGCGAGATTTAGATGATAATTACATTGATTATTTTGAGAAAAGGTACTCAGAAATCAATGTTGATCGAAATTATCTAAAAAATACTGTATCTGAATGTAAAACAAGTTCGAGCGGTAAAATCTATAACAAAATAAACTCGAATTTACAATATCTGAAAAATAGTCGAAGCTTTATAAATAAACTAAAAGGATAAACGTGAATTATATGTTGACTGAACTGTTTAGTACCAATAACTATGTTAGTTTCAATATAAAAGTAGCTGAAGTACTTGGTCTACATACGGCTATTTATGTTTCTGAGCTTATCAATATTAATAACAAAGCTCTACATAAGAATAAAATAAATGAAGCTGGATACTTTAAAGTTGATCGAAAATATATAACATCGAGAACAACTTTACAGCCTGATGAGCAAAAACAAATCGAGGATAAATTGGTTGAGATTCAAACTTTGCAAATAGATCCAAATGATCGTGACGCTTTTAAAATCGATATCAATAATCTCGCTAATATTGCGATATCTGACGATGTAAAGTTCCTCAAGGGCGTCTCTAAAATAACAGCGAATGTTAAGCAACCGAAAAAGACAAAACGTCAATCATATATTGAGGTTCTTAAAGACTGCGCGGCTCACGAAAACGCTGAGTTGAATCAAGCTTATATGGACTGGGTTGATGGTGTCTACGCTAATCCAAAAGGATTCTTGTCACCTAAATCAGTAAAGGTGTTTAAAGAAACAGTTGATAACTTCGCTCAAGGTAATCTTGACTTAGCACTTAAAATTATCGATATAGCAACTGTAAATGGATATAGAGACGCTACGTGGGCGATAAATGTTTTCAATAGAGACTTTGCGGCTGAGTTCAATAGAAAATATCGAATGAATCCGCCAGCGGCACAGAAAAAACAAAAACTTAGTGATGAGGTATTTTGATGATAAGCACATCAGAGTGTTGGCTTAAGAATAATTGCAAAAAAGCGAATAACTGCGGTGATTTTTGTATAAAGTTGTACAAGTTGAACGAGCTTTACAATCTCGCTTTGATCTCGAACACCCAACGTAAACATGTAAATCTTCGTATAGATGAAGATGGTACGGATCGAGACGCTTTTAGAGCGCTTAAAGATATCGACAAAGATATTGAAAATTTTATTAGCCGCGGACAGAATCTCTATATTCACTCGACAAATCCAGGCAATGGTAAAAGTTCATGGTCTTTGAGGCTTGTTCAAAGTTATTTTGATCGTATTTGGCACAAGTCTGATACAACATGTAGAGCTTTATTTATACATGTGCCTAGATATTTGCTCGCTTTGAAGGATTCACTCTCAGTTAAAAGTGATTATGTTGACTATATCAAGAAAAATATTTTCGAAGCTGATATTGTTATATTTGATGAGATTGGTACAAAAGTTGCTACACAATTTGAATTCGAAAATTTACTTAGTCTCATAAACACACGTATCGATCTAGGTAAAAGTAATGTATATACATCAAACATGACTGATGAAGAATTCAAAGAAAAGCTTGGGGACAGGCTTTATTCGAGAATAGTTAACTTGTCGACAAATATTGAACTATTCGGACAAGACAAAAGAGGTATTCAATGATACAGCTACAAGCACTTAATTATATATTAACTAGTAAAGACACATCATTTATAACTCTGAATAATCTTAACACAGACTTTTTTTCAGATTATCCAGATGAGTTTCTATTTATAAAGAATCATATCGATAGTTACGGTAATACACCTGACTTAGAGACCTTCGTAAATAAGTTCCCGAATTTTGATGTTATCACTGTAACTGAGACACCGAAATACTTACTCGAAGAACTTTATAACGATAAAAATACTCGTTTCTTAGCTAAGACATTCAACAAAATCAGAGATTTACTCAATGAAGGTGATACTGATTCGGCTATGAGCTTGTTTGCTAAAGCTCAGTCAACAAGTAACAATGACGTTTACTTGAACGCTGTTGATATCCTAAAAGACACGAGCCGTTATGATGATTATGTGGATCACGCCAATGATTTTGAAAAGTATTATATAAAAACAGGTTTTGTAGAACTGGATCAAATAATCGGCGGTTGGGACCGCCAGGAAGAACTAGCTACTATAGTTGCTCGTCCGAATGTTGGTAAAAGCTATTTATTGTTGAAAATCGCTTTAGCTGCGGCTGAACAAGGCTTGACTGTAGGTATTTACTCAGGTGAGATGTCAGAGAGAAAAGTTGGTTACAGGCTTGATACTTTGCGTTCTCATTTGTCCAATACAAAGCTTATTCGCGGTAATTTGTCCATTCAAAATGACTACAAACGATATATTGACAATATAAGAAATGAAATACCTGGATCTATTAAAGTATTAACCCCAGCTATGATTGGTGGTCCCGCGGGTGTATCGGCTTTGAGAGCTTTTATCGAAAAAGAACATCTCGACATACTTTGTGTCGACCAGCACAGCTTACTCGAAGATGACCGTAAAGCGAAAAGTCCAATCGAAAAAGCTGCGAATATATCTAAAGACTTGAAAAACTTACAAGTCCTTAAACATATACCAATTATTGCAGTTTCTCAGCAAAACAGAGAATCAACAGAAAATGGCGTAAGTGTAAGTCATATCGCTCAATCAGATAGAATTGGTCAAGACAGCACTGCGGTTATTTTTCTTGAACAGGATGATAATAATGTACTCACATTAGAGTTAGTAAAGTCTAGAGATTCTGTTAATGGTAAAAAGCTTAAGTATGCGGTAGATTTTGATAAAGGTACATTTACTTATATACCAAACGAAAAAGACGCACTTAACGGTAGTACATGTGAGCAAATTCGAGATGAGTACGAGTATGTAGATACGAGCGAGGATAATGTATTTTAATGGATCTCATTATAGATAACAAAATAATTAACGCACCTATACCTGATATCCTCAAACAGATAAAAAAAGAAACTGGGGCGAATTTGTTTAAGGATATTCAATTCAAGCGGGATAATTATGTAATAACATGTCCTCAACATAAAGGGGGTCAAGAAAATCACCCTTCATGTAATATATACTGTGGGGATAGTCCTGAAGTTGAGTATGGTACTGTTCATTGTTTTACATGTGGGTATAGTGTCCCTTTATATAAGTTAGTAGCTGACTGTTTTAATGAAAAGGATGATTTTGGTAAGGCGTGGTTAGTTGATCGATTTGGTGACACTTTTATTGAGACCCAACGAATATTACCTGTTATTGATGTAAGTAAAAAAGCACCAGTCAAAAAGTTAGATGAGTCAATTCTTAGAGAATTCGATTATTATCATCCTTACATGTGGACTAGAAAATTGTCCAGAGAGATTGTAGATAAGTTTCGGGTTGGTTATGATAAAGCAACCGACGCGTTAACTTTTCCAGTTTATGATGAACATAATAATCTAGTCATGGTTACTAAGCGATCAGTTTCAAGTAAAGCGTTTCATATTGATGAAAATGTCGATAAGCCTGTTTACTTGTTAAATTATATTCAGAGTCAAAATATAAAAACAGTTATTATTGTTGAGAGTCAGATAAACGCGTTAACCGCTTGGACATATGGGTACCCAGCTGTAGCTTTATTTGGTACTGGATCTGAACATCAATATGATATTTTGAATAAATCATGTATAAGACATTACATATTGATGTTTGATGGCGATAGCGCAGGTGATTCTGGTGCTAAGCGATTTATAAAAAACATACGTAAAGATGTTTTCGTAGATGTCGTAAAGTTACCTAGAGGCAAAGACGTTAACGATTTATCAAAAGAACAATTTTTGGATTTATTTAAACAAATCAGTTGATTTTTTAATTCGAATATATTAAAATAAAAATAAATAAAAAATATATAAATTCTGGAGGAAACAACATGGGTCAATTTAGTTTTGACGAGTTTCAAAGATCACAAGAACGCAAAACACAAGCGAACAACGCTCAAGTTCAGCAATCAACTGGACCTCGAATTGGGTTCTTTTTTCTTAAAAATGATGGCGATGAAGCAGTAGTTAGGATTATGCATGATTCTACGGCTGATTTTGATATGTGCGCTGTTCATAATGTAGATGTCGGTAATGGACGTAAGCGTAATGTTAACTGTATCAGAACACCAAAAGAACCGATCGAAAACTGTCCGCTTTGTGCTGCAAACGTCCCTGTTTACACTAAAATTTTCATTCACTTGATTGAATATGTAAGAGATGAACAAGGACAAATTCAAGCTGTACCAAAAGTTTTCGAGAGACCTGCATCATACGCTACTACGCTTAAACAGTTGCTTGATGAGTATGGTCCTTTGTCTGACAATATTTTCAAGATTAAACGTTCAGGTGCACCGAACAGCAGAGATACTAGATACAACATCATGTACGCGAGTCCAGCTGTTTACAGACCTGATTTGTACGTAAAGAAGCCTGAGCTTTTCGAAGGTTATCACGCTGTTGGTAACGCTGTTATCGATAAGAACGCTGATGAGTTGATGGATTTGTGTTATAGTAATGGTTTTATTAAAACAGCAGATCCGGATATGCAACCACTTGATGCACCCCAAGCAGCACCTGTACATGCAGCTGTAGAGCCGAGACAATATCAACCACAACCAGCAGCACCTGTACAACACGAACCGAGACAGTATCAAGCTGAGGTTCAACCCCAAGCAGCACCAGCTGAGCAAATGCCATGGGATAACAAGCCAGTAAGACGCACAGTAAATTACGCGGCTCAAGATGCAAACACCTTTACACCAGCACGCAGATATTGAGAGGTAATCAATGACTTTAGATTCGCTTTGGGGTGATGACTTTGTAATAAAAGAAACACCGAAACAGGCTAAAAAAGTTATCGAAAAAATAAAGCAGCCCAAGACTGATGTAAAGTCAGTCAAAAGGGCTGTTTCATCTAAAAAACTTAGTATTGAGGATAAGCTTAAGCTAATCACAGAGGAAGTAAATCGTATATTAGGTAGATACGAATCTAATACTCAAGTTATCACGACATACGCAGATTTAGTTTCATATATCGATAAAAGTATTGAAAATAAAGTTATCGCTATTGATACAGAAACAAATAACAGTTTGGATCCAATTACCTGTAAGATAATGGGTGGATGTATCTACACACCTGGATGTAAAAACGCGTATATACCTATAAACCATACTACATTAACTGGTGAGCGACTTGATTGGCAAATAACAGAAAAGCAATTAGCTGAGCAATTTTCAAGACTTATTGAAGCTAAGACAGATATTATTATGCACAACGGTAAATTCGACTACGAAGTTATTAAGTGCACATGTGGTGTCGAGTTACCAATTACTTGGGATACGATGATTGGGGCAAAAGTCTTGGACGAAAATGAGCGGTCAGCTGGATTGAAGCAACAATATATCGATAAAATAGATCCATCAATAGAAAAATATTCAATTGATCATTTGTTTTCTGATATTGAGTACGCAGTAGTTGACCCTAATGTTTTTGCACTGTACGCAGCAACAGACTCATATATGACGTATAAGCTGTACGAATGGCAGTTAGCTAAGTTCAATGATCCAGACCTGTCGAGATTGTTCGATATGTTTAAGCGGATTGAGATGCCGTTAGTGCCAGTAGTGGCGGAAATGGAATTGGCCGGGGTTGATTTTGATATCGAGTACGATGAGCGTCTAAGTAAAAAGTACCATAAAAAGCTTGATGAGTTAGATAGTAAAATAGCCGACGAGCTTGAAAAGCTAAAACCGCAAATTGATACCTGGCGCTTATCCAGTGACGCTAATTACAAGCCGGTGAAAAAGAACGGCGCCGGTGAAGGTAAGTCTAAGAATGAGCAGTTATCGGATCCAATTAATGTTGCTTCGCCAACGCAGCTTGCGATACTATTATATGACATACTTGGTATAAAAGCGGTTGACAAGAAAAATCCAAGAGGTACAGGTGAGGATATCCTCGAACGTATTCAGCACCCATTGGCTAAACTGCTATTAGAGCGTAGAGGATTGATGAAACTTATAACAGCTTTTATTGACTCTCTACCAACATGGGTTAATCCTAAAACTGGTCGTATACATTGTCATTTTAACGCTTATGGTGCTGCGACAGGTCGATTCAGTTCTTCGGAACCAAACCTGCAGCAAATCCCGTCTCATAATCATGAACTGAGATTACTGTTTAGGGCGGGTACAGATTATATGAATATATCATATGAAGATGATTATTTTGAATGTAATAGCGCCTCTGCTATAATGTCGAATAACAAATACGTTAGAGTCAAAGACTTAAGTGTTGGTGATGTTATCGACGTAGATTGCGAAACAGGGGATAAATCTAAAGACATAATTACAAAAATCGAATTTAACGATACAGTATGTCGTATATGGACAAAAGGGGGTGATAGTAATGAAAAAGTCGGTTAAATTAAAAATTGATAAAATTTTAGTTGGTAGCGACTTTTCTTAGGTCTCAACAAGAACCTCGTGTTTTGAGTCAATTTTCTCAAGATGAAAATATGATAAACGCTTATAAGCACGGCAAAGACCTATACGCAACTATTGCTGCTGGTGTCTATAATAACAACTATGAGGATAATCTCGAATTTAACCCTACTACTGGTCAATTACAACCTGAAGGTAAAGCTCGACGCGGTAGTTGCAAAAGCTTGTTGTTAGGTATAATGTATGGGCGAGGGGTTGCGTCTATAGCTGAGCAGATTAACGGCACCAAAGAGGATGCGCAGAAAATTATAGATGACTTTTATACATCTTTTCCAAAGGTTAAAGATTGGATCGATAAAACTCAAGCTGAGGCTCATAAGACTGGTTACGTAGAGGACCTCTGGGGTAGACGTAGACGCTTACCAGATATTTTACTACCAAAGTATGAGATAAAAAGTCTTACTGAGAACGAAGCTGAAAACTTTAATCCACTGCTTGGTTGTTCTAATCGTATTAATGCCGACTTAGATAGAAAAATAAAAAAATATCAGCAACAACTTGAGTCTGTCAAGTACGCAAAAGATTATGAGCAAATAAAACAAGCAGCTTTAAAGGATAATATCGAGATACATAGTAATACTGGATTTATTGCTCAGGCTGAACGTCAATGTGTTAACGCACGTATCCAAGGATCTTCGGCGTCAATGACAAAAAAGGCGATGATAAATCTTTATAATGATCAGCGTCTTAGAGAGCTTGGATTTAAACTACTTATCGGCGTTCATGATGAACTTATTGGTGAATGTCCAATTGAATATAAAGATGAAGTTGCTGAGAGATTGACAACGATAATGAAAAACGCAGCTGCTGATGTTTGTGATGTCCCATTTAAATGTGACGCTGAATTAGCAACGTGTTGGTACTTACCTCAATATACAGCTGAGATTGAAGAACAGTTCGATGAACTATTAAAAAATCATTCAGAGACAGACGCTTTTGAGATAATCGCAGCTGATCATATAGAGTCAACTAGAACACAGCTCTATGAAATAGTCAAAGATAAGTTAAGCTATATACCCGCAGGTGTTGATACTACTTATAAATCAATTTATGAATAAGTTTATTCAAAAAATACCTTTTCATGGGTGCTAAATTAATTAGAGGTACCCATGAAGAAAATATATATTGAAAAAGAAACAGTAGAAAATAGTATTCATAAAAACTCATCAATGAGAGATATATGTAAAGATCTCAATATTGATATATCTACATTAAAGCGGATTTGTTCTGAATATAATCTCGAATTACCGCGAGGTAACGCTCGTAGAGGTAAGATATTACCTACTATACGACCAGATATTGATAAGGATTGGCTCATAGAAAATTGGGTTAATACGACGAAAAGTATGCGTCAGCTCGCAGTAGAAAATAATATAAGTGAGAGTATATTAGATCAGCGTCGCGCTAAGTATGGTCTTAAAAAAGCTTTTAAATATCCAATCGATACGACTAAGCTTTTTAATTCAGCTGATCCTAATATCGCCTATATTGCTGGCTTAATTGCTACAGATGGGTTTTTACTTCAAGACAAAAATTCATTTGAGATTGAATTACATGGTGAATCTGAGACACATTTGCTTGAAGATATTTATAACTATTTCGACCGTAAAGCAGCGTTTAGAAAATACGGGCCTAATTTTAGACTTCGAGTATCGGCTGATGGGTTAAATCAATTTTTCGAGTCTGAGTTTAATATAAAAAGTGGACCTAAGAGCTATGATATTAGTGTTCCGAAAAATTTTTATAATGAGGACTGCGTTAAAGCTTACATACGAGGCTGTATAGATGGGGATGGATCTATTTCATCTACACCTGGTATCTTCAACCTTTTGAGTGCTTCATTTGATTTTGTAGATGGGTTACATAAAATTATATTAAAATATTCAGGTATAGATATACCAGTCCGCGTAGTGCGTAGCGGTAGTCATAATCGCGATTATTTTATGCTCGCGGCTGGTCCAGGTGCAGTAAACAAAGTTAAATTGTTTCTTGATTGGGTATATTCAGGCCCTGGTTTTAAGCTTGAGCGCAAATATTTGAGGTATTTAAATACCTATTATAGCCAAGGCTAAATTATCTGAACATACAAATTAAATAAAGGGTTCGGCCTCTACATCCCCTCTAAAACCAACGAGATAAAAGTACATATAACTATTAACTCAAGGTTTTAAATAGCCTTGAGTTTTCTTTTTCTGAAAAATTTGAGAAACATGTGATTTATTAACAAATAACGTGTATAATATGACAAACAAAGCGAAGTTCGCGCTCGAAATCCTTCGCTTTTAAAAATAAATTAAAAATAAGGAGAAAAAAAGCAAAAAATGAGCGAACAAAACGTAATCGAAAATATCGATACTGTAGAGCAAAAAGCTGAAAAGAAAACAGCTAAACAATTTTTCAAACATCTCGGACATGAGATTGTAGATTTCTTTAATCCAAAAGAATGGCTTAAGACTTTGAGATCTGTACCATCATTAGCACTCGCACTTATTACTGTTGCAACTGTGCTTATGAACATTTTGGCAAACAAATCAATTATTAACTTACCTTGGCTCATTCAAGACGCAGGTATTTTGATGAGTTGGGTTGGATTCCTTGTGGGTGACTTACTTGTTAAAGCTTTTGGGTCAAAGAACGCTATTAGAGTTAACTTGACATGTCTTGGTATATCGCTATTTATAAGTGGGTTGCTAGCTATCGTTGCAGTAGTTCCCGGCGAATGGTCACCTGTATTTGATCCTACTATCAATCCTGGTGATCTTGGTTCAAATATAAACGCAGCAGTTAATTCTGTTATGGGTAATGTTTGGTACGTTATTTTAGGTTCTGCTGTAGCTTCTGCAGTTGGTCTTGTCGTCAATGGTCTTACACAAGGATTGTTGATCAAGAAAATCGAAACAAAACATGGCGACAAATATTGGGGATTTTTCGTAGCGAGTGCGGCATCAACGATGATTGGTCAAATAATCGATAACATGGTGTTTGCATTGCTTGTAAGTGTTAAGTTCTTTGGTTGGACTTGGACCCAAGTCATGGTGTGCTCTTTGACAGGTGCAATATTTGAGTTGATTATCGAACTTGTTTTCTCACCACTTACTTACAAGATCAGTAAGAACTGGAAAAAGAACGGTATTGGTACGGAATGGATGAAAGCAGATAAGGATAATATCGAGGTAGCTGCGTAATGAAAAATCTATTTGTAGTAGTAACAGGTACTAGTACAGGTATCGGAAAAGCTATAGCTGAGCTGTTTATCGATAAAGGTCATGAGGTAGTCGGTATTGATCGACTACCATCATCGATCCAAAACCCTCATTATCTACATATTCAAACAACACTTAACAGAGATTCGATATCAATACTACCTGAGTTATCAAGACCTGTTGACATTATTATCAACAACGCTGGTACGCAAAACGAAGACGATATGGATAACAACTTTTGGTCCGCTTATAGTGTAACTGAAAAGTACTTGTCCCATAACATAAAAAGCGTTTTGATGATTTCGTCAGCGAGTGCAATAACAGGCGCAGAATTTCCAATTTACTGTGCAAGCAAAGGCGCGATGAGTGCTTATGGTAAGCAAATCGCCCAACGTATTGGCATTTATGGGGCTACATGTAATAACTTATGTCCAGGTGGTGTGTATACCGATATGAATAAGTTCATTACCGATGATCCTGATAAGTTAAAACAAGTAAAAGCTGAGACACTTTTAGGTGAGTGGGCAACAGCAAAACAAATATCTGAATGGGCGTATTTTCTAACAGTAACAAATACGTTTGCAACAGGTCAAGACTTTTTAGTAGATGGGGGCGAAGCTATAAAAGCTAATTTTATCATATGAACATTGAATATATCGGAATTTTAGCGACTTTATTTATAATCATCTCAATGACGTGCGAGACAAAAAGCTATAAAAGCACTGTTATGATGAGATTGACGAATTTGATTGGTAGTGCGATATTCGTTGTATATGGCTGTTTGCTACCTGCTTACAGTACAGCTTTGATGAATGGGATGTTGATACTTATAAACACATATCACTTGATAAAAGTTGTCCTAGAACATAAGAAACCAATAAAAAATATGGTATAATTAATAAAAGAAACATAATGGTGAATCAATATCGTTATGTTTCTTTTCCCATATTCGAGGTAACTAGTTGATTTTGTTAGTAAATGTCTATATAATATTATTAGATTCAAAGTGAGGTCTAATGATGAAAGGTATTTACAAATTTACAAACAAAGTAACTAAACAGGTTTATATCGGCCAGTCCAAGCACATCGAGACTAGATGGACGCAACATTTGAGAGCGATTGACAGCGTAAAATTTCATGAGAGTTTGCGTCAATATGGGATAAAGAACTTTATGTTTGAAATCCTCGAAGAAAATCCAAACTTTTCAGATAGCGATTTGGATAGGCTTGAAAAACAGTACATCAAGGATTACGATTCTTATAATAATGGTCTTAATTCTACGTCGGGTAATGGCTCGCTTCACGCCAAAAAGACACCATGTAAAAGTCGTATGTTGTTAGTTAGGGGTACTATTAATAGTGCGCTTTATAGAAAATATCTGACTGGGTATACGAATAAAAATATACTTATTATAGGTAATTTTAAAATTTGCGATACACTAACTTTGTTTAATAATAACTTGACAATAATAACAGACGATTATGACTTTGAATGTGAGGACGCAAAGCAAATAATTAGAGTTGATACCCAAGTAGGTATAGAGGAACTTATGAGCGAGATAAATAAAATAGAAAAAAATCAATTTGATCTAATTATCGCTAACCCGCCATATCAATATGGTAATAAAATAATTAGTAAATGTGTCGATAAAGCTAAAGAATCAATCGTGCTGATGCCGATTAGTTGTTATAAGGGTCAGGATTTGTATAAGCACATTATTGATCTTGAGCTAGTTGACCCTAATCAGTTCGAAGACGCGGCGATTACGGACAACTTGAATGTCGCCAGACTTTGCGATCGTAAGATTGATCAGTCTTGGGAACAGGTTGAATTTGAAACGTTCGATCCTAAGTATAGAGCATTTTATGAGTTGAATTCGCTATATCAAGATAGATCATATGAGATACTACCTAATATGCCGAATAAATATGATATTAAAATAAACAATCTTAAGTTTGATATAAATACCGATTTCATGATTACAACGCGTACCGTCCAGAACGGTACGCATTCGACAGATGCTCATGATATGCGCTTTAATATCAAGTATGAATTTACAAGTACTTTATCATATATGATCAGATTACCGGATATTCAAGCCAAGAAAAACTTGTCTAATTTTTGGTATAAGAATTGCTTGCAAAATGTTTTGATAAAAGGATTAAACAAAAAATCAGGCAAACCATATATCGCTATCCCAAACATTGACTGGACAAAAGACCGCGATTATGAACATTGCACACTTGATGATATCATGAGATGGCTTAGAGAGGATAACAATAAGTGAAACTGACCCAAGAAACAAAACAAAAAATAATTGACGAATACAACGAATGGTTCGAGGATCAATATGGGGATAAGTCTCTAGAGGAACGAAAAGAACTTGGGGCTTTTTTCACCCCACCTGATCTAACTATACAGATGATTGAAAAGTTCGACTGTGACTCACTTGAAAACAAAACAATCCTCGACCCAACTTTAGGTGCTGGCGGCTTAATAGCGGGCTGTATTATAGCTGGTGCTGACCCTAAAAAATGTTATGGTAACGAAATCGACGCGGATATACTTGATATCGCGAGACGAAGACTTAAAAAGTTTAACATACCATTTAATAATCTACATCAAGGCGACGCTACAGAGACTAGATGTATTGAAAAATCATCATTTACATCTAACTATATATGGGAACGATATGAGGTAGAGGATTTATGGTAAAAATTTGTAAAATAAACGCACCAAGATCAATGTGTGAAGACATAAAACAGGACTGTGAAAAATGTCCATACAATAGCGACTGTGATTATGTGTGGATAAACGCACTCTGGGTAGCTGAAAATAAACAATTCGGAAAAGACTCACTTTTAGGTCCAGCGATGCCGATTTTCATAAAAAATGATCTCAGAGATAATCATATCATATCGATAACAGGTAAATATGACTTTTGTTGCTTTAACGTTCCAAAAAGAAAAGACGTTATCGTTATTGGTGATATCTATGTAGACGAAAAAGCTCGAGGACAACATATAAGCAAACAAATACTAGATTATCTCATGACAACATATGATAGAGATATCTTCGCAAAATGTGTTAGAGGCACTAGTGCTGAAGACTTTTGGCGACATGTCGGCGAGCAAATAGACGCAAATCCAGACAAGCCTATAGGTCACAGTCTATATGAACAGAGACCAGGTAAGCGAGACCTTGGGTGGTATGTTGTTAAAAATAAAAACAAAGTTCAAGAAAAAGTTGATTTATTTTGATTTTGATTGTATAATATAAAAGATAAAAAATAACGAGAGGTATTAAATGATCCAAAATTTTACAAATACATTTAAAAATATCTCATTAACACCTTATAGACTTATAGCCGCTGGTGAGGGTGCGAGAAACATTCAGCTACCTGATGGTTCTATTACTAGTTGTAGTGATGTAAAGCGAGAGTTGAATTATTGTCAATTGTTTGCTTGGAACCTTGAAGGTAAAGCTTTGCTTGAATGGGTTAAGTACAAAAAAGAAAACCCAGATTGTCTTTGTGATCTCGTAGTTGATAGCGGCGCGTATTCAGCTTGGTCTCGTGGTAAACTATTCGATGTTGATGAGTATATCGATTTTCTTAATAGTAATGATGTTATCGATGTAGCGTTCTGGGTAGCTGAAGCTGATAAAATTCCAGGTAGCTTTGGTGTAGACCCAACAGAGGAAGAACGTCTCGCAGCACCTGAAGAATCTTGGAAAAATTATCTGTATATGATCGAGAGAGTTAAATATCCGAAAAAAGTAGTTCCTATTTTTCATATGGGTGAGGATTACAAGCACTTGAGACGTATGTTAGATTATCAGTTTGAGGATGGTGATCATATTCCATATATCGGAATCTCACCACGAAACGATGTTCATGTTGGTGAAAAAGTTAAATGGTATGAGGATGTGTGGAAGTTTATCTACGCTGAATGTGCAAAAATCGGTCGAGAAATACCATTAACACATAACTTTGGAATGACTACTATATCTATGATGGAACAATATCCAAGTTGTAGCTCAGACTCAACGTCTTGGATTCGTAGTGCTAGCTTTGGCAACATAATGTTGGTAGTTAACGGTAAAATTAAAACAGTTTATGTCAGTGACAGACATCCAGATTCAGATGACCATATAAATCATCAGACAAAAGCTGTTAGGGATTCGGTCGAAAAAATGTGTCATCGAATTGGACATGGTATTACATTGAAAAACTTAATTGAAGACGACGCAAATGGATCACTTCGAATGTTGTTCAATTTGTACAGCTTGAATGATTGGAAAAAATCATTTGAGTATAGAGGCACTGAAGAATTTAAAGAAGATCTTTGGTGATAAATCTAATATATAATAAAATAACTAAAAATTGTAAAATCAAAGTGGAGGCAAAAACATGATTATACAAACAGATGTACTTAAAGACGTAGCAACAAAAGTTCTCGCAGCTGTTGATAGCAACGAACTCTCAGAGATTACTGAGACACTTGAACTTAAAGTCATTCAAGGCGTTCTCTATGTTAACGTAACAAACAAAGAATATTACGCACAAGTTAAGTTGTCAGTACCGGCAGCTAGTGACTTTTATGCGACAGTTAATGCAAACTTGTTCTTGAAACTTGTTTCTCAAACAACAACACCTGATATTGAACTTGCGGTTTCAGGTAACGCGCTTATCGTTAAGGGTAATGGTTCTTATAAGTTGCCGCTTATTTTTGATGGTGACGAATTGCTTGAATTGCCTGAGATTGACATTTACAACAAAACTGTAGAGATGGACATCCCAAGCGAATATTTGCAATCTATTTTGCAGTACAATAGCAAAGAATTGCTCAAAGGTACAATCGCAAAACCTGTTCAAAAGTTCTATTACGTCGATGAAAAGGGTGCGATTACATTCACGTCAGGTGCTTGTGTTAACATGTTTGACCTTGAAAAACCAGTAAGACTTTTGCTTAATAATAGACTTGTTAAACTGTTCAAGCTTTTCAAAGATGAATCTGTTCATTTTACGCTTGGATATGACGCACTTAGCGATGAGATTATTCAAACAAAAGTTAAATTTGAGACCAAGGATATCTCGTTGACTGCGATCTTGTCTTGTGATGATACGATGATTAACTCTGTACCAGTTACAGCTATTAGAGGTCGTGCACTTAATATGTATCCATATTCGATTAACATCAACAAAGACGCTTTGACACAAACTATCAATCGTTTGATGTTGTTTAATTCGATTGGTAGAGAAAATATCAAGCCTTACAGTACATTTGAGTTTGATAATGAAGGCGTTACGATTTGGGACGTTAAAAAAGAAAATAGAGAATTTATTCGTTATAATAATCAAGTAGATGGACTTGAAACTTATACAGCAACGCTTGACCTTAACGACCTTAAAATTACTTTGGATAACTGTAATGAACAATACTTGACGATGAACTTTGGCGATCACAAAGCGGTTATAATCGCACGTGGACATGTATATAATGTTATCCCTGAAGTTCATACGATTAGATAAACTTGGAATCCTGTATAACTAGTTATCAAATACAAAAGGATAACTAGTTATATTTATGGGTGAAAATAAAGGTAAAAAGTTCGAAGCTCGGTTCAGAGAGGATTGGCCAAAATCATTCCCAAAGTCTTTTTGTTATCGATTACCTGACCAAATATCATATTATCATAATAGTAGTAATCCATGTGATTTTATTTGCTTTGCTAACTCAACACTATTTTTGTTAGAATTAAAGACACATAATGGTAATACTTTTCCATTAGCGAATTTGACTCAATATGAAAAACTATTAAGTTATGATTGTATTGATAATTGTAAAGTTGGTGTGATATTATGGATGATTGATCATGATCGTATTATATTTATCCCAATAAGCACAGTCAAGCAACTCAAAGATGAAGGTAAAAAATCATTTAACATAAAAGACATAGATAAAGGATATAAGCTTACAATTATCCCAACAGTTAAGCGAAGAACTTTTTTAACAGCTGATTATACAAAATTATTAGAGGACTAATTGTGGACGAAGATAAAGTTGTAAATATTAATAATAAAGACTTGAATGATATTGATCAAGAGATTCAAGCGATGTCTGAGGATTATACATCACTCTCGAATTCGATAATTGCGAGTTATACATCAGACTTAGACTCTCTCGTACAGTCTATATATCTCAATATACGTAGAGATAATTATTCAGATCAAGACCTAGAAAAACAGTGTCTCGATTTGTCAGCAACATTATATTTTGTATCGGTAAGAATCGAAGAAGCTGGCGTTCTCGAAGACTTGTCAAAAATGTTGAAACAAGAACAGTATAATAAGTCTTACCTTGATACGCAACTTGAAGCTGTAAAAAACAATACAAAAATATCTGTAGCTCAAACACAAGCCTTAGCTGAAGAAAAGTCCAAACATCATACTATGATGAACGCTATATATAGTCATGTAGTAAAAGCAGTTAAGGGTAAGATTGATTCAGCTTACGAGTTATTGAGTACAATGAAAAAAATAATTAGCAAAAGAATGTCAGACGCTCAATTATCCAGTAATACTAATGTATATACAGATAAGAAAAGCACATCTAGAAGACTTTTAGAAGATCAAGAATAATAGAGGATTAGTAATGGCACGAGAAGTAAGTGATTTGAAAAGTGTTTTAAAGAATATAGCAAAACAGTATGGCGATAATGTTGTCAAAATCGGCTGTGAGGATTTAGCTGTAGATGGGATTTTGTCTTTGGGCTCGCCTAGTGCTGATTTTTGCTTGTACGGGGGTATCCCAGAAGGTCGTATTGTTGAATTCAGCGGCGCAGAAGGAAGTGGTAAAACAAGTTCAGCTTTTTTGGTTGCGGCACAATATCAACGCGAAGAAGTAAAAAGAAACCCAGATAATCCTAGAGCGATTATTTTGCTTGATAATGAAGGTACAGCTGATCCTAAATGGGCAAAAGTTCTTGGGTATGACATGACTGAGGACGCTGAGGTACCTACAATTGTAATAAGACCCGAAGCACAATCCGCTGAAGAAATTTTCGATATGGCTTTAGATATGTTAAAAACAGGTGATATCGGTCTTTTGATTTTCGATAGTATCGCGACACTTGTTCCGCAACAAATTGCTGATGAGTCTATGGAAAAACAACAAATGGGTGGTATCGCTAAAGCTTTGACTCGTTTTGCTAATACAGCTATTGGTTTACTTAGAAAATATAAAGCGACACTTATTGCAATTAACCAAGTTCGTGAAAATATAAGCGGTTATGGCGATCCATTAATGACACCAGGTGGTCGTGCTTGGAAACACGCTTGTTCGTCTAGAATAATGTTTAAGCGTGGTGCATTTTTCGATGAAGACGGCAACATTTTACAGAAAAAAGATGCGCAGTCCCCAGCTGGACATATCGTAGAGCTTTATGTACTTAAGACGAAGACATGCAGATGGGATCGCAAACTGGGGTATATGCACTTGAATTATACAAAAGGTATCGATATACTTGCTGATACAATTGATGTAGCGGCGCATTTTGGCTTTATTGATGATTCTGTTCAAGGCTCGTTTAAGCTTGTAGATCCTAAAACAGGTGAACCTATTTGTGATGAAAATGGTGACCCAATCAAGATCAGGGGTAAGAAAAATGTCATAACATATTTTAGAGAACATCCTGCGGAATGGAAGCGTTTGTACGATATGTGCTACGACAAACTCAAGCAAAAAGAAGATCCATTCACAAAATCATTCGAAGAAATGTTAGGAATTGATCTTAATGAGAAACTTGGTGTTAACAACTTCGAGGACTTAGCTGAGATGTAATAACTTTAAGTAAAATAGTTGATTTATATAAGCTTATCTATTATAATATATTTATAGTAGATAAGTTTTTTTAGTTAGAGGTGAATAATAGATGGATCGAGAAAAATATATCAATGATAACCTAAATAAACATTTTACTGAGGCTAAAAGCGTTTGCGAAGAATCTGGGGATACTATTCTTGGTATTATGTTACAAGGATCTCAGAATTATCATCTAGATATCTACTCGCCTGAATATACCTCTGATATTGACTGTAAAGTTATTGTCTTACCATCTTTTGAGAGCTTTTGTAAAAATAAACAACCAGTATCTACGACGGATGTTCTTGATAATAACGAACATAATGATCGCAAAGATTTGCGGCTGATGTTCGAGATGTTCAAAAAGCAAAATGTTAATTTTACTGAGATTATGTTTACGGATTACTATATTTTAAATAGTGATTACACATCTGATTGGCTAGCGGTTAAAGATCTCGCTGAGAGACTTGTTCACGCACATCCAGCACAGGCACTCAAAACGATGGTTGGTCAAAGTCTAGAAAAGCGAAAAGCTTTAACTCATCCATATCCAGCCTGTATAGATAAAATAAATAAATACGGATATGACGGTAAACAACTTCACCATATTATTCGTATCAATGATTTTATGAAAAAATATCTAGCTGGGATGAGCTTTAAAGAATGTCTTGACGCAAGAACAGGCGCTAATTATGAACTCTCGATTGACGCAAAGCTTAATGATATCCCGCTTGAAATAGCTACTGAATTAGCTGATACGTTTAACGAAGAAACTCGTACGCTTAAGGATACTTATATTGAGAGATATGGGGACAAAATTGTCGACACCGACGCGTATGATCAACTTGATGAGATAAAAGTTAACATTCTCAAAAAACATTTTAAAAAACAATTGGAGGATTGAACGTGAAAAAATATATTGTTAAGAAACTTACATGTTTTAAACCTGAGCCTTACGCGCTTGTAAGTAGCGATACTGTAGCTGATACTATAAACGCTTACTCTAAAAAAGGCTATAAGTTTGAGGACCTTACGGCTATTGGTGATACTTTTTATATTGTAATGTCAATCGAGGACGCTATAGATGAAGAATAATAACGAAAACAGTACGAGATTTTTTAGTGACGCACATGAAAAAAGTGTCTGTAAAGCGTTGAACGGGCACCAAACAGCTAATTCAGGGGCTGGACATTTTAGTAAAGGCGATGTTTTGCTTAATGATGTAAGTCTCATGATTGAGTGTAAGACATGTATGAAGGATAAAGATTCTTTTTCGATAAAGCGTGAATGGCTTGATAAAAATAAACAAGAAAAGTTTTCTATGAGAAAAGCTAATACAGCGCTTTGCTTTAATTTTGGTCCAGGTCAAGAAAATTACTATGTTATTGATGAGAAGCTAATGAAATTTCTTGTTCAGCAACTAAGTATAGATGAGAGGGGTTAAACATATGTTAGATAATAAGCAAATTGAAGAAAATAAAAACTATTTTATAGCACTAATAAAAAGTATTAAAAGGGATGATTCTGATATCGATAGCTTAGTCGATTACTTAGAGAACAAATCTGATTTTTTCACAGCACCGGCGAGTACTGTATATCACAATAATTTTGAAGGTGGTTTATGTGAACATAGTCTTAATGTCTATAAATGTTTTATGGATTTTGTAAAGTCTAATCTCAAAATAGTAGGTGCTGATGGACGCACAAGTTGTCAATACATGTATCAAACTGATAACTGGACATGGACTATTGACGAGGACTCGATTAAAATCGTAACATTGTTGCATGATATAAGCAAAGCAAATTATTATGAAAAGTATTTTGTTAACAAGAAAAAATATAGCGAGTTTGGATCTAAACACGATGAAAACGGTAGGTTTGATTGGGTGAGTGAGTCAGCTTATAAAGTTTCGAATGAATCTGATCGGTTTATTTTTAGTTCACATGGCTGTAATAGTGAGTTTATCGTACGCTCGTTTATTCCACTTACTGTCGAAGAATCCGCGGCGATTATCAACCATCACGCAAATATGGGTGAGATGAATACAGCTGTCAATATGTCTGAGATTATGAATAGGTTTAGTTTGGTAACTATCCTTCATATAAGCGATGTATTAGCAACATTTTTCTTTGAACGCAAATGAATAACATAATAAAGGATCAACTCAATAAATGTAAAGTAGCTGAAATACCACCTTTTGATGAACACACTACTAAACTACATATTGAGTGCAAAAAAGAAATATACGCTAACGAATTAGCTAAGAATCGGTATTATCTAATAAAGTTAGCGAACTACATATTAAATCCACCACCTAATTTTAATTTACATATAAATATGAACAACAATATTATACCTAAATGTTCATGTATGAAATGTGAAGTACTTGACCGAATGGGTAAGCTTATAAAAGTATACGGGGTTGGATTTGACCTTGAAAATAATATTGATTTGAACGATGTTTGGGAAGGATGGCTCCCCGAAGCGTCAATAACAGTGATTAAGGAGTTATAATGGAATCTCTCGCGGTAAAATATAGACCTAAAAAACTTGAAGATATTAGCGGACAATCATCAACAACACATATTCTACTCAGACAGGTTGAGCTTGGACAGTTCAAGAATTGTTATCTGTTCTATGGACCATCAGGTACCGGCAAAACAACGTCAGCTAGAATTCTCGCTAATTTAATCAACAAAGGTGTTGGCGAACCGATTGAGATTGATGGTGCGTCGAATAGTGGTGTCGAAAATGTCCGTAACATCATAAAATCCGCTCAAGAACGCTCTATCGAAGGTACTTACAAAATCTATATCATAGACGAAGTTCACGCTTTAAGTAATGCCGCGTGGCAAGCCTTTTTGAAATGTATCGAAGAACCACCACAATACACTATTTTCATGTTTTGCACCACAGACATTCAAAAAGTACCCGCAACTATACTTAATAGGGTACAAGTCTTTAAGCTTAATAAAATAAGTACAAAAGACATAGAAAAGCGTCTTGAATATATCTGTAAACAAGAACATTTTACTAATTACGAACAAAGTATTGAATACATCGCAAAAATAGCGAATGGTGGAATGCGCGACGCGATTTCGATGCTTGAAAAGTGTGCGAGTTACTCGAATGATATTTCAATTGATAACGTAATGACAAGTTTAGGTAACTATTCTTACACAACTTTTTTCAACTTGGTTAACGCGACAATTGACTGTGATATAGCGAAAATTTTCAATATAATTGAACAAATGTACGCGTCAGGTGATGACTTGAAACAATTTGTAGATCAATATTTGAACTTTTGTATTGATTTGAGTAAGTACTCAATTTTCAAATCACCTGAACTAACTAAAATACCGAGTAATATGATATCCGACCTTGATAACGCGACAAATATCGAGAACGCAACTGGTTATTATCTACATGTTATCGATAAACTACTCGAACTCAAGAATATGGTAAAGACGGATACAAATATGAAATCAACAATCGAGGTAATGTTGCTACAAATAGCGAGAGGTCAGTTTTAATGAAAATAATCGGACAAACTAATATTATTGATTTTATCGATAAATCTAAAATTGATACTTTTCCGAGAACTTTTATGTTGTATGGGGATAAAGGTAGTGGTAGACATTCTATATTTTCGTACATTAGCGAAAAGTTACAATTACCTACGCTAGATATAAGCTCAAAGCTTACACCTGAACTTATCGATGAGATGTATTCAAAAGTACAGCCTTATCTATATCTGATTGACCTTCAAAACATGTCGCAAAAAGATCAGATATCGATATTGAAATTTATCGAAGAACCACTTAAAAATTCGTTTATTTGTATTATCGCCACAAGTCATGATAATGTCTTAAATACGATTACAAACAGGTGTCAAGTTTTTTACTTGAATACTTATACTAAAGACATTTTACAACAATTCATCACAAATAAGACTCAAGCGGATTTAATTTTGAGGGTAGCGACAACACCTGGACAAGTTAAAATCGCTGATGAGTTAGACTTGAATGAGACATATGAGCTTTGTAAAAAACTTGTGACTAAGCTTGGTAAAGCGTCTGTTACGAATACTTTAAGTATAAGTGAAAAGCTTGGCTATAAAGGTGAAAAGGATAAGCTGGATGTCGATATTTTTATAAGAATGTTGCTTAGTGTAACAGTAGATATAATAGTTGATTTTCATGATGTTTTATATTATAATATGTTTAAATTAGTGAGAGATACTTACGATAAGCTACTTGTTAAGAATGTGAACAAAAAATATATCGTTGAAAATTTTCTCATTAGAGCTTGGGACTTGTATCACGAAGGTGTATGATGGACATAAAGAAACTTAAACAATCTATATTAGATAAAAATATAAATTTACAGTTCTTTATATTTGTATGTCCTACAGCTGATTGTTCATTTGTAGCTAAGCAATATATTCGCGAGATTGCGAAAATACATAAATCAACTTTATGTAAATTAGATGATATCACGCAAATAACTGAACGTACAGATGACATATTCAACACAGCGGATACTAATGATATCATTCGTATGTTTGAAATAGACAAACTAGAAAATGTAGATATAGATGTTGAATCTAATAAAGACACTATAATTATATGTAAATCTATTTCTGATGACTTAAGTAAAAAATATCGTGATAATATCATAGATTTTCCGAAACTTGAAAATTGGCAAATAGAGGATTACGCAACTATACTTCTTGATGGCTTATCGAAAACAGCTATTGATTGGATTGTTAAGACTTGTAATCACAATATATATAGAATTGAAAATGAAGCAAATAAGCTGAGTATATTTGAAAAAGATAAGCGTGAGTATTTGTTTGAGTGCTTTGTAAAGGATGGGTTGCTTGATGACTTAAGTAACTATACCATATTTAACTTTTCAAACGCACTGATAACGAAGAACATAAAACAGCTGAAAATAATTTTATCCGAGATCGAAAACATAGACATTGAACCAGTTGGACTAATAACAGTTCTATATAATAACTTTAAAAATATATTGAACATACAACTCAATCCTAGAGCTACAGCTGATTCTCTAAATATGACATCAAAGCAATTCAACGCGATAAAGTATAACATTGGTTACTTTAATCCTAAAGCACTCACTGATATATTCAAAATCGTAACTGATATTGATTATAGACTTAAATCAGGATTGTTACCAGCTGATAAAATAATAGATTATTTAACACTCAATGTTATATCAAGGTGAAAAATGAAATTTTTAATCTACTCAGACCCACATTTTTGTACATATTCATCAATTCTTCGCTCTCGTGGTAGTGTATTTTCTACCAGACTTGAAAATCTTATTCAATCATTATCCTGGGCTGAAAAACAAGCGGTTACGAATAATTGTGACGCAGTAATATGTCTCGGTGACTTTTTTGATACCGCTACACTCACAGCTGAAGAATTAACAGCACTACAAGAAATTACTTGGGCAAATTTACCTCATTATATGGTCGTAGGTAACCATTGTATTAGTAGAGGTGATTTAAGTTTCAATACGTTGAATACTTTAGGTACTCTGAGTATAATGAAAATTATTGATAAGGTATCTGATATAGAATTAGATAATTGTGATCTCGTTTTCATCCCCTATCAATCAAAAGAGACTAGAAAAGCTTTTAGTGAGTATTTGCCAAAAAACAACAAACCTAAAATTGTTTTCAGTCATAACGATATAGCGGGGATCAGGTATGGTGGCTTTTTGTCTACTAACGGCTTTGATATAAAGGAAATTTTTAACAACTGTAAATTATTTATAAACGGACATCTTCATAATGGTGGTTATTGGCTTGATAAAAATCATGTTGCTATTAATGTTGGTAATTTAACTGGTCAAAACTTTAGCGAAGACGCGTTCACGTACCATCACGGTGCTGCTATACTCGATACTGATACATATGATTTAGAATTTATTGAGAATCCACATGCGTTTAACTTTTACAAAATAGAGATAAATAGCGAAGATGACTTACATCTATTATATCAAATGGATGTTAACGCTGTAGTATCGGTAAAATGTAGAGAGAGCTTGAAAAATCAAGTAAAAGACATTATCGATAATAAACAGTCGATAATAACATCTCGAGTGATTGTTATCCCTGAGCTGGTGGATGTAGATTCAAGTAATGTAAAATCAATAGAGAGTGTTGATCACATAAAACAGTTTAAAGATTTCGTTTTAGGTGAATTAGGGTGCTCAGAACTTGTCTTAGAAGAATTAGCTGAGGTATGTAAATGATTATTAGTTTTAAAAAAGTTATCGCACATAATTTTTTGTCTTTGGGTGATGTCGAGTTAAAGCTTGATAATCAAGGCTATACGCTTATATCAGGTATTAACAATAATCCGACTGATAACGCTTCTTCTAACGGCAGCGGTAAATCCGCGATGTTTTCAGCTATATCGTACGCACTTACTGGTGAGACTCTCAATGGACTTACTCGCAATCTTGTGAACATCAACACAAATGATGGGATGTATGTCGCGCTTGAGTTTGATGTTGATAATGATCACTTTAAGATAATACGCTCAAAAGACCATAAAGAATATGGTACAAATCTGAGAATAACTATAAATAATGAGGATAAATCGGGTAAGGGTATACGTGATAGTGAAAAACTTTTAGCTGAATATTTGCCTGATTTGACTAGTTCGCTTCTCGCTTCAGTCATAATATTAGGTCAAGGTCTACCTCAAAAGTTCTCAAGTAATACCCCCGCTGGACGCAAAGAAATTCTTGAAAAGCTTACAAAATCTGACTTTATGATTGATGATATCAAGCAACGTATAAGTCAACGCAAAGAAGCTCTCTCTAACGATTTGCGTAAAGTTGAGGATAAGCTTTTAGAGTTAGTTACGAATAAGCGTACGTACGAGAGATTGTTAGAGCAAAATAACGCTCTCGCCTCAGAATTGAAGCTAAAACCAGATTTTGACGCACAGCTAAGTGAGATAAATATTCAACTAGAAAATACAACTACAATACTTAGTGACATCAAAAAATGTAGAGAAGAATATACTGACGCTATCAATGAAACAACTAATCAACTTATAGCTATTGATAGCCAAGCTCAAGCTGATATCGACTCAGCAACTACTAAGCTCAAAGAAGACTTAGAAAAAATAGAGTCACAGCTCAATGAGAGAACTATATCAGAACGAACTTTAGCCGCTACTATTCGCAAATATAAAAATGTTACAGATATTTGCCCGACATGTGGTCAAAAGTTACCTGATGTTCACAAAATCGACACAACTGATTTAGAGCTTGAAGACACTCAACTTCTTACTGATATCAAGAACTTATCTACTGATATAACAGAGAAGAAAAATACTATTAATACTATTGAAAATAATATTAAAAATACTTACAGAGACAAAAAGCTTGATCTAAATAGTTTACTCACTGACTTGAGAGCTAAAAATACTCGCTTAAACAGTGATGAACTTAATATAAATACTAATATCTCAAAGCTTAATATAGATAAAACTAGAATCGAATCTGAGAGAGCTAATTTTGATAATAAAGTAGCTGAAACTGAGGCTAACATTAAGCGCTACACAGACTTGATCAAAAATATAGACGCTGATATCCTGTATTATGATAATGTAAAACAATCGGTTAATGATAAGACAAATATCATAAACAAAATATCCACAATAGCTACTAGAGATTTTAGAGGCTTTTTGCTCTCAAACATTATCACTTTTATTGATACGACAGCTAAACAATACGCTTTAGATGTTTTCGACAATGAAAAGATTTGTTTTGAGCTTGATGGTAATAACATATCGATAATGTTCGACAATAAGCCAATTGAGAACTTATCAGGTGGCGAGAGACAAAAAATTGACTTGATTATCCAATTCGCTATTAGGGATATGTTATGTCAATGTATGGGATTTTCATCAAATATCCTCGTTATAGACGAAGCTTTTGATTTTCTAGATCCATTTGGTTGTCAAAAAGTTGTTGATATGATGTCACGTAAATTAAGTGATGTAGAGAGTGTATTCATAATATCTCACCACAAAGACTTATCATTACCGGTTGATAATGAGATTACAATCATTAAAAATAGTAATGGTATAAGTGAGATTTGCTGATGTTATTTTCAAAAGACCCTAAACTCAAATACACTGATATGTGTATTTATATCGATGAACACATATATACAGACGATCGCGATGATGAAAAAATATTTAAGTATTTATATCTACTTTTCTACGCTTTATCTGTGAAGAAGCGATTTTTCATAAACATAAACGACTATGATTCATACGCTTGTTATTGCGCGACGACAGTTTTCGGTCGACTAGTAAACCCAAAACAATTTTTACCTGAAAATGATCCTAAAAAATTACCTTTAGTAAAATCAGTCTTAAATTACATAAAAAAGGTAATGTACCCATTAAAGGTCAATTACCAACAATCAAATTTTCAGCAATCCTTTACTGTCGAGATCTCGGATGAACAGCAACAAAATGTTCGCGATGAGTTATTCACAAAAGCTCGCAACTCTACGAATGACTTGATTCAAGTTGATGTAAGCTGTTTCTTATCGCAAATAAATAAGACTATTCGATATTTAGTAAACCAACTGCCATATTGCGATGATCATGTTACATCGGATAATATTTATATAAGCTGTTTGTTGACGTTTCTGAAAAGCTTGACCTGGTCAAAAGAAAATCTTGAGTACTATCAAATCAAGCAGGATAAAAGCGCGTCTTTAGATAACGTAATTGACAAAATATACGCTGACGAAGCAAAGTCAAGTTTAACGTTATATCAATTACCAGATTCAATGGGTAGTTATATAAAAGTGATAACAAACAGACTTAAGCACATGATTTGTAAAGATATGTTAGAGATAATTCAGCTAAAACAACCATCAGATTCAATTATAAAAGCTATAGTAGCTTCGACACTTGATATATTTTCAGGTCAGGGGGATGATTATAATGATTAAACAAAATTTAGATAATTTAAAATCAGCTGATATATATTCAATGATATTATTCGCTTTATATAAGTTAATTGATATCCCTGAATACTCGGCTTTAAGTGAATTAGCCTATGTTCTCGATCGTAAAAATCTACTGAACTTATGTGAGTATTTTGGTGGTATTACGATAAAAATCCCAACAATAGATGAGCTGACTGAGCTCACAGACGCTTTATTACTTTATCAATATGTCAAAATTGATAAGCGTGATTATGACGAAGCTGTTAATGAGATTGGTTATAAATCTAGTAGCCTGAGAACATTGAAGAAAAATTATAACAAAATTTGTGATATACTTGATAATTACACATTTAAATCGAGGGATATGGTATAATGTTTAAACAAGAATTATTATCGATACGAAACGATTTAAATAAATATCATAGAGATAAAAGCAAATTACTCGAGTATTATATAAATACTAGATTGAATAAAACTATAGACGCTTACTATTCGGATATAATGGATAGTTATAACTATCTAAATAATCGAGACGAATTTAACATGATTAAGCGTATGTCGAGGAAAAAATAGCGATGTATAATTTAATAAAAGACTTATCTACAACTACCTGTATACCTGTAAGTGTTCTCAATAGAGTTTCTGGTATATCAAATTTGATAGTATGTGATGATGTGCTAAAATCATTGCAAAGTGGTGAACAAATATGTCAGATCGATGTTGGACTTGGCACATTAGCTATAGCTGTTATAGATGACACTATCAAGTATAAGTTCATACCAAGTCAAGTACTCGACATGAAATTAAAAGACACCGTAAATAACAGAGAGAGTCAATTAAAGACAAGCCTTGAGCAGTCATTAGCGGACAAGTTAGTTAAAGCATATAAGGATCTATTTTAATTATGGATGAGGATAACAAGCTAATTTTACAGAATAAAACAGATGAGTTAGTTAACCAGATATTAGCTGAGGATGATGTTAATAAGGTTAAGGATTTGACTCACTTGTTCAATGTTGCCTGTGTTAAAAAGGATATAATTCGTGTAAAAACGCTGGATAACTTGTATGATACTGTAATATCAAAAGTAGCTGAGCGCTTCGAAAAACGTCCAGATGAATTCAGTAACAGTGATCTAATAAGTTATTTACAAGCAACCCAAAACGCTCTGGATAAAGCTAAAAAGTCAGCTTCGAGCGTAGATGAGACACCAGCTATAGTCCAACAGCAAAATAATCAAGTAAATATAAACATAGGGGATAGCGAAAAACTTACCCGCGAATCTAGAGATAAAGTTATTGACGCTATTGACGCGTTCTTAAAACGAGTTAAAAACGAATCAGCCAACGCTAATGTAGAGTCAATTGAAAATAAAAACAATAACGATTTAGTTGATGACCAGACATCATCATTACTAAATTCAGAGGATTAATTAATGTTAGATACTCAAAAACGAGAAAATGAATCATTTAATGAATACCTTTTGCGAATAAGCGATCTGAGAGACTCAGAGGACTTAACATGGCAACAAGTTGCTGATATTATCAATAATGAATTAGGTTTCAATCACACAGAAGCTTGTTACCGAAGAAAAATTAAATTTTTACATGATGTACAAGAAAAGGCTTTAAGCGCGTCAGTTGATGATATGTTGCTTGAGTTACGCAAAGAAAAAGTAAAGCTCTCAGATGAACGTACTCAAATAAACGCTTATGTAAGAAAATTATCCAGAGAAGACACAATAAAGGATATCGCTTACGAAGTTGCTGATAAGCTTAATAGTAAGAAGCTATTACCCGAAGTAAAGAAAAATTCATATAAGCTTACTCGAAACGATCATGTAGGTATTCTTGAGATTGGCGATTGGCATTATGGTATCGTTTGTGATAATTTTCATAACACATATAATCCCGAAATTGCTAAGAAGCGTGTAGCTCAACTTAGAGATGACGTTATTAGTTATTGCGATAAATGGGGTGTTAAAGAATTACATGTCTTGAACTTAGCTGACTTGATCGCTGGACGTATTCACCTTACAATTAGGCTTGAGAGTAGATTCGATGTAATAACTCAAGTTATTGAGGTTTCAGAGATATTAGCTGAGATGTTAAATAGATTATCAGAAACGATGACCGTACATTATTATGATTGTTTGGATAATCACAGTAGACTTGAGCCTAATAAGAGTGATTCGATTGACCTTGAGTCCTTGACCAGAATCACGCCTTGGTTCTTAAAAGAACGTCTTAAAAATAGTAATGTAGTTTTTCACAATAATGAGTATGGTCCGGATATTATTTCATTCAAAGTATTCGATTACGATGTTCTCGGGATACATGGACATCAAGACAAGCCATTAGACGCTATAGCAAAATTAGAGCCATATATTGGTAAACATTTTGATCTTGTTTGTATCGCACATAAGCACCATTTTAGCGTCGACGAACAATGTGGATCTATTGTAGTGGCTACAGGCAGTTTGATGGGCACAGACTCATACGCGAGTAAGCTTAGATTACATTCGAAACCATCACAAAATCTGATTATTGTTTCAGATAAAAATCCAGTAGAGTGTATCCATAAAATCAATTTGGATTAAAAGTAGAGGTGCTGTAAAAAACAGCACCTTCTTTATACTTTAGTTGATTTCTGTTAAAATAGATAATATAATAAAGTATATAAAAATCAGAGGTTAACTATGGATATTTTAGATGAATTAGAAAAGCAAATCAATCAAATGATAGAAGACTACGAGAATAGTAAATGGTTAGCTGATATTATAAAGGGGGCTAAGAATGAATAAGCCAGTAAGATTTATTAATAATCAAAGACAAGCACGAGAAATAGGTCAAGCTGAAACGTTAGATCAAGTCCATGAGATAATCAAGAAATTTTTAGATGATCATAATTATATTTCTTACTACACACGTGTATGGACTATAGATGGTGTTACATGGTTTGATGTTGGTTCACACACTGAGTTTTTTACTTGGGGTGACAAAGTAGGTGAGAATGAATGAAAAAATTCTTATATATACTTATCCAATGGACTTGGGGTTTTTTACAAAATTTCATAGGTCTTATTTGGTATCTCATGTGGTGTTGTAATCAAAATAGTGATTGCCACATAATAAATCCCCCACTTGAACATCAAAAATACGCAAAAGCGGTTAAGTGGAATATACCTTATGGCTCTATGTCACTTGGAATGTTTTTGTTCTTAGATGACGAAGATGAGACGCTTGTTGCTCACGAATATGGTCATTCGATTCAAAGTCTCATTCTCGGACCATTTTATTTGTTTATTATTGGGATCCCATCTCTATGTTGGGCAGCTTTTGGGCGTAAATACAGAGAGAAGCACAACAAGACTTATTATGAGTTTTACACAGAGAGCTGGGCTAATAAGATAGCTGGTCTCGATAAAAATCGTAGATTTATTAAGAAGGAAAATTAATTAAATGGATTTTAAAGTAGATATCCTTAAGCACCCAACAGATGATGACTGGATGATTTGTAAACAATGTACGCTTGTTACAATTGGTAAAGAAGCAAAACAATGTCCAACAGAAGAATGGAAGCACAAAATATTAGCGTCAGAACATAGTCCGATAAGAACGCTTCAATTCGTATTCAGAATAACGAATATACCATACTGGGTCAGTGTTCATCTTTGTAGACATGTTATGGCAACGCCTTTTGTCAAGACACAGCGTAATGATAGACAAGAAAATTTTGATCGCAATTCAGCACCACAAGATTCACCAGTAGATATGTGTTGGTGTATGAACGCTCAAGAACTTATGAATATTGCTCACAAGCGCTTATGTAATCAAGCAAGCCCAGAAACACGCGAAGTTGTCGCTGAAATATGTAGACAAGTCGAAGAAGTTAATCCAGAATTTAAAGGGTTGCTTGTTCCTAACTGTGTATATCGCGGGGGTAAATGTACAGAATTTTTCCCTTGTGGTAAAAAATAACATTAAAATAATAGAAATAACTGTATTACAGTATAGAGGTAAATGTAAATGTCAGTTAAAGATGTTAAAAGATATTATGATGTAATTACTGAGCAATACTTTGAAATGGTTAATGACTTAAAGGATTTCGAAGAAGCTGTTTCTAATAATATCATTGAACCAGAACGACTTGAAGAAATCAAGAAAAACATAGAGCCGATAAAAGTAAATTATCAGAGAATATCTTATATTATGTATTTACTTAACATACCAACCAAGAAAAGTAAATATAAAAAATACGAGAGACAAAACAAGAAGCTACTTAAGATGATTGGCGAAGAAAATACTCAGGAAGCGGTCGAAAAAGAAAATAAATCAACATTAGATAAAATAAAGGATGATATTGATCGGTAATTTCAATTTTTTATCTACGCGCTAAATTTGTTATAATAAAAAACGAGGAAAAAATGTCGTTTGAACAACTTTTAAAAAAACTTAACATAAATAAAACTGGCAGCTATGATGGTAAAAATTCATATGTAGTTGACCTAGACAGTGACGACGAATGGGGTAAAATTTTTACAAAGCTCGATTCTAATGAGGATCTAGATGAACTAGAAGCTAATGGATTTACAAATGAACATAGTAGCCAAACTGTTTATCAGTATGAAGATCAATTTATGATTACTTTGAGTGGAGATCTCGATGCTGATAAATATGAACTAATTATTAACGAAATTTAAAATATTTCTTGGGGGCAAAATGAAAGAAATAATCACTGATATCGATAAGCTTAACGAAATAGGTATTTGCGATGTTATCGATACACGAAAAGAAAATGAATTACTTAGAGAGATAATAGTAAATCTCAAAGAAGTTGTTAGAAGTCAAAATCTATCTAGTCTCTCAGCACCGCAACTTGGTTATGATAAGCGTGTTTTTGTTATCAACTATAATGGCGATATAAGAACATATGTAAATCCGATGATTGTTAACGTAAAAGGACTTGAATTATCTAGAGAAACATGTCCAAGTTTGCCTGGTAAAGAATACATCAGGATAAGACATAATGAGATTCAAGTTGCTTATCAGACACCGCTTGGTAAGTATGAGTCAGCTAAGCTTTTCGGTTTAGTAGCTAAAGTTTTTCAACATGAAGTAGATCATCTCGATGGCTTGTTGCTGTGTGATGTAGGGCTTGAAGTTGATGAAGAATTTGACAAAGCAACAGATGAAGAACGTCAAGAAGTTATAAACATGTACCTTGATTCGCTTGATATGAAGCAAAAGCAACTCGAAAAAGAAATACAAGAGAATAAAGACCTTAAGCAAGTCTCAGACGCGATTGATTTCATGAACGGCGTTAGAGAGGGTACAGTAAAGTTACAAAATACAGATAAGGAATAAATAAAAGAATGTCTACAAATAAGAATAGTATACATATTTTACGTGGTACTAAACCAAGTGTTAATTCAACTACATTATATGATGGTCAACTTTATTTCGATAGAGGTACAAAAACCTTACAGGTAGGTGATAAAAGTAATAGTACTATCGGTAACAACAACAATTATGTAACTGTCAAAGATGGCGCTATTAATGATGCTAAAGTAGCTAGTGATGCTGCAATCAAAGGATCGAAGTTAGCTGATGCGAGTAATGATGAAAGTAACCGAACTGGTATTACCACAGCCAAAATTGAGAGCAATGCAATCACAACCGAAAAAATAGCAGATGATGCTATCACTGGGAATAAAATATCGGAAACTGCATCCGTATATATACAACAACTCAGAGTAATAAAACCAGATGAATCAACTAATCCTTATGATGGCTTAGTTAGAGCTGAAAGAGGTGTTACATGTGGTACCTGGCTTGTTGCTGGTAATAATTATATTCAATCTAAATATATGCCTGAGTATATATATTATCACAATGTAAATAATAGAGAAGGTAAATTACTTTTCCCAAAAAGAACCCTAGATTCAAATGGTGAAATTATTGCTACTCTAAACAATATACCAAAGTTTCAATCTATTAATGGTAATCTCTATATCACTACATAATTTAATAATTGTTTATGAATAAAATAAAAATTACATTAACAAGTTTAATGTTGATAATCAACTATTTATTTTTAGGTTTTATAATGGCACACAATTTATATTTTAACGGGAAAAAACATGATCTTATATTTAAAAATCTAGAACCTCAATCGACTGTTCGTCTAGATAAACAAGTGGGGGATACGAATTCAACCCCTGATTATTGTGTCTCATCGGATTCTCATGAAATGCTGTTGAATTCACCTATATTTATAAATGCATATCTTGATAATAATGTAATATCTCAATCAGTAACATATTCAGCAGAGAGATTTAATTCGGATTTTTTAGGTTATAATACATTAGGTGAGATAAAAAATCCATATTTTTTCCCTGTTACCTCTGGTGTTATTGATTCATCAAATAAGAATCAAGTATCAATGTATTCAAGCACATTAATTTCTGGATATGTTGCTTCTTTTCCAGGGAATCATTATGGCGGTGCTTTATATAAGGAGTTTTCTAATGAGGTTTTACCTCTTACCTTGAATTTAACTTTAAAAGATAATTTAGTCAATAATCTCGATGATAAAACACCTATAAAACCATCCAGTTTACCTGATGATAAAAAAATACAATTTTCACAACCCTCTATTTTAATTGAGCAGTCTGAAAAGAAGAGTAACAATTATGCGTTATCCACAAAAACATCCACTACCTCTACTACCACAGGCACGGAAGGAAATAATGTCGAAATTTATATAACATCGATCAAACAAGTAAAATTTGATCCTTGGGATGAATATGAAGAAAGCAACCCGAAAGTACGTGTAAGTCAGATTAGTTCAAATGTTTATAAATATGAGAGATTACTTTATATAAACAATATTGGTAATGATGTTATCCCATCGGGCGATGCAATGACCCCTGCAGTTGAAGATATTCAATTACCTATAAGCGAATTACCCTCATATGGTTATAATATAGATACTGCTTATATGTCAGGGCTTGTAGTCATTCACGATCTCACAAAGAATGTTAATGGTGATGATTCCGGGGTTATCAATCAAAAGAGTTTCTATTTTTCTAATGTCAATTTGAAAACACAAAATCGTGATAGTTTATACGCTAATATGTTTGAACGCTTTAATTGGGAAGTATGGTTAAACACAGTATCTAATTCTTGCGAAATATATTCAAGGGTATCAGCAGATACTTACACCAAATATAAAATAGATTACTATATTTACCAGTATGGACAATGTACTGATAATAATGCACATCCAGCTTAATTTATAATTAACTTACAATGAACTTCGAATACGCGAGACAATCTGAATTCACAGCTGATATAGAAATAGACACAATTGGTAACTGTGCAATCCGCGGTATTTGTTGTGCGAATGAAATGTACTATATATGTATTATAAGGACATCAGTTGGCTTAACAGAACTTTTTGAGTCAGGTCCTTACTTACCTGATGGGACATTATCAACTATTTGCGAAACTAGTTATCAAAAAATCGAGTATGATGAACGCAAAATAAAAAAATTTATATCTAGTTTCTTACAGGCACCGCGAAAACCCAGTATACTTAATATATATCAAGCTGAACAAATATCAATCGAAGAAGCACTTGATTCCTGTATTGATATTTGTAATTATATGAAGCAAAATCAGGGGGTAAAGTGAATATGAAAACACCTATAAAAGACTTTTACGGTAGAATAATCGGATGGGTACAAGAAGATTCTAATGGTAACAAAAAGCTGACAGATTTTCAGGGACGAATAAAAGGTCGGTACGACAAGGCCACAGATACAACCAGAGATTTTTACGGTAGAGTAGTAGCAAAAGGCGATCAATTAAGTATGTTATTAAATAGTTGATTAAATAAGCAAACAATAATATAATTATAACATAGATAGCAATCAAACGTTATCTATGTTAATTTTTTCACCAAATAATGAGGTAAACATGAATATTTTATACAGCACGCATTGTCCGCAATGTGTAATGATTGAGAAGCAACTCAAGGCAAAAAACATACCATTCACTGTTTGCGATGATACAAAAACAATGATTGAAAAGGGCTTCAAAAAAGCGCCGATGTTTGAAACAGATAATAAAGTAATGACATTTCCAGAGACCCTCAAGTGGGTAAAGGAGCAATAAATATATATGATAGAAAAATATGAAAAATACAGACATAATGTAGATTTCATTCGAGATTATTCTCAAGCCTCTAACGCAGCGACAGGTAGTAAATTCGATTCTAACGCGAATATCGAAACTAAAAATGTAACTACATTAAGTTGTGAAATACATAAAGAAGCTGATATTGGTATAAATAGACTTCGTATGATTGATAAAATCACAGAACTTTATGGGACTGAATTAGCTGAGAAATATATAGAACAGTTAGACTCACATCAAATATATAGACATGATGAGACACATCCCGTTTTCCCTTATTGTGTTAGTATTACGATGTATCCATTTATTTGCGAAGGTCTTAAGTCAATCGGTGCACCGAGTACCGAACCTAAAAACTTACAATCTTTTGCGGGTAATTTTATTAACTTAGTTTTTGCGGTATCGGCTCAATTCGCTGGTGCTGTTGCAACACCCGAATTCTTAACATATCTTGACCATTTTATTAGGCTTGAATATGGTGATGATTATTATGAAAAAACTGACATAATCGTGAATACAATCTCTAAGCGTCCGAAAACTCTTGAAAAAGTTATTGACGACATTTTTGAGCAAATTGTTTACTCGATAAACGAACCAGCAGCTGCTCGAAATTTCCAATCAGTTTTTTGGAATATCGCGTATTTTGACCATACTTACTTTAACGCAATTTTCGAGGATTTTGTATTCCCAGATGGTGATGAGCCTAAATGGGATAGTGTAAGCTGGTTGCAGAAGCATTTCATGGAATGGTTTAATAATGAACGACTTAGAAATTATCTAACATTTCCAGTAGAAACTGTTAACCTTGTTTATGATAAAGAATCGAAGCAGTACATCGATAAGGAATGGGCTGACTTTACAGCTGAAATGTGGTCAAAAGGACATAGCTTTTTCTGTTATAATAGTGATAGTGCTGACTCGCTTTCAAGTTGCTGTCGACTTAAAAATGGTATAACTGATAATGTCTTTTCTTACACACTTGGCGCTGGTGGTATTTCAACTGGCTCTAAAGCTGTTATTACAATCAATATTAATAGATTAGTCCAAGATGTAAAGAAAAAATCAGATAAAAATAATCTTGATTTCAATATTGAATTAGATAAAGCAATTAGATCTCAAGTTGATGATATTCACAAATATTTGAACGCCTTTAATGAGATACTTAAGGATGAACAATCAAGCGGGTTGCTTCCAATCTATGATGCTGGTTATATATCGTTACCAAAGCAATATTTGACAATTGGCATTAATGGGTTAGTCGAAGGCGCAGAGTTTTTGGGAATTAAAGTAGCGCCAAATCCAGAATATTTCAATTACTGTAAATCGATATTAGCGCCGATCCAAGAAGAAAATAAGAAAGCACGAACAAATGAAATCATGTTTAATACTGAGTATGTCCCAGCTGAAAATCTTGGTGTAAAGAACGCTGAATGGGATAGAAAAGCAGGGTATTATGTACCTAGAGATTGTTATAATTCATATTTCTTTAAAGTAGAGGATCAAGAATTATCAGTTTTAGATAAAATGATTCTTCATGGGCAACAGGTTGTTCAATATCTCGATGGTGGTTCTGCTTGCCATTTAAACTTAGAAGAACATTTGGATAAGAATCAATACCGAACTTTGCTTGATGTTGCAGCTAAAATTGGATGTAGCTATTTGACATTTAATATACCAAATACTATTTGCAATGAGTGCGGTCATATTTCAAAGCATAAACAAAATAAGTGTGAAAAATGCAGATCTACAGATCTTGATTATATTACAAGAGTAATTGGTTATGCTAAGAGAGTTTCAAAATATTCGGAGGCACGACAAAAAGAAGCAAGGAGACGCGTTTATAATGCAACAAGAAATGTGTTCACACGCAATTAAATTCGTAGACAGCCCAGTCGTATTCCAGGAGATCCCAGGCGAAGTTTCATTGTGTTTTACAATTTCAAATTGTCCTCATCATTGTCCAGGATGCCATTCAAGCTATTTAGCGGAAGATATAGGCGAATATCTAGATGAGCATATAGATAACTTTTTAGAGAAATACAGAGATATGATTACATGTGTACTATTCATGGGTGGTGATGATCCAGCCCAGGTAAGTAATTTAATCAGATGTCTGAAAATATGTAAAAAATATGGTTTAAAGACAGCTTTGTATTCAGGTTATACAGAAGAAACCTTCGATAAAAAAGTTTTAGTTCATCTAGATTATCTTAAATTAGGCCCATACATAGAAGAACGAGGGCCGTTAAATAATCCTAATACAAATCAACATCTATATAAAATATATAAGGGAAAAATAGTAGATGACATAACATATAAATTCTGGAATAATAAAATTTGAAATAATTAGATCAACTGCGTAAAAACAGTTGATCTTTTTTTATCTGTATTATATAATAAATATAAGAAATAAAGACAAAGGCGAATAACTTTTGTGATATGGAGTTATATTATGACAAGAGAAGAACTTATCAGAGCATTAGATAAAATTCGCGAAGAAATCGCTTGCTGTGATGAAACAGTAACTGATTATGCTCGTGAACACGCATATGTGGATGTAGTTTCCGCGATAGATGTATTGGAGGAGAATGAGGAGAATTATGACTGAACAAGAGCATCAAGAACAACAGGTTAAACAAGCCAAAATTGATACACTAAATAAAGTCAAAAAATGCAGTTGTTGTGATAACTTTTTTCCAGATAGAAAATGGCATAGATATGTATTTGTTGATGATATTGATAAACTCATCGAGGAGGTAGAAAATGAAAACTGAACAAGAGCTAAAAGACGCATTGGAAGACATATTCTTCGATGCTCTTACCGATAAAAGTAATCCGCCATATTATACAGATAAAGTTGACCCAGAGAATGATGGTTGCTGGCAATGGAAAGTCTATGAACTCTGTGCAGACGAACTCATTAAAAGAGGTTATGGCGACGTTTCCGAATACAAAAACGAGATTGAACGGTTGAAATCAGAAAACGAAAAACTGAAAATCAAATGCGATGATCTTAAGAGATTGAGCGATTGGCAAAGAGAAGAGATTAAAATGTTGAAAGCGGAAGTAAACAAAGGGTGCGACAATTGTGAAACAATCAAACAAGGGCAAGTCGATGTGCTTAAAGAGTTAAAAACAAGACATGATTATGCAATTAAGAATATGGGCTATCCGTGGGATATTTCGCAACAGATTGACGAACTCATCAAGGAGATTGAAAAATGAAAGCAATAGTAAAACAAATATTCCACGTTTTGGTTGACATTATACTCTCAATATGCTGGGGTGCTATGGTGGTTCTCAATTCTGTTTATTGTGCAACGCAAGACGAAAATCATGTCGGATTTATAGTTCCAATTGTGTTTTCGAGTATATTACTGATTTTTAACATTATATCAATATTTGTCGATGCGCGAGAACTGAACAACCTATGCGACTCATATGATGATAAGCTGAAACAAACTTTGTTTTCGGAAAAGGAGATGCAAAATGAGACAGTTTAGTCAAGAAGAACTAGTGGAAAAGATAAGAAGTGAGCGCTGCCACATAGGTGAATTATACAACGAAATTAACACATTGAAACGAGAGAATGCAAATCTAAAAGATTATGTGAAGTCTTTGAAAGATGAGTGTATATCTTGTCCTGAAAATAAGAAGAACATCAAGCAAGCACAACTCAATATACTGGGTAAACTGTGGTCAAATATATCCAATAGCAAGCAACTTATACAATCTCACATTGCAGATGGAAGTTTTACAATAGAGGATATATACATGGAGATAGACGAACTCATGAGGGAGGTGCAAAATGCCGAAAATAAAGGTTGAGTTAGAAGTTGGTGGTGAGTTTTGCGGTAACTGTCCGATGTTCAAATTGTTTCCACATCGGGATAGGGAAGCGTTTTGTTGCCTTTATAATATACCCCTTACATTTTCGCCACGATACTTGGGGTATGTGCGTTGCGATGAGTGCAAACAAGCGGAGGTAGAAGAACAATGACATTAAAAGAATACATCGACAAATATAGTCCCTTTGGTTTTTCAGATGAAGAACTCATTATCGGGTTTTTGAAATCTCGTCCAGATGTTCTCGCAAATACAATAAGCAGTCTTTGTATGATGAATTACAAGAGTGTTTTATCGCTTGAACATAAGGTCAGAGTAAAGGACGAGTATCTCAACTGCCTTAAAGATTGGGCACAGGGCAAAATACATAAAGACGGCGAGTTCCACCCAGAACTTCGCGACAAAATGATAGAGAATATCGACAGAGCGTTAGGAGTAAAAGATGAAACAATATGAGATTAAAATAATTTGCGCAGAAGATTTTGCAGACAAAGGCGTTGAAGTGCTTGAGCATATCACAGAAATGCTCGATAACATTTACGGTGACGCTGAATGGATAGGCTTTGGCGGTTATATCGATGACGATAAGTCCAAACAAACGGAGGTAAAAGGATGACAGAAGAACAAGTAAGAAAGATTGTGAATGAAGAGATTATGAAACTTTTGGAACAACTTAAAAGTAACGGTCTTGTAAGAGTTATGGACAACTTCTTCACGCATGCTAGTCTTTACAATACAGTAGATAGAACAATTGCGGAACGAAAAGAGGAGGAAAACAAATGAACTTTATGGCATTACTATTATCAATATTGAGTTTTCTCGGCTTGACTTGGCTATTAGGGGGCGGGCTGAAATGAAAAAATATAGCAGAACGAACAAGAGATTTTGCACGTTGGAAATTTTGGATAGAAGATTGTGGCACAAAATAGTTTACTGACAAAGCCGAAGCAAAGTGGAGAGAGTTAGAAAGAGAATGCCGATAAAGATTAAAGAATTGAAACAACTTATCAAACGAGAAAAGAAAGCAATCAAACTGCTAAACAAATTTTATAAGATAGATTGGTGGTTTGCGACATACGGCAATGGCGTTCCTACACTGTGGGAAGTCATAGAAGAAGCAGAAAGCAAACTCGCATCTTATCAAAAGCAGTTGAGAGAGTTGAAAGGAGAAAAACAATGAAAGCCGTGATGATAAGTATACAACCGAAATGGGTTGAGAAAATAGCAAGCGGAGAAAAGACACTCGAAGTACGAAAGACCGCACCTGATGTACCATTCAAGGCTTATATCTATTGCACAAAAGCAAAACCTTATCTTTACAAAGAAGCAAATCCACCTTTTGAGTTGTTTTTAGATAGCGACCTATATGAAGGTAAGGGTTATGACGATAGGCTTTTTAGCGGTAAAGTTATCGGCGAGTTCATATGTGATGAAATCATAGAGTGGCAATATGATAAGGGTCATCAGTATTACGTCGATTATCCCGACGATTGTACATCTTACTTCCCGTATTTGAAATGTCACAGCGAAGCAACTGGACTGAAATGTTCTGAAATTGAAAAGTTGGGTAAAGGCAAAACCCTTTATGGTTGGCACATCAGCGACTTGAAGATTTACGACAAACCTAAAACGTTGGTAGAGTTCTACAAATGTGGTGCCGAATCGTTTGAAGAATTGAGTGACACCGAGGATTTGTGTTCATATTGTAGTCGAACGGGCTTTTGCGAAGGGCGTTGGTGCGATGAGGCTTATCAAAATTATTTGGATGTGGATTTTGCTTTAACTCGTGCGCCATCAAATTGGTGCTATGTGGAGGAACTATCATGAGAGGTATTTTATTTAGAGGCAAACGAAAAGACAACGGCGAATGGGTTTACGGGTGGTATGTACCACTTGTATGTAACGATAGAACCGAAATTCCAAGCATCAAAGATTTTAACAGCACTGATTGGAGAGTTGAGCCCAAAACGATTGGACAATTCACAGGTCGTTGGGACGAGGACTGTAATAAGATTTTTGAGGGCGATATCCTTGAAATTTCTTACGATGACGGCACGGCTTATACAACGGAAGTCCGCGCTTATGGGAGCACACTATGTGTTGACGTCGAAGGTGAAGATTACGATTTCACAGCGATTGACTTTGCGGTTGATATCTGGAAAAACAATTGTTGTGAATGTAAAGTCATTGGCAATATATACGATAATCCCGAGCTTTTGGAAGAGTTATGAGTATGGAATATCAAAGATTGACGAAAAAAGTCAAAGATTGTTTTCAATATGACCTAAAAGATTTTAAGCATAAAATAGGCGAGTTTGGCGATTATGACGCTTTCTTTGCTTATTCAATGGCAGTAAAAAGGCTTGGCGAACTCGAGGAGAAAATCGAGAACGGAGCACTTGTGGAATTGCCTTGCAAGGTCGGAGATGTGATGTATGAAGTTATTGGAGACGCATATATTGATGAGTGGGAAATAGAAAGCATTTGTTTCAATAAAACATATCCCAAAGGAGTTATATGGGCAAAACGAACAAGAGACTTTGCACGTTGGAAATTTTGGATAGAAGATTGTGCTACAAAATGGTTTGCAACTAAAGCCGAAGCCGAAAAGAGACTGGAGGAGATAAGGAATGAAACAAATACTCTTTAGAGGACATGAAATGAAAAAAATAAGTTATATTATTGCAACAAATGAAGCTGAATTCGCTAATTACCTACAATCAATTCTTTATTCGGAAGCAACAGCGGTAGCTCACGATAATACTAGATATATGACTGTACAATTCTCAAAAGCACCAGCTGATAAAATATGGGATAAAGTTAAATCATATATGAGAACAGATGGTCAATATGTTTATTATGGCGAATTTGTTCGTGACATAGATATTTATAATATGATTGAACCTTATTGCAAACAGGTAGATATTGATATAGTACCGGTTGAGGTGCAAAAACTAACTAAAGCCAAGGTACTCGAATATACTGATCCTATAAACTTAACATAACTTATATCATTTGAAATAATGGATAAATATAGTTGATATTTATTTTAAGGTATTATATAATATAAATATCAAGAAATAAAATCACTATTATGGATAAAAATAAGCTAATTGAAGAAAATTTGAATTTAATACCTTACATTTACAACCATTTCGTTACTAAAGATGACTTGGTAAAAAGGTGGCGAGAGGATATCTTACAAGAAGGATATCTAGGACTAGTTCGTGCGGCAAACGCATATAATCCAGATTCTTCTTTTAGCTTCACTACTTTATCTCATATAAGTGTGAAACGCGCTATGTGGTCATTTATACGTATACTTCACAATCAAAATGTAAATCTATCGCTTGACAAAGAAATACGAGATGATGATCATGGTATAGTTACGGTTGGCGAGCTTATTGAAGATACTTCTGATATCGAATCTGAGTTTATCGATAAAGAAACATCGACTTATAATGAGCAATTATTTGATCAAGTACTTCTTCTTTGTCCACCTAAACGCAAAGAAATAATAGAATTATATTATCACGGATACAAAACTAAACAAATCATAGATTTATTACAAGTATCTAAATCATATACCGCGGATGTAGTAAAACAAGAAATTCGATTGTTTAAATTGTATATCGATATAATAGAGAATGATGAGAAAGCACCTAAGCTAGATACTTTTAAATACAAAAAAGACTGGTGTAAAGCTTTTAAGTCGTACGTAAAAAATACGTTAAAAATATCCTTAATGGATGTAAGATTAAATAAAACAGTGAGGTAAATAAATGCGTTATTACGATATCAAGTTTAAAAATTATCAAGTTTCAGAAGAAAATGTTGCGGATTTTCTCGCAGCAATGCCGAATGGTCTCGAAATGACTATAAGCCCATTCGAAGTCTCAAATGAAATCCAAGCAGAATCAGACACGGATAAAGTTTCATCCGAATCCCCACTACCTTCAAAATATACGCGAGATATTGAGGGCCATACAAAACTTGTGAGAAAAGGTAACGAAATATTTCTCGCAAAACGCCACAAAAAAGCGAGTGGCGAATTCGAAAATGTAAACTATCCAGACGCTGTGCTTCTTACAGATAAAGAAAAAGACAATTTTATCGACTTTTGTAAGGACATGGGATTGCCTCAATATAGAATCAAACAAGAAGAAAAAGCCCAAAGTTTCAAAGTTTGGTCTGATTTTATAGATTCTAATTATAAGGAAAATTATCATGAATAAATCAAGGCTTAAACAACTTTTCTGTAAACATGATTATAAAGTCTGGGCAAATATTTATGGGGATTTACGCAATAGTCTCAACGCGTCAACAGTATTGTATTGTACTAAGTGCGGTAAGCGAAAATACATAAAAAAATATATCGAAGCGCCAATTGACTATAATATGTTTTTCGCGTATGTAGAGCTTAAATTATCTAAAGATCCAGCACGACAACAACTAGCTGATAATTTGTTTTATTCAAGTATCATAAAGGATAAGGATTTATTTGATAAAACGTTTGGCGAAGAATATGAGTTTAAATTTTGAGGTAATTAAATAATGGATGATTTTATTATTGATGAGTTGTTAGATACAATAAAAGAAAATCTAGAGAATAATGTCAATAATTATGTGATGTATCAAGACATACATAAAATTCTCGATAAACACTTTGAAGAATTACGTGAAGAGGATCGAGTATCTTATGAAGAAAAAATAGCTGAACTTGAAAACGACGTAGATTATTGGCAAGACCGCGCACTAGAAGCTGAGTCTAATTTAGAGGATGAAGATTATGATGAATAAAAATAAAGATCGTGCACTCGCACATATCGAGCTTATCCATGATATTCAGCCTATTATCGGTGCTGACAACATTGAAATGGTTCATGTACTCGGCTGGGGCTGTATCGCTAAGAAGCAAGAATTCAAAGATGGGGATAAATGTGTTTATATCGAAATAGACAGTAAAGTACCTGAAACTGAATGTTTTGAATTTCTTAGGAACAAAGGTTTTAAAATCAAAACTATGAAACTTGGCAAATTCGGCGTTATTTCTCAAGGTATCGCTTTGCCGCTTGAACTTGTTGGTCTCAAAGATTGTGATCATGAAGTAGGTGAGGATGTAACTAAGCTTCTTAAAATCACAAAAATTGAAACAGCTGAAGAAAAAGAATTAAAAAAAGCCGAAGGTGTCTCAAAACAAGCTATTCTTACATCTATTAAGTCTAGAAAAAAGAAATTTTTCGAAAATAAACTTGTAAAAAAGCTTATGAGATATGAGTGATTTAAAAACCTCATTATAAAGCTTTTTGCGAGAAAAAGGATAAACCTAGACAATATCCTAGTTATATCACAAAGACTGATGAAACTCGTATTGAAAATTTGCCTTGGATTCTTCAGGATAAACAAGAATTTATCATGACTGAAAAAATCGATGGTACGTCAACTACGTTTGCTGTAAGACGTATTAAGAATAATAAGTATGATTTTATCGTATGTTCTAGAAACGTACGTCAAGCGGATATGGATCAATCGAATTTTCATACAGCTGATTGTGATGGTAATGTGTACTGGCAAATGGCAATCAAGTATGATATAAAGAATATCCTTATTGATATCGCTGAGAGAGAAAATCAAGAAGTTGTTATTCTTCAAGGTGAGACAATTGGTAATGTCCAGGGTAATCCATATAAGTTGTCAGAAAATAAGTTTTATTGTTACAATTTAATTTTCACGAATGAATCTAAAGGATTTTATATTAAGAAAGATCCTATAGAAGGTAAAAAATATATCGAAGAACATAAATATAAACTTGACTGGGTACCTATTCTTAATGAACATTACGTTGTACCTGACACGATCGAAGAAATCAAAAAAGACGCTGAAGGTATGAGCAAAATCAATCCGAAAGTTCTTCGCGAAGGTGTTGTTTGTAGGTCTTATGAGAAGTTCGGCGACTACGTAAGCTTTAAGAATGTAGCTAATTCGTATTTGCTTAAAAAGGCTAAGAATGAAAAAGAATAATAAAGTGTTTTGCTATTGGGTAAATAGTTGTGGTAAGTATACTTGTTGCCATAACTGTTTATCCAAAAACTGTATTTATCGATGTACAGATAACTTAAGTTCATGTAAGTATAAATGTGAAATAGATAGGTCTGAAAAGTCAGTCTCTCAAACGCTCTCTAAACACGATGTTGATTTTAATATAGTTGATAATAAAGTAAAGCACAACAGAGAGATTACTGAGATTAATATCGCTGCGCCAGTGAGTGATTTAGATACTTACCAAAAGAAAACTGTCGATAAGCTACCAAGTACACTTGATGAATTTTCTTCTATGATAAGACAACTCTATAAACTGAAGAAAAAGGACGCTGATACAATTTACTGTATTGATCTATATAAACACTGTGATGTAAATAATTTAAATACTATATATGGCGTAAGTTATATCGATTTAAACAGTAAGCTTAGAAAAATCAGAAAAATGGTAAAAACCAAGTAAAAATAGTTGATTCTTGACTAAATTTATTATATTATATAGATATAAAAGATAAAGAAGGATAAAATAATGACTGAACTTGATAAACTTTTCGCTGAAAAGCGTACAGAAAACGGTGATATTGCTTATAATACCACAGGCGATAATTTGCTTGATATCTTATTTATGAGTGAATACTACAGCAAACATATTGATGAAGCCGCCCGCAAAATCGGCTCAGATGACATAGATAAACTTTTTGCTATGTTTATTCGTGATCCTAGATTTGGTCTTGGTAAAAAAGATCTTGGGGTAGCGCTTGAAGTTATGTCTGATGTTAGCTGGTCTGATATGGCAAAAGCGGGTCGATTTGATGACTTTTTCAGAAGCTGTTTCTTGAAGTATGTTGACGTAGAGGATTTCACTAAGATCGTAGCTTGGGTTTTTTCTGAAGCGAAACATGGTAACGAGCTCGCAAAAAAGTGGTTGCCAAGATTTAACACAAAAGGTGATAACCTCGCTAAAACTATTTGCTCGTATCTAAATATAAGTCAAAAAACATATAGAAAAACAATTAAAACAGGAACAGTCGAGAATAAGCTTAGTTCTCATAAAGTGGATGAAATTAATTTTGAGCAAGTACCTTCGCTCGCTTTGATGAAATACTACGATAGATTTAGTAAAGAACCTAGATTTAAAGATTATTTGGATAAGGTTAAAAAAGGTACTGCTAAACTTAATGTCGCTACTACTACGATTTACGATATCTATAAAAATAGAGATAAAATCGACGCGACACTGTTTTTTGATAAACTCGAAAAAATAAGACTTAGTTGTATACCTATTTTGGATACGTCAGGTTCAATGTGGGATAGTAATGATTCGATTGGTAAAGCGGTATCGATCGCGTATTACCTCGCAAAATGTTCTACGTATTGTAATAACCAAGTTGTGTCCTTCAGTTCTAAGCCACAGTTGATTAATATCGTTGAAAAATCCACATATGGGGATTATTATGGCGGTTGGTCGAACAGGTTTGGCAATAACAATAAGTTTAGTCGCGAGTTGAATTCGATGTACACAGGTGATTGTACAAATACCAATTTTGGCGCTGTTATCGAGTTGCTTGGTAAGTTGAACGAGTTCCCTGACTACTTCGTGGTTTTGTCAGATATGGAATTTGATTACGGCTCGTCTATGAAAAAAGATCAGGTGATGCAGCTTTTCAAGGATAGAGGTATCAAGACTAAAATAGTCTGGTGGAATTTCAACTCAAGAAATACTACAGCACCAGAAATGGATAACTATGGTAATATCTATATGAGTGGATATTCGCCAATGTTATTGAAATATTTGCAAGCTGGCTTCGATGGAAAACAATTTCTTTATAAGCTACTTGATGAATATAAAAAGAACATTGAAAAATAATGTATAAACATATATAAATGCCCAGGACAGCAAAATTAAATTAAAAGCATATCTACACAAGAAAAGGGCACTGTTACTTAAGCACTCATCACAGCAAAACATTAATGATAAAGCTCTGGTAAAGCCGTGGTTGCAGGTTCGAGCCCTGCCCCGCGCATATCAAGTAAGTCGCGGGTAGCTCAATAGGTAGAGCGCGTAAATAATCGTGAGTGCTGACTTATTATAGGTAAGCGATCAGAACAGCAACTTTAGTTAACTGCCACAATAGTAGATTTTACATAGACCGCTGAAACCTATATACACCTCTATAGCATAACGGATAGTGCAACAGATTTCTAATCTGTGTTGTATAGGTTCGAATCCTATTAGGGGTACCAAACATTATGATAAGGGGGCAAACATGTATATCGTAACGCTTATTGATGGTAGTCATCACCAAGTAGCTGATTTAGATCATCGATACACACTTTTCGGTGACGCTGGCTGGATTAAATCTGTTGATGATAAGTACTTCAAAATAGACAAGATTTTATATGTAACCTACACTAGATAATATTGTAAGTTACTTCAGGCTGGTAACTCAGTAGGAAGAGTATCGCACTTTTAATGCGGAAGTCGAGAGTTCGAACCTCTCTCAGCCTACCATTATACTGATGTAACCCAACGGCAGAGGTAGTGGACTTAGAATCCGCGCAGTGTGGGTTCAAATCCCACCATCAGTACCATTAAGGAAAGATACATGGGGAGATACCAAAGCGGTCGCACTGGGACGGTCTTGAAAACCGCTGAACTCTCTGGGTTCCGTGGGTTCGAATCCCACTCTCCCCGCCAATGTTTTAGGATAATATGAAGATAGCTGAGGATAGAAAACATAATAAATACTATGACACTATTTATGTGAAAAAAGCTTGCGCTAATTATTTTTATGACGAATATCTAATAGCGTATTGGGATAAAAGTGTTCCATATGTTTGGGAATGGCAATCTATGAATGAAGCTGGGGATAAATGGGTTATAGTAGAAATTAAAGGTACTTATTATGAAGCACCAAGCGATCTAGACCCGACTTTACCTATAAATAGATTACATAGCGTACCAAGTAAAGGTATTAGATTCTTAGGTAAGGTATTTAAGAAACATATTTACAATAAGTACATATCAGCCAAATTCTCAGTATAAATTTAGTTGATTTTATATATTAAGTTATATATAATAAGTATATAAAAAATACATATTTAAGATTATGTGAGGTATTAATTATGTCATATCCATCAATGAGCGATAAGACAACCCGCAGAATGGTTGCATACAAAGTGTGTAATGACGTGCGCTCCTATAAAAACTCTATTGAAATTACGGATTCTTTATATGAAAGTGGTATGGTTCTTGATCTATCTGAGATTGAAGCTCTCAAATCAATTATAGATAGAAGAATACATGAACATAATGTCCATCACCTTACTATATCGATGTCAGATCTTATATCAAATATTAAGAGAGATATAGCTTATTTTTGGGGTAAATTTTAAGGGGTAAAGGTACTCGTTTTAATAAGAATTAAACGCAGATATTGATGGGCTTATAATATCAATATGGTAGATAGCTTCCCTTGCACGGAAGAAGCTGCAGGTTCGAGTCCTGTTAGGTCCACCAAAAATTAGGATAAATCGCTGCCTTTCATTTAGATAAAGTGCGAGTAAATAGGTGTCGTGAGTGCCGACCTAAAAGCACTCGTAAGGGTGATTAGCTCAGCTGGTTAGAGCGACTGACTGTTAATCAGTAGGTCGTAGGTTCAAGTCCTACATCACCCGCCATTTGTATATTGCAGGGTAGAGGAGTGGTCCCTTATGGGGTTCATACCCCCATGACGCTGGTTCAAATCCAGCCCCTGCACCCATTTGCTAGTATGGCGCAATCGGTAGCGCAACAGCCTTGTAATCTGTAGGTTGCCCGTTCGAGTCGGGCTACTAGCTCCACATAAAGGGTTAGCACAATTGGTTAGTGCAATAGACTTTGACTCTATTGACGGGTGTTCAAATCACTCACCCTTTGCCATATTTAATAATAATTAGAGGACATTATGTATAAAAGTATTTTTCCAACTTTTGATGAGATTGAAAAAGGATACCAAGTATTTGCTAACAACTATTATAAAGGTAAAGATGATGATGGTGAACCTATTTATGGTGAACGATTAGATTTAGGTATCACAATCGCCCATGGAACATTTTGGCCTCTAATGTCTGATGTTATTATTAAAAGAAATAGAAAACGAGAGCGGACAGGCTTTCAAGTAAAAATCGCAGGTTTAAAAAGCCCTCAAATTTTTCCGTATACACCCCAAGGTTGGGATGACTGTGTTATATTTATAAAACATAGGATAGCAGAAATACGGGAATATACAGAGCGAATTTTAAACGAAAGATAATAGCGTAACTTGAACCTGGGCCCACAAAAGCCTAGGTTTTTTCATCCTATAGTATAACTGGATAGAATACAGGTCTACGGAACCTGGGATCTAAGTTCGAGTCTTAGTAGGATGACCAAGCAGATGGCGTCTTGGTGAAGTGGTGAACACACCGGCCCTTCAAGTCGGTATTCGCGAGTTCGAACCTCGCAGGCGCTACCAATACAGAGCTGATGTAATTTGGTAACATGACAGTCTCCAAAACTGTTTATTAAGGTTCGAGTCCTTAGCTCTGTGCCATTAATATCCTGCTGTAGTTCAGTTGGTTTAGAGCACTTCTCTGATAAGGAAGATGTCCTTGGTTCGAGTCCAAGCAGCAGGACCAAAATCTCTAGGTAGCTTAAAGGTAGAGCATTATCCTCATAAGATAAAAGATATTGGTTCGAGTCCAATCTTAGAGACCATGTAAATATAGTTGATTTATTTGTTAAGATATTGTATAATATATATGTAAATAAGAACATTGAAAATTGAATAAAATAACAAGGTGCTACGAAGTCCCGCTTAGTGAAAGCCGGAATAAACCAGAATGGGGATTAGATAAGGAGCAGTAGTAAATGGAGTGTGATGAACAGCCTTGTATATTATATATCCAGGTATGGCGAAATAGGCAGACGCAAGGGACTTAAAATCCCTCGGTGGAAACACCATGTCGGTTCAAGTCCGACTACCTGGACCATATGATAATTCCCAGCAAATTATCTTTTAGATATCTGAGATTTTCAAGGATATCGAAAATTATTTTTGCTACATAGTTTTCATAAATGTTCATAGTGACACCTCCTTTAATTTTACGATACGAAAAAGCCCTTAGTGCTGGGATAAGGGCTTATAAATCGAGCATGGGACTGCAAGGTGTGGTCGCTTGACTGTCACTCAAGAGATTCAGATGGGTTCGATCCCCATATGCTCGGCCAATCTTTGCCTGGACAGAGATATTCGTTTTTCTGATTAGTTGCAAAAGAATAAGTAGTCATAAGTAAACTCCTTCCGTTGCTAGCTAAGTCCAGGATTAGCTAGCTTTTATCGGGATGTAGCGCAGTTTGGTAGCGCACATGATTTGGGATCATGGGGCCGCTGGTTCGAGTCCAGTCATTCCGACCATATGATAGCTTAAAAGTTGTCATAATTGTTACCTCCTTTTTAATCTAAGCTTTGTTGTTTGAGCTTTATATGAAAATATTAAATCAAACAACATTTTACAGTTCTGTAGCTCAGTTGGTTAGAGCACTTGCCTTACAAGCAAGGGGTCACAAGTTCAAGTCTTGTTAGAACTACCATATCCAGGTATAGTGTAGTTTGGCTAACACGTTTGCCTTCCAAGCAAATATCGTGAGTTCGAGTCTCACTACCTGGTCCATTAAATGGAGGATTGTCGTAATTGGTTATCGAAGAGGATTGCTAATCCTTCCAGGTTATTTAAACCTGTACAGGTTCGAGTCCTGTATCTTCCGCCAAAAGGAATTTCCGTGCCTTGCGAAAGCTAAAGTCGGTAAGTATAAGGTAAAGCGCGACCTCGCTTATTTGCCAAACTGCGCAAGTTCATGAGCGCTCCAGAGCAGGAGCTTAAAGATGCTCAGTACGTCGTACAATGCCGAACATACTTTCATGTGTCGGGGAAGAAAGAAGAGAAAGCGGAGTTTAGGCCCGATCCTATCACGGCGGTTACTCTGGTCAAAAACAAGACTGTCTAGTATTATTTTTTTAGTGGTCCAATATCTTCTTTGTAGGGTATTGGCGGAATTGAGAGTTTCCGTTAAAGAGTCGGCGGTTGCACTAAGCGACTTAACGCTGGTTCACTCTCACCACGCGTGTGGGGCATAGAAAAGTTTCGACCGTACTTAAACCCAAAGCGGACTGTACGGCACCTGGGGGCGGTACCCAGATGTTCCACCAGTTATGTACTATGCACTATATGGGAGCATAGCCAAAACGAACCGCACGATACGCTATATGCCAGTATCGTCAATATAAGCCCGACGACAGGTCACGTGAGTTGCCCGGCTTATATTTGGGTAGGTAACCCGTAACTGGAAGCGGTCCTGACTGTAAATCAGGTGTCGAAAGATTCTGTTAGTTCAAGTCTAACCCTGCCTACCACAAGCTCTGCCGCTCCCAGCTTGCTCGCTTTCCGAGTCGGCGTTATGAGGAGCGCGGGGCTTTTTAATTAAAAGGACCATTAGATCAGATGGTTAGATCCCCTGTCTCATAAACAGGTAGTCCAAGGTTCGAGTCCTTGATGGTCCACCATAAATAATGAAACCCTTTAGATTAATTTCTAGAGGGTTTTTTGTTATTTTAGTTGATTTGTTATTTAAATTGATATATAATATGAATATAAGATAAATAAAAAGAGGTAATAATATGACACTTAGAAGATTTGTTAATGATATAATTATTTGTGATAATAATTTCAAATTCAAACTTGTTCTTCAAGAACCTTATTGTCCAGATCTGGTAATCACCGAATGCAATAGTTTGAAAGAGTTCAAGGCAGACTTGACTGAAAAATATCTTGACAATACTATATCTGCAATTAAAGTAACTAAAACTAAAATTATTGTAGGTATTTGGGCATAAATGGAGGTAATAAAATGTTAGTTTTTTATGTTATTGAATCAGGTAAAGTAACTATACAAAAGAAGACTGGATTGCTTATTTTTGAATCTCAAGCTCTCTCACAGGAAGGCTTTGAAGACATTAATGACGCAATCAAATGGATTGAATCGCGTTACGGTAATCCGAAACGTATAGGCAATCAATTTATTTGGCAATCACAAGGAACAGATAACGCTTATCGTATTAAATTTATAACAGTAAATCAGAGAGGTTGTTATGAGAGTATCTGACAAATATATTAAAAAAGGAAATCAAATAATAGACACACTTAAAGAAAACATGAATAAAGAAATTAGACATTACGCTATAAAGACGTTTTGCGAAAATGTTCTACCAGCACTTCTCGGCGGTTTTGCTATCTGGGTAATTTCACTTATACTAGCTATTGCAGCGATTATGCCAATACCTTGGTTCTCACTTTGTCTTGTTATTGCCGCGAGTTATCCGTACTCAAATTATGTATTCAAGTTGATTGATAACTGGTGGCAAAAGAAATTAGACTTTGAACTCGACAAGAATCTTGAATTATCTGAATCCGCAGATATAATCTGGAACTCACTTAACCCTAAAATATCTGAAGCTTTGTCTTATGATTTGTTCTGTGAGGATGAATATCTATTTGAAAATATTGTCAAGCCACTTAAAGCCAAAAACTTATCTGAAGAATCTGTAATCGCTATTTGCGATTATCTTCGCGATAAAACAGTAGAGGGTAACTTTAAATCCGCTATAAAATATATAAATGAAAATTTTGGGGTTAATATTGAATGATAAGTCCGGAAAAATCATCTAAAATAAACGCTGACTATGTAAGTAAATTGGGTAGTATAAGAACGAATAGTGATGCTTGTAATTCTTATTATAATAATCTATTTGATTTACTGGAAACAGAAGCGGCAAGAGATTATAAAAAAGAAAATAAAAAGACCGAATTAGCAATAGCGATAATCATAATAGGCGCAATAATTCTGATAGGTAGTGCAATTGTTTCACCAATATTTGTTTGGTCAAAAAGCCATAACGTATTAAGTATAGCAGCTTTGGTTATATTTGGCTTAATAGAATTTGCAGTAGTATGTTTTATTGCGTTTGATTTATTAGCTGATGTTGCAAGTGAATTGGCTATCCATGATAGCTACTGGGATGAATTGTACGCAGAGGTAAATTCGCAAATGATTAACGATATATGGATGTGCAAGTCTTTTGAATTACTCGCAGAGAATCCTTGGATACGTGAGTTTATTATTGATAAACTTAAAGCTAATAATATAAGTGACTTAGATATTACAGATATTGCTCAATGGATTATAAACAGAGAAGAACTTTCAGGTGAACAATTTAATAAGTATACTCTTGATAATTATAATGTAAATATAAATATTGATAATAATATAGATATTTTAGATATTATTGATAGTATGTTTGAAAAGGAAGGAATTAGCGCAGATGAAAACATCGAGAGATAAATGTATACACAATAATTGTCAATGTCTTACATGCAAGGATTCTATTTGTAGAAAAAATAATTGTGATGTTTGTTTTGATGTGGATGAGTTAGTTATTAAGTGTCCTTTCTATAGACAGACAAAGCTTGATACAAGTAATGTAACGACTATTCTAAAATATTTGAGAAATAGATTTACTTTCCATCTCAGTATTTGCGAAAAGTCAACAATCGTAGTTGGTGATGACTTTCATGAGGGATTGAATGAAGGTAGAATTGACGCCCTTAAATCCTGTATAGACGATATAGATAAGATTATAGATGAATGTAATAGTAATAATAAAGAGGATTAAGTATGAAATGTGTTAGTAAGGGTTTTAAGTCTTATTATAAGTCAGATGATGATAAAGTAAAGTCAATCGATAAGGGCGAAGTGTTAAAGTACGAACTTGGCTTCGATTTAGATGAAGCTTTAAAATTTATAGCGGATTGGCCAGAAAAAGTACAAGTGGTAGATTGTTTTAGCAGAGATGATTGTGAATTCATAACCGCTTATAAAATAACGAATGAAAATGATTTTAACACCTTCTGCAAAGCTTTGAAAGTCTCAAACAATATTCTGCAAGGTTTAAATATCAATGTATGTGATTTTGATGTTAAAAATAGTTATTACTATGTTAAGACAATCAGAAATGATCATTTTAATTACATAGTAGATAGAAAATTTTTGCCATTAAAAAGTTATTTGCAAGAACTTGTATTTACATGTAACAATATTGATAATGAAATAAGTAATATTCAGGATTTACTTGATCTTAAAGTACCTGAAAAATGTAATCAATAGAGGAGAAATAAATTATGTACAAACCAGTACAACCTATCAGATGCCCTAAATGTGGCACAACAGTAAATGTTAATACGTCTATGATTTTGACAACGAACCCACCTTGTTATGAGTGGACTTGCCCGAACTGTGGTGAAAAAGGCTACACCAAACAAGGTGATATCATCACTTTTGAAAATCAAACTAAACGCGCAACTTTGCCATATATCCAAAAAGTTGACGAACCTGACCCTGGTGTTGGTGTTACAACTACGGACGCAACAGGTGACGGCTACAATACAATCAATGCAGTGCCGTCAATATGTTCACCAATGGCAGAATGTGAGATTTGCGGCGAAGAATTCAAATTCGACAGCAGAAGTTATATTTGCCCGAAATGCAGAGAGGCTATTGTAAAGCTTCGGAAAACATCAGATAGTACAGCTAACGCTATGCCCGCAAACAAGAGTACAGCAACCGACACGAAGTCAACCGCTTGTGACATCCCAGTGAAACCGATTCTCCAACAAGGCTGGGAATGCCCAAAATGCGGTGCTATCCTCGCCCCGCACCAACACTATTGTCCATTCTGTAGCCCATCTGAATATGGCAGGTCAAATTGGGTTGTTACAACTCCCGTGAGAGTACCATTGGAGCAATATACGAATCCAAATCCAAGCACGACAATCTCATTAGGTGATAAACCAAAAACACCAGTTAGCGATAACATCATATTTACAACACATTGTGATAACATAAAGGTGACACAATGAAAAGACAAATGAAGCAGTATAATTATTTGGTGTCATTTTATTGCGGGAATTCTGGATTTGGAACCGTCCACACCACAAGGACAAGCAAACTCGATAGTTTCGACAAACTCACCGAACTCGCTAAATGGATAGGCGAGCAAAATAATATTACTAATGTTGCCATTTCTAGTTTTCAATTGGTCAACGTATCTCACACAAAAAAGGAGAAAAAGCACAATGCCAAGAAAAGCGATTAAACCCATAGTGTCTCGCATATCAGACTGGGGTTACCAAATTATTTACAAATGCGGCAAGTGCGGGTATGGGTTTGCGATGGCACACGATGGCTATGATTACTGTCCCCACTGCGGCTCGAAAATAGACTGGGGTGTGATGTGGGAGGCCAACGAAGAGTGGCGTCACGCATATATGCGCTCTGACGATATCAGACGAGAGCTTATGAAGAAGCAAATCAACGAATATAATCAAACGATTACGGACGGCGAAAAAAGAGTGATGGAATATACCGACGCCACCCACTGCGCCGTGACAAAATCGAACATCAATTACTACCTCAGCCAAGGCTGGACAAAAGAGGAGCTCATAAAGAAAGCCTTCTTCACCGAAAAAGATTTCGAGGATGCGGAACTATAAAATATCAAATTATACAAGGAGTAATCACCATGTGCATGTTAAGAAAACGTCTTCCTGACAATCAGAAGACAAGAGACAAACTCGCAAAACTTCCCAAAATATATCTTATTGCGTGTTGGGCACATTACGGCGTCCTCGAGTTTCCGTTTTCGGGGAAGTATAAAAAAGTAAAAGACGCGGATAGTCCGTTAGTTAGATATATCCCGTTGGTTTGGGACTTCGACGACCACAACGGTGTTTACCCAGAATACGTCCTCAGACCGATAACTTGGACGACTACGGCTGCTATCAAAGGGTGGGTCAGGAATGAACAACAAGCAAAGGATACTGCTGAATTTTGTGAAAAGCGCAGAGTTCAAGCTGAAAAAGAATACACAATGAAAATGGATGCCGAGTGGCGACATATAATACAACTTGAAAAAGAAAAATCCGATACCGACCAGGCAGGTTCAGATAAATAATCCTGTTAGCAGAGAATAATAGGAAATACAATCATAGGCGAAGATTAGGAACGCCTAAAGGAGAAAAATAATGAAATATTACAGCGAAATGACTAATGAGGTCTACGAAACAAAAGAAGAGTGCGAAAAGGTCGAAAAGGCTTTGGTCGCAAAAAAGCAAGCTGAAGAAGAAAAACAGCTGGCTCTTAAGAACGAACGTGAAGCACGCAGCAAAGAAGTTGTAGAAGCTTTTAAGGAAGCACGAGAGGCTGAGACTAAAGCACAAAAGTTGCTGAATAAGTTTGTCAAGGATTACGGTTCTTTCCATATAAGCTATAATGGAAAGAGTTCGATACCATCGATGTTTGATATACTCAATGATTTCTTTCTGTTTTAATTAATTTATAATAAAGTATAATGAGAGCCTGGCTCATATATTTAAGTCAACTATGTAAAAGTAGTTGACTTTTTTAATGCTATGATATATAATATAATTAACAAATAAACTGGAGGACTTAATATGAAAAATTTATATGTATTGATTGGTTTGCCTGGAAGTGGTAAATCGACATACGCAAAAACATTAGAGGGCAAGCTATTTTCTTCTGATGATTATAGAGAAAAGATAACTGGGGATAGCTCAGATCAATCCGCTAATGATAAAGTTTTTAAACAACTTTATTCAGATATTCACGAAACTATGAAAACAGGCGAAGATTGTATCTTTGACGCTACTAATTGTACTTATAAATCTAGAACTCGTATACTTGAATTGGCTTTAAAGTATAAGTACTTTACTACTGCGATTGTTGTTTATCAACCTATTGATAAATGTATCACATGGGATACGCTGAGATCTAGAAGCGTTGGTTCTGATGTTATCTGGAAATACGCAAAATCATTCCAGTTACCACAATATGAAGAAGGTTTTGATTCTATCCAAGTTGTGCGCCCAGATTGTGCTCAACTGCCATATGGAAAAGCTACAATGGAATTTCTCTCGCATCAATTGTTCGATGTACTGAAGCCGCAACTAGACACTTTTGAGCAACATAATCCATATCACACACTTACTGTTGGAAAACATAGTGATGTAATCGTAGATCAAGCTACAAAAGACTTTGTAAGTGGAGATATCTCACTTAATGAATTCGCTGTGTTGCTTCCTGCCGGTCTTTGGCACGATTGTGGTAAACTATACACGCAAACATTTGACGAAAATGGGATCGCACATTATTATGGACATGATTCAGTAAGTGTTTTGCGCTTGTTGGATATATATAGTCAGTTACAGGAAAATACTTATAGTCAGACAACAGTCTATAAAATTTTCTTTGTTATCAATAACCACATGAAATTTAAAGATGTATTGAATTCAGAAAAAGCGACTAAAAAATTTATTAACAAGTGGGGCAATGATAATTTTGAGTTGATGAAAAGATTTTTTAACTACGATATGAACGCTTGTAAAAAATGTCTTTAAAATCAATTCTCTCCTGAGAGATTTAACTTTGCTTAAAGGAATATAGAAACTCGCGGTTGTTCTAATATAAATAATTAAGAACAGACTTAAAGTTAGAGATTCTTTTAAAAAATATATGTTATAAATTAGTTGATTTTTTCAGCAAAATCGAATATAATTATAATATAAAAAGAATATATGGAGGTACTACATTGAGTAAACAAATCACTGTAGATCAAATTGAAGCTGTAAGATGTAATACAGATGAAGCGGAAACAACTTTTATCATTGAGCGCAACTCTGATATAGTTAAAGTATGGTCATCCGATAATACGTACATAACAAAGCTGAAAAGGTGTATGAGACAAAATCCAGATGAGTTTAAATGTTTTGAAGGATCGAGAGATCAAGATAATTATATGACTGGATATTTTTTCGAATTTCCAAAAAAACGAGTCTCAATCAGATCAAAGCAAAATAAAAAACGAACATTGAGTGATGAGCAAAAAGCTCAAGCAACGCAAAGACTTAAAAAAGCTCGTGCAACTAAAAACAATAAGGAGAATAATTAAAATGGGTGAAAAAACAATTAATCAATGGATGAAAGAATATGGTATCGACACTAGTTGGTATGATATCAAGTCAGACAACAGTACTCCGATCACAGCAACAAAAAGCACTCTTGTAGATATCTGCGGTCATTATACTACCCAACAAGCAAATCAAATTATCGGAGTCAAAGAAAAAACAGAGCAAGAAAAAGCGTATGAAAACTATCTGAGTAGAAAAAACAAATACTCAAAATACGATCTTAAGATCAGTAAAGACGCTGTAATCTTGTATAACAAAAACAAAAAAGTCAAACATGTATCAGTTGCAAAGGATGAAGAATTTGATCGCGAAAAAGGTCTTATGATGTGCTTACTTAAAGACATGGGTATCACATATTCCGATATTCAAGTAATGTTGAAAAAATACGATAAAGAACAAGCAAAACTCATGAGAGAAAAAATCGCAAAAGAAGAAGAAAAAGCGAAAAGACGTGCTGAGCAAGAAGCAAACATCGCTAAAAAAGCCGCGCTTAATCAATAAGTTCGCGACTTCGCGCGTAGATCAACTAGTTTACTTTTAGGATTTTCTAAAGTATTTTTAGTGGAGTGTACACTTCCAGAACCCGAGCTAGCTAGATATTTATATATAGATAATATTTATATTAGATATATATAAATAGATAGATAGCTTATAATATAAGCTTATATTTAAAAGATATATCTAGATATATATTATATATTATATCGGATTTTTGGAAGTGGATGAAAAGTGGAGACTTTGTGGAGGTTTTTTGAACAATGGAATTTAAGCAAATACCAGTTAAAAATCAAAAATTTGATATTAGTCGAACAATAAACATCGCAGAGTGTAATTGCGAAAAATGCGACTTTATGAATTGTCCTAAACATAACTATTGCGTAGAGATGGAACGCTATCGCTACAGTATCGATGAATTTCTAGAACAATTCGGGGATAAGTTGATAAGCGCAAATTCTGTCAAGGACTTTTTGATAACAGACTATCAAGCAAATGAACTCGCGGATTGCTTTCCAAAGTTTCCGAAGAATACATTCTGGGATGTTCAAGGTGATTCAATCCGAATAGTCAAGCAAGGACCTGCAGGTAGATTTTTTCCGTTGCATGCAAAAATCACCTTGTATGATAATAGAGCAGTTATTTACACAACAGACATTTGCAAACAAGCTCAAGAAAATCTCGCGTATAAAATTCTTGACCTGGTAAATGCGCTTTACAAGTATAGGAGAGATCATGATATCGAGAGAACAGTTTAAGAAATACTTAGATATTGTTAGAGAGCTCGAAAAGAAACAAGATGAGTTTGACGATATATTCGAGATATTTGACTCTGAGAGTAGCGTATGTACATTCATATACTTAAAGCCAATAAAAACTATTATCAATTTGCTCAACTTATGTTTAGGTTTAGGTGAAGATGATGATAATATTGACTATTATATTTGGGAGCTCGATTGGGGTAAACGAGGTAAGGATTGTATCGAGTTGCCGGATGGGGTCAAAGTTAGCTTGAGAGACGATGACGAGCTATATGATTTTTTGATCTATTGCAGTAAAGAAAGAGAGGTAAATAATGATACAAAATAAGAGTCTATGTTTTGAATTGAAAGGTATTCAAGAGGGTAATCAAGAAGGAAAAGACTTTTTTGAGTTTATCAAAATCCTTTTAAATCAAGCGCAAGATATCAAGATTTGGAGTGATGGTGAATACGTAACTGTTGAGTACGATGACTCTAATCAAGAGTATGGCGGACCTATCCTAGAGTGGATTGATCCAAGCACAGAATATGTCGCTGAATATGACAAAGAAGAAGACACTGAATATGACCGAGATGGGGACACCGAGGAGTAATTATGAGACTAATAACTAATACATTCTTTGTAGCTGACGATGATTGCGGAAAATGTCCATACAAAAAGTTAGAATATGGATGTGGCACTTATTGTGAAATATTTGACAAAGCTGTAAATAATACACCTTTAGCTATTTGCAAACAATCGACAATTAGGGAGACAGAGTGCGAAGAACCAACAAGATGTTTTGTAAAACTTGGACGAAATGAATATTACCCTATAGTAAAAATCCATTACAACACAAAACAAGTAACAGTCCAAGAACGAGCTTATCCAAATGTTTACAACACTGTAAGCTTTAACGATGTTGACTTTGACTTAAGCAACATGAATACCGCAGCTATCGTAAGGTTTTTAGATAAGGTAAGCAAGAAATAAAGTCAAATAAGTAAAGATAAGAAAAAAATTCATAGCAAAGCAAAAAGACATCGCTAAATTTAGGTGTAAAAGCTTGCAGAATAGAAGCAAGTAAATAGAGGAGGTTATTGTGAAAAAAGTCAAAGATAACTTTGATTTATATTGGGTAGACATTGGGTATTCAGATAACGATAAAAGCAAGAATAGGCCTTGTGTGTTAATCAATGTATCGGATAAGGGTTACGATTTCTTGAAGCTAACATCAAATATCGACCTAAACTATCCACATTATGTATTAAAAGACTATCTAGGTGCTGGCTTAAAGAAACCATCAGCAATACAAATTGATCGCATTTATCGACTTGAGACACAATCAAGTATCGGCGATTATATTGGGACATTAACAAGTGAAGATATTAGAGGGTTGATTAACGCACCCGTTAATAGCAATCACTTGAAGCTGATATTGCAAGAAGATTTTAAATAAAAAATTTTTAAATTATATTAAGGATGAATTTTTAATATGAGTTTTATAAACATTATTAACGAAAGTTTTGATAAGCAAAACAAGAATATCTTAGCTGGGTCTAAGAATAAAAAGCTTAAAGAAGCTGTTGAAAAATATAATAACCTGGATGCTATTATAATTACATCAGAGCTAATTGATGAGGTATTTAAGGAGTTAAGAAGAAAGAAGATTAAACCAGTAGCTATCTATGCAAATAACTCGGAATTATTCATATTTATAGATACTACAAAAACACTAAATTCCGCTTTTACACTTAAAGAAGATAATTATGAAGGTATATCTGAAGAGTATGGTTTTGAAGATGATACGGATCAGCTAGAAGCATTAGAAAATACCGATAAATGGATTGAAAAATTAAAAGAGTGGTGTTATCTTGAACCATGGCTAGGTAGCGTATATGAGTATGATGGAGAGGTTATTTCGTATGACACCGAAACTTTACTCAGAGAGTCAGTTGAAAGTAATTCAAAGAATATCAAAAAAGAAAGTAAATTCTTAGATAGCTTCAATGATCATAGTGATGAGTTGGACAGATTTTATGACTATATGTTTGAAGCCGCTAAGGATCTCGGTTTCCAAGATTTTGATGTTTTTGATGATGGCTGGACTGTAACACTTACATATATCGATAGTGTCGGTAATAAACAGCAAGCTGAATTTGATTTTGATGATGAATTAACTTTTGAAAGCAAAGAAGATGCGATAGATTGCCTCATGTCGCTTGACTGGAAAGTTGTAGATGACGAGGACAATGATCTTGACGAAAACACCCAAGCTAAAAAACTAGAATGCAAATCTCGAGGTCTTACAGAAGCACAAGGTGATTTCAACCCAGCAACTCTTAATAAATATGGTGTCGTAAGAGACCCCGCTAACGACTTTGTCGACGATGGAAATAGATTTACTGCTTACTTGTATAAGGGTGTTATACCTATCAGTTATCTCAAATCAAAAGGTCAAGTTTACTTATCTATTGCTTTCCACGACTTAGACGATGTTAATTACGATGAGTACAAGAACTTTGAGTCGTATCAAGACAGTGACAAGTATAATGGTGTTCCTGCAGATTCGGTAGACATTGAAGATTTCGTTTCGATTCTTGAAAGAGCTAAGAAAGATTATGAGGAGTTCAAAGCATCAGTTAAAGCTCCGAATATTGATGATTATAAAGCATTTAGAAAAGTTTACGCAGATTACTTCAAGAAAGTATTAGAGAGAGCTAAGAAGTTGATTGCTGATAATATTGATACTATTGCAGATCTTTCTGATTATGAGCTCAAAAAAATATTCGAATATTACAAAAGCATTAAATTCCAACTTAGTAGATGGAGTAATGATGATGCTATCTCGCAGATGTCTCCAAGTGCAATTAGACATGACTTAAGTTCTGAATCTATTGAACGTCAAAAGAAGCAGATCGCTAATATTGATGATTATTTTTATCTCAGGTATATACGAGATTATATCGAAGGCGATAAAGCTAAGTAAGCGAGCTTGTAAGGTTCAAAATATCTTTAACACAAAACAAAAACCTAGACATTAAGTTGCCTAGGTTTTCTCATACTATCTAGTTGATATTCTCTTAAAAATATATTATAATATTAATATAAAGATAAACTAGGTGAGCTAATTATGAAAATATCAGAAGATGTAAAGAAATTTTTTAATTTACTGAATACTAAATACGCTTTACAGCACGAAGATTGGGACAGCTTTTTTACTATTGCTGAGAGACACTCGCGTGAAACATATCCAGGTGACTCTGCGGGACGATTTAATCTTATGCGTGATATCGTAGCTGTAGCGAGAACACTTGACAAGGACTGCGTAGACAAAGCTGGTTTTATACCTACTGGATTTTCTCACTCACCTAATTCACAAATACTTGACTTGACATCAATGACTGCTGTTAGTGAAATACATCAGCTAGCTTTTCTATACCCTGAGATGACTACTGTTATAATACCGAGTAATATTACCTCTATCGACGCAGCTGCTTTCTGTTGTGGGCATAAAGTAAAAATGATTTATAAAGGTACAATAGCTGAATTTGATACTAAGCTTAGAGCTAATATGAACAGTTATGTAATAAGCGAGGTATGCTGTAGTGATGGTCTCATACAACTTTAATGAGGTGTAGTAATATGGATATCGAAATAAGACCTGAATTAAAAGAACTTTTCAAAAAAGGATATTTTCAAAAAGCAATTAAAGATTACGATATAGATAAAGTCTATAAGTTATTAGCTGATGAGTTTAGATATAACATAAAAGCACCAACAGGCGTTACATTTGAGTCTCTTCTTACAGCTTGTACATACCAACTTACTTATATACTTAGATCTATAGGTATAGAGCCTGAAAAATATCTGAGTCGAATCCCGGCCTATTTTTACTATTCTGAGACTTTTGATGTATTAGATTTGACTAATACTCATATAGAACAACTTAATACTGGTGCTATTATGGGATGCTCGATTAGGGCACTCTATTTGCCTAAGACAATTAAGAATATTGCTAGAGGCGATTTTCTTAATTCAAATATATACAGCATAGTTTTCGATATGAGACTAGATGATGTTAAAGAACTTTTAGAAGACAGTACACTTGGATTGGATTACCCTTATATACAGATATTTGGTAATGATTCAAAAGATACCTGTTTGCGCTACGACCAGATTGAACAGGTTTGGGTTGAAGCACCTACCACTGTCAGTGTATCGAAATAAAAAGTATACGTTAACTATCACAACAGTAAATTCGCGCTAAATTATTTGTAACACTAGTTAGCGAATAATAAGAGGACAACAAACATATGTACGAATATAACTTAAAACTAATACTTGACTATAATATAGACAGCGATGTAGATTGGACATCTGATGATAATTACTCTGAAGCTTTTTCTGAAGCTATAGATGATCTCAAAGATGACTCTATGTATGACTTGAAAAACAAACTGTTAGCCGAGTCTAAGAAACAACAGGTAAAAGCAAAATTAGCTGGCGATCTTTACGATAATCAAGGCGATGAGAATTTTGCTTTGAATGATTTATATACATCAATAGGATTTGTAAGCGATGAATATATAGATGAAGAATATCTAGTCGCTACTTTGCTTGATATTTTTGCTGATTGTATTGGAAAAGGTAGAGCTTCAGGTTCATATAGAGCTTCAGGCGATTGGCGCTGGTATGGTGATCCAAGTATAGACTATAATGAGGTTGACTTCGATATGGATGTTTGGATTGCAGGTATCGAAGTAGTAGATGTTGATGAGGCTGATTGATGAGATTTTTAAAAGAAAAATATGATGGGTTAGAAGAACTAAAAAAATTACCGCGATATTTAAAAAAGTTTTTATCTAAGCCTGAGGTTCAAGAAGCATTGAAAGATTTTAATATTGAAAGTCTTTATAATCTTTATGTTATTTATATAAGAGATAATTGGGTTGGTGATCCCAGTATACTCACCCAGTTATTAAATACGTTAAATATCGATCCCTTAAATTATTTAGACTATATACCTGATTATTTTTTACGGCAAAGTGAGATAAAATCCATAATAATCCCCAGCTATATTAAAAGCATTAGGCGTGATGCTTTCTATCGTTGCAGTAGTTTAAAGAGTATAACTATCCCAGATAGTGTAACAAGCATCGGTGATTATGCCTTCTATCATTGCAGCGGTTTGACAAGTATCACAATTCCTGACCATATTACGAGCATCGGCAGGTCTGCATTTAATGATTGTAGTAGTTTGAAAAGTATATCTATCCCTGATAGCGTGACAAGCATCGGCGAAGCTGCCTTCTGTGATTGTAATGGACTTACAAGCGTGACGATCCCAGACCACGTGAAGAGCATAGGTATTGCTACATTTGCTGGGAGTGATAATTTGATGAGCGTTACAATTGGCAACGGTGTAACAAGTATAGATTTACATGTCTTCTATGGATGCACTAGTCTTAATTATATTAGCTATAAAGGGACAAAAGAACAATGGAGTAAGATAGCTCTCATGGATAGATGGGATGAAAATTCATCAATAGAGACAATTCACTGCATCGATGGGGATATAGAATTATGAGAGCATTAAAAGAACTCTACTTAAAGCCATATAACGCTTATATGTTAAGGGATGATAGTTTACTATTTGAATGTAATACTATTCATCCCTATATTAAGTATTTATTTAATGATGCTGATAATAATCAGATAGAGTTCCTTTTCAATAAAAATTACTTAGCTCTAAAATGGTTCTTTGATCATACAGCTAGCTCTGATGTTCAAGAAAAAATCATCGAATTTGTTTACGCTGTTTTAAATAACAAATTTTTTAAAATTGACAGCGAAAAGCGAGCTTATTTCGAAAAAACATTTTTAAATAGAGTCGATTACGAGTTAAAGAAAAAATCTGTTTTCGATATTGTATTTTTATTTAGAGAGTTAAACACATTAACAAATCAAGAATTTTGCAGGATAAGAACAGGGCCAAGTAATCAAATAACAGACAAAAACGATATTTATTTTAGAATAAGCTCGAATAATTTCAATTGGTTTGATTTAATTTGGGCTACAGTTTATGATAATAGAAACTTTTTAGATAAAGTAATTATCAGTACAGACTTACAAGCAACAGGTAGAGATGTTTTTTATATAGATAAAATGTCTGTAGATGAATTTATTAATATAAAAGGTAAGCCAGAGATAGTATGATTAATTTAAGCGTAAAAATGCTGAAATTAAATCTAGATAAAGAATCAGACGATAAGACAACTTTATCTAATTTGATTAAATATGATCCTGAATTTAGACAATTATTAGAAGCCAGTGATTACGAAAAACTATATTCTCATGTATATCTACATCTATCAGGAAAATCAGGTCTTTTAACACGACTTTTATATTCATTAGATATTGATGTTTTATTGTACCTAGAGAGCGTACCTAGGAATTTTTTATTAGATCAATATATACCAATTCATGTGAATGTTCCTGATAATATAAAATCTTTAGGGTTATATTCTTTTTCAGATTCAGGCTTACTTTATATATCATTACCATCAAGTTTAAATTATATTGATGATTATTCATTTTTTGCTGCCCCTCATTTAAAAACCATCGCATTTAAGGGGACAAAACAGGAATGGAATGATATAATAAAAGCGCCTGATTGGATATCCGATAGTACTAAAGCGAATGTTAAAGTAGTTAAGTGTATAGATGGAGATGTGAAATTATGAATGAATCAGATCTAAGCGTAAAAATACCAAAATTAGAAGTTAATAATCCGGATGATTTCCCATCACAGTTAATGTCTTATATTAAAAACGACCCCACATTCAGAGAGCTCTTAGATAGTAACAATTATAAAGAACTCTATAGTTATATAAGCAATTCATCGACAGTTACAGGTCAGTTAACTCATTTACTTTATTCGCTCGGTTTCGATCCACTTAAAGAACTGACATTCGTACCAAGAAATTTTTTATCTTCACAACATTATCCACCGATTTATGTTACAATCCCAGATAATATCGAGTACTTGGATGTAAATAGCTTTGCAATATCTGATTTGACTACAATATCATTACCAGCTAATTTGCGATATATTGATAGATTCGCATTTTATTATACCCCACATTTACAAAGTATCGAATTTAGGGGGACAAAAGAACAGTGGAAAAAAGTGCGAAAAATACCTGATTGGATTTCTGGCGCTAGTATAAAAAATGTTGAAAAAATTATTTGTAAGGATGGTAAGGTTAAACTATGAAATTATTAAAAGAAGATATACAATTTCCAGATTTTGAATTGACAGATAAGTTAAAAATATTTTTGACTTTAGATGAGGTTAAGGAAGCGTTTCAGTCATCTAATATTCAAGAAGTCTATAAGTTATATGAATCATACACTCACACTACGACTCTGAATACAGATATTACTCAATTATTTTTTAACTTAGGGATTAATCCCCTTAATTATCTGACAATTATCCCAGCGTGTTGTTTTTATAATATGGATATCAATCCATTAATCTTAAATAATCAGACACAAAGTATTGGCGGCAGCGCTTTTGAAGGTAATAATAAGATTGATTCGATTTCAGTACCATCTTCTTGTAAAGTTATTGGTAATTATGTTTTCGCTAGATGTTCTAATTTACAAAAAATAGACTTTGGTAGTGGTGTGCAAGAATTAGGTGACAGTTGTTTTTTTGATGATCCTAAATTAACCCAAATAACTTTACCTAAATCGCTTAAATCAATCAATCTTAACACATTTAGACAATCTAATGTAAGTAAGTTATCCTTCGCGGGTACAGCTGATGAATTTACAGGAAAATTAGAAAATAAAACCTTAATTGGATTATTCGGGGTTAAGATAACCGAAGTTAATTGTTCTGATGGTGTCTTAGATTTAAAGAAATATTTTAAAGATCCAGAGCTTATACAACCTGACATAACAAATGCGACTGGATTATTCCGAATACGCACTACAAATTCTTACACATTGACAGTTAGAAAATATGATCCTAAATCTGATACTTTTGGTTTTGGTTGGACAGCGAATCAGGGCGTAGTACATAGTTCTGAAATTACGTTCACAACTGAATCAGAAGCTAATGATTTTATTGAGAAAGCTAATTTACAAGGTGACATAAAATTAGGTAGAACAAACAAGCCTTACGATTTATATAAAGTAAACACTCAAGCTGGACCTTGCTATCTAACTAAACAATATATCGAATGGCTCTTTTTAGATACTTTTATGAATAATAGAGATCTAAACAAAAAATTACCATCAAGATTAATTATAAGACCATGACAAACAATTTAAACTTTGTAAACTTTAAACCAACTAAAAATTTAAAATCTTTTATAAAAGAAAATAAATTAAAAGTTAAAGAGCTAATTGATCAAGAAGATTTTACTGGATTATATCATATTGCATTAGAGTACGGGGATAATAAAGAGATTAATATAATACCTGACCTAACTCGATTGCTTTACAATATTAACATAGATCCACTTGATTATATGGATTGGGTACCAGCTAGTTTTTTAGATAGTGTTAAGGTTGAATTTGATTTAATATTACCTGAAAATATAACAGCCATAAGTGATTTTGCTTTTGCCGGTTCTTGGATAAAAGCAATAACCATACCCACATCTTGTGATTATTTTGGCGATCGTATATTTTATGATTGTAAGAAATTAAATTATGTCTACTATAACGGGACATATGAGGAATTTAAAAAAATAAGTAAAGAAAGAAAATGGCGATCAGATATCGACTCATCGTCCCCTGTTTGGGTAAAGTGTGTCGATGGTAGATACGACATACATGATGTATAACAATCCTGTATGAATCTTTAGAGGTTATTTGAAGTGAAAATTATAAAAGAAGAAAACGAACTTGAAAAGCGTGTGAAATTTAATAGAAAACACAACAAAGGTCTTGGCTGGTTTGTTAATCCTGACGCTGGTAATGTTGAGTACAATAACGCTTTTTTTAACGCAGCAATGAACGCGGCTGAGAGCCCATCAACAAATCCAACAGGGCCGATGGCTGAGGATTTAGACACTGACGCTAGATTCAAGTCAGACATTGACGCTATTATGACCAAATATAACGATGTTTTAGAGGCGCTGTCGTAATGAAAAATTTATCAATAGATCAAATAATATATATTCATGATCACATCATTGAAACATTTGGCGGTGGTTCTGGGATTTTAAACAGAAATAACTTAGAGTCAGCTATTAGTAGTATAAATCAAACATTTGATAATAAAGACTTATATGAATCTGACTTCGATAAAATTTGTCGACTAAGTTATAACTTAATTACGTCGCACGCTTTTGTTGATGGCAATAAGCGAGTAGGTGTAGTTGTACTAGTATATTTATTGAGCTTGAATAATATTGAGCTTAAAATACCCAAAGAAACATTTATTGATACTATTTTAGATATAGCGTCAAGCAAAATTGATTATACAGAAATGAGAGGGATTATATCAAATTATATTATCCCCAATATAGAGGAAGAAAACATGAAATTAATCAAAGAATCAAAACAAGTTTTTAAAGAAACTTTTGATCCTGATGTTAAAGCAAAAAGAATAGCTGAATATAGACGTCTAGCTGGTTTATCAGATGATGATACTATTACAGAATCAAGCTTAGACGATTGGGCGTTAAAAGCCGCAGCTACTAGAAACAGATGTTCGATAAATGATATGAAAGAATGTTTGCTTGAATCTGTTACGCTTACTGAGGATACTTTAGGACAAGCCGCTGACCAACTCAACGCTGAAGTTGCTGATAAAGGTGATATTGAGTCTGTTCTTGATCGTGCTTTAAAAGTAGCAAAGAGAGCTAACAGACGCGGACAACGCGGTGACTATCCAAACGTATTACTTATAGGTGAAGCTGGTACAGGTAAGTCAGCTCGTGTTCGTCAATGGGCTGCTGAGAATGGTGTTAACTTGATGGAAGTTCGAGCCGCAGGTATGGACGCTACCGATATTGGTGGTGCTATTGCCCCTAATAAAGAAGGTGACACTGTTGTTAGATTGGCTTCAACTGAATTTGATAAATTAAATAGACCCAATTCAGTTTTGTTCCTTGATGAGTATAACAGAGCACCTAGAGAGGTCAGAACAAACTTACTTGAACTTGTTAACAGCCATGTCGTACCTGATAGCCGAGAAGAAGGTGGTCAAAGATTCTTACCTAACTTCTTATTTACAGTCGCAGCTATAAATCCACCAAATGGTAGATATAATACAGATGAAATGGACGACGCTGAGAGATCTCGTTTTAGAACAGTTGATGTTGCGTTTGATCCAATTAATTTAAATCAATTCTTATCCAAGAGGTTTGATAAGCTAGCGGATGATCCAGATAATGATGAGGATGAGCGTTTAGAGTATATTCGCAAAAAAGCTATCGCAAATAGATTGCTTACAAGTAAGAACTTTTCTTTCGATACCCCAGAGGATATGGACGCAGGTAGAGATAGATATGGTGAAAATTATAAGCCACTCAATTACAGATCATTCACATTGCTTTTAGACCAAAGCGATGGCACAAAAGAAGATGTACTCGCTTTATGGCCACAATTTGTTAACGCTGGTAAGAAACGAATGGCTGAGGATATTTTATCTGATTACGTTGATGTAGACGATAAAGCAAACGCAGCGTTAGCTAAGGGCACAAAATCAGATGTATTCGCTAAAACAACAACACCTTGGGACACTTTAGTGAATAAATATGGTGATCAATTAGGATTATAAAATATGGCAACAATGACAGCTCGCGATGAAGCGGCAAAAGAACAAATAATTAGAAAATTACGTAGCGAAGGTTACCCAACATACGCCCGCTTATTCGATTTATTCGACCTTAACTTAACCGATAACCCAGACGTTGTCGGTTATATGTTACCAGGTAAAGCGAAGATTGTCTTAAATGAAAATCTAAGTATAGATCAAGTATCGACAATTGTTAGACACGAGATTTTACATGAATGGCTATCACATGGATCTAGAAGTGAAAAGTTCGATAAAGAACATCCAGATCTTTTACCTGATCATGATACATCTAACATCGCGGCTGACTATGAGATATCGAACGTAGGCTATACTGACAAGGATAAACGAGCAGCGAGAGCTATTATTTTAGGCGATAAGACACTTCAAGGCCTTGTCACTGAAGATCAATACCCAGGTTGGGAAGATAAAAGCTTTGAAGAAATGTATGAAGAATTGTTAAAGCAAAATTTAGAAGAAAAAAAACAACTTTTAAATTTACTTAAGCAACTTCATAAAATGTTACCTGAGGATGAAGATGATCAAAATCAATCGCAACCCTCTGGCACGCCTTCTGATCCAAATAGCGACGATAATTCCTCAGAAAATCAAAATAGCGGTACCAGTAGCTCTGATTCTTCAGAAGCGCAATCAGGTGATCAACAAGGACAAGAACAGTCAAAAGCGGATAAAGCTCAACAAGCGCTTGATGACGCTAAGGATGATATTAAGGATATTGACAAAGAAAAAGCTCAACAAGGTAATGTTTTCGATTCAGATGAACAACAAAAAGAACGTTCCGAGTTAGCTAAGCGCGTTGAGCAAATAAGAAAACTTTTAGATGATCCTGACATTCAACGACAAGGTAAGGGTGAGTCTCAGAGAGCTGTGCAAAAAGATCGCTTAATAAAACAAGCAAAGCTCGCGGATCGTTATAAAAGTAACCCATTAGTAAAATTTACATTAGATTTAAATAACTTCATTAAGCAACAAACAGCAAATTACAGAGGGTCTACTTGGACTAGATTTAATAAGACATCAGTTAGAACAGGACTTATTAAACCAGGTATTACAAGTTACGCTCAAACAGATATCCCTGAGATAAATGTTTATTGGGACGTATCTGGTTCATTTAGTAACCCAGCAAAAACTGAAGGTGCTAGACGAGCTATCGCAACATTACAAAAATATGTTCGTGAAAAGAAAATAAAAATTAAGACTTGGTATTTTGCTGATAGAGTTAGCTCAACAGAGGAAAACGCTGGTGGCGGAACTAAGGGTCAACCAATACTTGATCATATTCAAGCAACAAAACCCGCTAATGTAATAGTTATAACTGATAGCGATATTAGCGATTGTAGAACACCAACTACTGTACCTGGTGCTGTTTGGTTATTATTCTATGGTAGTGAGTCACCGAACCTTAGAGCATATCTGAGAGGCAAACAAGAAACTAAATCATATTTGATTTACGATTATTGATTATGGATAGAAAACAAGCTTTTGAATTTATCAGGGTATATCGAGAATTAGTTAAAGAATCTAACTTTAAAGAGCTTTACGAACAATTTGATAATATAACTGACTATCTAACTGACACTCACTATCTAACTGACATATTTATTGAAGCAGGTATCGATCCACTTAAATATATGGATGCGGTACCTGTTGCATACCTATATAAAACAGATTTAGACCTCAAAGAAATAAACGTACCTGATAATATCAAATATATCTACAAATACGCTTTTGAAGACGCAAAGTTAAGAAAAGTTACTATACCAAAAACTGTTATTAAAATAGCTAAAAGTGCTTTTTCTGATAACCCAGCCCTCACTGAGATCAATGTTCGAGGTACTCAAGCTGATGTTGATAAAATAGAAAACTTAGATTATAGGATACTTGTTCCGATGTATGATGATGAAGGTAATTTATTATGACTATACAAGTAGAGGTTGCAGACTTTTTAAAAGCAAATCAACAACTAATAGAAGTAGGCGATTTTCGTAAGTTATATGAAAATGCTCTTTCAGAGTTTAATAGATCTAAAAGATATGCATTCATAAGTGAGATTACTGAAGTATTTGAGGCTGCAGGTATCGATCCATTATATTACATGAACGATATCCCAAGTAGATATCATTTTGGATCTAAGTTGCTGAAAACCTATTCAATAGGTAATATGGACACGATAGGTAGTTACGCATTCGCTTACATGATAGGTCTTGATACTCTAGATATATCAAGTGTAAGGTATATTGGTGATCACGCTTTTTATATGTCAGCTATAAAAACAATCGAGATACCAGGTAGTGTCAAAGAAATTCAACCTTATACATTTGCTTCTTCAGAGCTTGTTAATGTTGTGATAAATGAAGGAACTACTACTATTTTAAATGAAGCTTTTAGCCACTGTCATACTTTAAAAGATATATGGCTACCTAAGAGCTTAACAGATGTAGCAACATCAGCGTTTTGGGGTTGTACAAAACTTGAAAATATTTATTATAATAGTACAATTAATGATTTTTATAAGTTAAATATTACCATTGATATGATTGATTCAGATAGCATTAATGTACATTGTACTGATGAGGTGATAACATTTTATGGATAAACCTGATAGAGAGCGAGCGCTCAGATTTTTAAAAACATGTCAAGGATATATCGAAACAGGGGATTTTCAAAGCCTATATGAATTAGCAGACAAAGACTTAGAGATTAGATCAGTTACAGGTTGTGTTACGCAACTGTTATTAGACGCTGGTATTAACCCACTCGACTATATTGATTATGTCCCAAAAGATTGCTTCTTTGGGCTTGATACGTATGGCTTTGTCTTACCTGATCATATAACAAGTATCGATAGCTTTGGTTTTTCACATACAACAAATCTTAAAACAATAAACTTAAAAAACATCAACCATATTGATGAAAATAGCTTTAGTTCAAGTGATTTAGAAACATTAACAGTACCAGGATCAATTGATGTTATACCACCCAACGCTTTTAGTGGTTGTAAAAATTTAAAAAAAGTTATTCTTGAGGAAGGTGTCGAGTATATTAATGACAGTGCTTTTATTCATTGTTCAACGCTAAAAGAACTTTATTTGCCAAGTACACTTGTTTATATTCACGAGTTTGCTTTTTACGGTGATCGATACTTATCCGATATCTATTATAATGGAACTAAAGAAGCTGTAAGAGAAGTTTGGACTGAGGCTATGGATGGTTTAGGTTTAAATTATACTATTCACTGTACTGATGGGGACATTGAAAAATGAACAAAAACATAGAAATACCTAAAAATATATTTAACTTTGCAAATAAATACAAAGAATTAATAGAGAGTGAAAATTTTGCTGAACTCTATAAAAAAGCCGAAAAAGAAATACCTGTAGCCGAACTTACTGAGATGTTATTAAGTGCAAATATTAACCCACTTAAATATCTAAGTTATATTCCTGAAGATTTTTTGTTTTACGAATATCCAGAAGCGGCTAACGTAGCTAATATCACTAGTGTAACCTTAAATAAAAACATTTGTGAATATATCGACGAACATGCGTTCACTGGTAGTAATATAACTGAATTAAATTTTCAAGGTCTCGGTTTAATTTCGATTGAGTCTCAAGCTTTTTATAGTAGTAAGTTAACAAAAATAACATTACCAGATACACTCGAACGTATTGAGTCTTCAGCTTTTGCTTACTGCGATAATTTGCGAGATATTTGGTATGAAGGCACAGTTGATGATTGGAAAGGAATCCAGAAAGCTCCAATGTGGCGGGATGGTACTTCAAACCTTAAGATACATACAATGCGCGACCATAGGGTGATTACATATAAATAATTATGAATAAGAAAATATTAGAAGAAGTAGTAGAATTCGTAAAACAACCTGACATTAAATCAGCTTTTGAAACATCTGACTTTGATTACATCTATGACATGGCAAATACTCGAAGCGAATTCTTTAACAGCTTGGTAACTTTATTTTGTCTCGAAGCTAACATTAATCCATTAAAATATATGGATAATGTCCCAGTGAATTATTGTAATCTTAATACACATTTTTCTGACCCTGATGATCCATACAAAAAATATCTAGAGAATTTAGTTATACCAGATAATATAAAAGCTATACACAAAAACGCTTTTTATAATTGTAGTAAAATAAAAACACTTACAATATCAGAAGGTGTTGAAACTATAGGTGATTCAGCTTTTTATATGTGTGTTAGATTAAAAAAATTGTATTTGCCTTCGACATTAAAACGAATCGGCAACTACGCTTTTTACGCTATACCCACTACATTACTCAATATTGAGTATAATGGGACTGTTGAACAATTCAAACAAATACAAAAAGCACCATTTTGGTGGGATGGATTTAATAACATAACTGTTTCATGTACTGATAGCGAATATGTAGAATAATAAAACCTGTATAAACAATTATGATAATATTCGAAGATTTAACCCCTGATGAACTTTTCGATAAAGTTCAGATTAATATAGAAAATAGAAAAGAACAAGAATTTGAGAATGGCTATGACCTTATTCAAAGTCTTGATAATATAGATCCATTAGATAATGATATAAACATCTGGTGGCACTCAAGTGATGAAAACTTAGGTGAGCTAGACTTATATGTGTGGCCATTTACTGACTTATATGAAAATATTTCTCTAACAGCTCAACTTAATAGAGACGGCCACCAAGAAATCTATTCTGAGAGTCCTATAAGCTTGGACAATAGACAAGACTGGTGGGATAGTTTCGTACAGCGAGTTGTCTCTAAGCTTGGTATTATTGATGTATCATTTGAGGATTTAGATTTAATAGAGGATTAGTTTTATGGCTGAGTTAAGAAATATTATTAGAGAAGCGCTTTTCGAGATTCAGGATTATCTGAAAAATAGCGACATTAAAAGTGCTTATAAATATTTAAATGAGCGTTTCGATCTAGCGGCTGATACATATGTACCTCAGGTAACATTAACTTTATATGACGCAGGTATCGATCCTTTACGCTATACTGATACAGTACCAGATAATTTTTTATTTGGTGTCTATACTCAATTAAATTCAATCCTCGATACTTTTAAAATACCGAGCAATATAAAATATATAGGCGAATTTGCTTTTGCTCATTCAACATTAAGGGAAATAAAAATACCAAATTCTGTTTTTAGTATTGGTCGAGCGGCTTTTCTTGACGCGTCTATAACTACGCTCCAATTACCAAGAAGTGTTGAGATGATTGATATGAGCGCTTTTGAGGCTTGCGGTAACTTGAAAACAATTTTTTATGAAGGTACGGAAGAAGAATTCATAGACTTACTTGAAAATTCTTCTGGTGGCGATATATATGAAAACTCAATAAAGAATATTTTTGGAAGTGCTATCGCTAAGAAAATCAAGTCAGGCGAAGTTAAAATAGAATATAGGGACGGTTTTTCACGAACATGATAAACATATACGAATCAATAGATAGAATATTCGAAAAAGAATTAGCTAAAAAAGTTTTACAAGAAGACTTAACAGAGGTTGATTTTGAAGACGCTCTCAATGAACTCTACACTAGAATATCAACATATCTCGACACTCATGATTGTTTTAAAGTATCTCTGTTAGATTATACGAAGTATCCAGAGACACTCAACGTAATAAAAGGCTTCGAGCCTGAGATTAAAGAGTTCGGACCTGGTTCAAAAACAGCGTTACCAGCTTTACTTGAATCGCTAATAGACCTACTAGAAAATGACTGGGAGATTGAGCGCTTCATTGATCAAGACGATACTTATTACTTCTATAAAGGTGGTAAGAAGCCGAGATGTTTGCGCAAAAAAATCGCAAAAAACTTGACTGAGTCTGAGATGAGTAAGTTAGCGTTAGACGTCAAAGAAGCTGGTGGTAAATTCGAATATATCAAACAAATACAGAGTGATATAGCAAAGCTTAGACATGAGTTAAAAGCTTTAGAATATGATCACAGTAGAAGAACAGCTGGTGATAATTACGATGACGATGATTCTTATGAAGAAGCAAAAGAAAATCTCATAGATCGTATATCTGAACTTGAGAAAAAAGCTAAATTAGTTGATGAACAGTTATAAGGTAAATAAAATGAAAATAACTTTAGATGAATCTATATTTATTAAAAATACTGAGAACTTACAAGAAGCTGAATCACCTTGGGACAAGCTTGAAAAGACCTATGGCGATCAACTTGATGTTACTAATGATAAACCAAAGAAAGACCCAGAAGTCATTGATCCAGACAATCCTTGGAATAAAATTGATAGGGCTTATGGTAAGCAACTTGATTTAGACGAATCAAAGTCGATGAATCCCTGGGATAAGCTCGTTGCTTTTTATGGCGACGCTTTGAAAGAAAATAAGCTCGAAGAAGACACAATTAAACAAGACGGTAAATGGGTGAACAAAGGCAAAGAAGGTACGCACGGTACGTTCAGGACGAAAAAAGAAGCCGACGCTCAAAGAAAAGCGATGTTTGCTCAAGGATATAAAGAAGGACTAAATGAAATGTTAGACAAATATCATTTTTATTATGTACAAGAATTTGAATCTGGTACACCAGAGAGATCAAGATTAGAATTAGTTGCGAGTATTTTAACAAAAGAAAGCGGCAAAGGTCGTAAATACGAAGTAAAGGACACCTGGATGGATTATGGTTCTCAACTCGCTTGGACAACTATTATCTACACTGATCCTGATGATAACTATGGCGTACAAATTTTATCACCAAAAGAATGGGCTGACTTATTGAACGCTGAAAATGATGATGAAATTAATCAAGTTATTGATCAAATCACCTCAGGTGAATATTGGTCCGATACTAAAGTAGAGCAACCAGATCAAGAAGTTGATGTTGATGAAAAGTTAGATGAAGACTTTGACTTCAATGGCGATATTGACAGTGATGGCGATGAAGACGTTAGATTCTTCGATTCAGGTAGAGAGTTCAAAGTATTAGAAACTCATGACACAAAAGATGTTGACGGTTATGAGTTATCAGTAGTTCACGTAGAGGATGTTGATGATGGTACTGATTGGTTCTATGTGCTACTTGATGGTGATGTTGAATGGGGCCCAGAGGATACTTATGAAGGCGCTAAAAGCTGGTATGATACTGTGAATGATGGCTATTATGTCGATGATGAGCCAGCTTGGGATGATCATGATGATGACGTAGATTTTGATGATGATTATTCTGAAGAAGATTTGAAGACATTGTTTGGTGATGATGTTAAAGTTGAGTCTTTGGATAATAAAAAATCAGTTTTTCAAGACGTTGTTGAAAATGTTCAATTTGTAGACGCTTTAGATAAAGAACAAAAAGAACTCAATCCAGCCGCAAATGAAATTAAGTCAGACCCAGCTTTTAATGATTACGATGATGAGTGGTGATTAAAAATGAAGTTTATAAAAAGTATTTCTTTACAAGAAGACTTAGAAAATAAATTTACTGAAGAACTTGAAGAAACTGAAACAAGTAAAATAATCAGAGATATGTTGAATCATGTCTCTCAAGCTTATTACTTAGCTTATGGTCCTAATACAACTAAAAAAGTTGAGGATACATATTATGGTAGCGAGATAAAAGAAGCTGTAAATGATTTACTTGATTTATTGAATTTGTCTTACTACAACTTAATGAAGGATCAGAAACAAGATGTGTAAAGCAAATTTAGAAGACTTTATGTTAAAGCTGATGAATTTTCAAAAGAAGATTGTAACACCAGCAGGTAAAGAAAAACCAGAAAAAGAATCAGAAGACGATGATAAATGATAATATCGTAAAACAAGACTATTTTATCTCAGACAAAGATAAAGCAACTACAAAGTGTTGCAAAATAGATTACTTTACAGCTAAAAATTCTGACTGTAAACAACCCTGTATGAGAAAATGTCCAGATATTAATTTTGAATCCATCTGTGATTATACGAAAATTTGTTCCAAATATATAGGAGAAAACGTAAATGAAATTTAGAAAATTATCAGAAGCTATAGCGGATAACGGTTTTAACAATATGGATAAAAACATTGTTACTTCTGATACTAAAGCTCAGATTGAGGTCCCATATCAAATAGGTGACGCTGTGCAAAGACACATTAGAAAAAGGGCTGAGATCGAAGACTCAATGAAAGAAAAAGACAAAGAAGTAGACGAACTTGAAAAAGAAAATCAAGTAGACTCTCATAAAGAAGTTAAGACAGATGACTTAAAGAAAATGAAACTCAGCGAAGATCTTTTCGAAGCTTATCAAGATGATCCTGATTATAATCCTAATTTCAATGAGGATAAATATGGTAAATACTTCGATGAAGATGGTAAGCTAAAACCTGAGCTCGCTGACGAATATTTTGCTTTGACTGATGGTGTTGAAGAATCTTTACATGAAGATTATCAAGACGGCTGGCCTGAGGATTTAGCTGATTTATCTATATTTAACAAACTAGATAAACTTATTTATGAATTACGGACATCTGTTCGTGGTGCTTATACTAAAGCTAAGACACTTGATCAATTGTCCGATTACATTCAAGACTTAGCTGACGAATTATCTGATGTTGCAGCTCGAATTGAACTTGGCGATTTTGGTCTTGATGAGAGTTTAAAAAAAAAC